TCGGGGTGACAGGATTCGAACCTGCGACCTCCTGGTCCCAAACCAGGCGCTCTAGCCAAGCTGAGCCACACCCCGATATGCTGTTTTGTCGTTTCGTTTTTGTTGCCTCACCGAAGCGACTTCGATATAATATCACCCTATTCCATACTTGTCAACACTTTTTTACATTTTTTTGAAATTAATTTTTCAAATACGATACATCCCGCGTTTTTACGATGTTTTCGATAATCTGAAATAACAGTTTTACTAACTCCTTAAATGATTTATTAATCGCACTTTCTGCTGTAGGAAATCGGGCAAGAAAAAAGGCGGTTTTATCACAAACCGCCTTTTAGTGGACTAGACGGGAGTCGAACCCTTATATAAGTCTTGTACCCCTTGAAAACACTGGCTTTCAGCCATGCGATAATTGTTTGACACCACTTTGACACCACTTTTTACGATATTGCTATCATGTCCATTGCGAGAGCTTCTTGTTCTTTCAAAACATGAATATACTTATTGTAGGTTATCATAATATTCGCATGTCCCATCAATTTACTTACCACCTCAACTGAGACACCTCGTCTGATAAGGACAGATCCAAATGTATGTCTTAGTGTATGAAGAGACATGTTTTGTGGTAAATTCGTTCCATTAATAACTCTTTTAAGACTTCTCTCTAAATTTCTGTAAGTGTTTCTAGTACCTACACTTGTACTTGACACATAGTTGGAAATAATATTTTTACGCTTGTCATATGCTTGTAACTCTTTGAGATACAAAATAGTGGTATCATTTAATTTTAACACTCTTATTCCAGATTTTGTTTTAGGAGATTCTTTAACTCGATTGTATAATTTCTTAGTTTTAACGTCATAGATATTACTTTGGACTGTATTATTGATATACATTAATTTGTTTTCATAATCAATGTTATTCCATTCTAATGCCAAAGCTTCACCTGCACGTAATCCAAGATTTAGAATTATCATTAAAACCAAAGCATCTCTGCTTTTGTATTCCCCATTTTTATATCTTGCCAAAGCTGCGTTTTTAAATTCTTCAATCTGTTCATCAGATAAGCATAATTGTTTTCTTGTTGAAGTTTTTATATAACTATCTGAAGGAATGATAACATCATTTGCAGGGTTGTTTTGAATAATTCCATCTTTAACAGCCTTGTTCATGCATGGTCTTATAATCTGTACCAATTTTTTTAATCCTGAACGTGCTAATGGTTTAATTTTATCATCTGTTGGACACGCATGTTTATCAATCATATCCTGAATCATTTCTGTTGTAATACAACCAAGTTTTTGTTGTCCTAAAACACTATCTTTTATTTGACAATCATATACTCTATATAATCTTGTAAATGAAGAAGGTTCGATTTTACCATATTTGTATTTCATTAGCCATTCTTCCATATAATCTTTTAAAAGAATGTTCTCTGGCTCAACATATCCTTCTTTTATTTTTATAAGATAATCTTTAGCTTTATTTTTTACTTCTGTTTTGGTCTTACCATAAAAACTTTTTCTGTGAGAATTAACAGTAATTCTTCCCATATAACGACCATCAGTCCGAGTACAAATCGTCATGTTATTAATAGTCGCCATTATATTGTTCATATTCCACCTCCTATAACAATATAAAGGCATTTGTATAATTATATTATACTCCTGCCTTTATTAATAATCAATCAATAATAGATTTCTTCGCCTATATGATTTTTTATCCATTCTTCCAATAAATTAAATGTTGTAATGTAATCTTTACCAACTTTTACTAATGGAAGTTCACCTGATTTGATTAGCTGTAATACTTTTGTTTTTCCAAATGGCAAAACATCATATAGGTCTTGCTGAGATAGAATTTTATTCTCCATATCACGCCTTTCCGGTTGAACCAATCCCTCCACGAGACACCTCATCTAAATGTTCTACTTCCTCAAACTCAATCTCTGGCTGAATCCTCTGAATCTCAAACTGACATATCCTATCATTCTTATTAATTGTTGTGTCTCTAAGTGCTATTGCAGGAAACATCCACTGATCATTCTCCCCACAATAACTTGCGTCTACCTGCCCAACTGAATTTGCAAGAATGATACCAAAATTCTTATATGTACTACTTCTTGGATATATATTCGCCTTGTAACCGTTAGGTAACTTCATTCCGACTCCCAACGGAATCAAATGAAACTCGCCTTTCTTTAGCTCTACTGTCTCGGCACTTCTAAGGTCAATTAAGTCACCTTTGCTTATTTTCTCTACCTTATCTATCTCATTATCAAAATATTTAATCTTAATTGTTTCCATGTTGCTTTCTCTCCTATCTTTCTTCTGATGCTTTATTGATGAAATTATTAAGACTTAGAGTTGTCTGCATCTCGCTCTCTCCTGTCCTCTTCATTACGTGCAGCTACACATAATGCCATAATTGATGTTCCAACAAATCCACCGATTATAAAACTTATTACACCTACCGCTACCATAGTTAGTCCTCCTTAATTACAATATAAAACTATTTTGTTCTGAGCAAGAGATTGTTTTGCATCAATTACCCTTTGGTTTGAACTGCCTCGCCACTTGAGCGTTATATCTCTCTGTTCATCTATATATTCTCCGTCTACAAGTACATCACACAGTTTCACGATAGACTGACGCAATACTTTATCTTCCCATTCACTATCTAATGGATAATGTATTCCGTTTATTAAATCTTCAAATTTATATCCTGTATACAACCAGATAGTTTTTTCGGGAAAAGAAATACGGATTCCCTTAATTAGAGACAAGACTTCATCGAGGTTTTGTTTCGCTAAAGGTTCGCCCCCTAGAACAGAAATTCGATTAATATATGGTCTATCAATAAGCTTTATAAATTTATTTTTTGTTTCTTCTGTCCATTCTTTACCACCATTAAAATCCCAAGTATCAGGATTAAAACAGTTAAAACAATGTCTGTCACACCCTTGAACGAAGAGGGAGACTCCAACTCCCTCTCCATTTGAGATATCAAGATTACGCATACTTGCAAATCTCATATTTAATCCTCCGTATATTCCATGTCATCCAAATGATAAACACGGTCATGAATGTCGCCATATCTACCCTGATTACCACCATTTTTTGCAGTACCAATATAACCACAAACTCTAAATGCTATATCCATTGTTGTATTATCAGTATTTCCACAGCTAGGACATTCCCATTTAAGTCTATTGTTTTCGTCTGATACAAGAGGAATATCACCATCAAAGCCACATTTTTCACAATAACAACTCTTTGTATTAATCTCTGCATACATGATGTTGTTATAAATAAACTTAATAACCTCTAATATAGCAGGAATATTATGACTCATACTTGGTATTTCGATATATGAAATTGCTCCTCCTGGACTTAATTTTTGAAATTTTGATTCGATTCTTAACTTTTCAAATGCTGTGATATGTTCAAAGACAGGAATATGATATGAATTAGTAATATAATTTCTATCGAAACCATCTAATTTTTCAAAGATATCGTTACCAAAACGAGATTTTAGGCACTTTGCAAATTTGTAAGTTGTGGACTCTAATGGTGTTCCGTACAAACTATAGTCAATGTTTTCAGCTTGTTTCCACTGATTACATTTATCATTTAACGCCTGCATGACCTTTAATCCAAACTCTTCGCCAATTCCTTCATCCGAATGAGAGTGACCAGTCATAAATTTTACACATTCATATAAACCAGCATAACCAAGTGATATTGTAGAATAACCATCATAAAGAAGTCTGTCGATTTTCTCATGTTTCTTTAATCTAGCATATGCTCCATGCTGCCATAGAATAGGTGCTACATCAGAAGATGTGCCAAGTAATCGCTCATGTCTTGCTCTTAATGCTTTATGACATAATTCCGTTCTTTCCTCAAAGATTTCCCAAAACTTATCAAAATCTCCGTCAGATGAGAAAGCAATATCTGGAAGAGAAATCGTTACAACGCCCTGATTGAATCGTCCATAATATTTATGTTTATTCGGATCAAAGTTCTTTGCATTTGCAATATTTCCCACTTTATCTGTAAATCTATCTACAGTAAGGAAACTTCGGCATCCCATACATGTATAGACATCACCTTTTAATTCAAGCATCATTTTTTCAGATATGTAATCAGGGACAAGCCTCTTAGATGTACATTTAGCTGCTAATTCTGTAAGATACCAGTACTTTGAATCCTCTGTGATATTATCTTCTTCTAATACATAGATAAGTTTAGGAAATGCAGGTGCAATATAAACACCCTCTTCGTTTTTTACGCCTTGAATTCTTTGGCGAAGTATTTCTTCGATTAACATCGCTAAGTCAGCTTTCTCTTGATTGTTCTTTGCTTCGTTCAGATACATAAAAATTGTGATAAAAGGTGCTTGTCCATTTGTTGTCATAAGTGTGACTAACTGATACTGAATTGTCTGAACACCTTTTTCTATTTCTTCTTTTAATCGTTCATTTGTTATATTAATGACTTCTGCAAGGTCTTCATTATACTCACTAATCAATCCATTATTATATAATTCTTCTGTTACTTTCTTTCTGATTGATTTTCTACTTACATCAACAAATGGGGCTAAATGTGCTAGAGAAATACTCTGTCCACCATACTGATTGCTGGCAATCTGAGCAATTGCCTGTGTCTCGATATTGCAAGCAGTCGAAAAACTATGTGGCGTTTCAATAAGAGTTTCGCTAATTACGGTATTATTTTGAAGCATATCTTCAGAATTAACCAACCCACAGTTATTCATATGCTGTAAAAAATAATCAGCATCATGAAAATGAATTAGTCCTTCGTTATGAGCTTGAATTATGTCAGGAGATAATAAATATCTTTTTGTCATATCTGTACTAACAGATCCAGCAATATAATCTCTTTTAGTAGGATTTAATGTTGGATTTTTGTTTGCATTTTCATCTTTCCAATATTCATCTTTGTCTTCCACAAGGTCATAAATCTCTGTATCTGTTGTATTCTCATTTTCTCTTTGGAACTCACGAATACTTCTATATCCTTCATAAGCTTTTGCAGTAAGTCTCTGTTTCTTGGTGATTAACTTATCAAACACCATTGACTCAATATCAGATACACTTACCTCATTCTTATCTTTACATTCATTTTCAATCTCATTTGCAATATCTTCTGCAATCTTTGGTTTTACAATACCTGAACCATTTTTCATTGCTTTAAGAATTGCTGCTGAAATTTTTGATTTATCAAAATCAACTTCTGAACAATCTCTCTTAATTACTTTCAAATTTATTCTCCTTTCTTTTTTCCATTCGTTTATCCAGTATAAAATCTGTATATCCACTATTTTCGTTACACGTATACTCAAAGTTGCTCCAACTTTGATACTTACTTGCAGTAGCAGTTGACCTATAACATTTATCTTTCATAGGACAATTATCACTACTGCACATTGATATATCTGGCATATATTTCACCTACCTTATTATATTTTTACCACTCATTTCATTGCATATAAGAGCTTTATGTGTGCAACTGTCATCCATATTTGCATAAGTTCTCACACTTTTAATTCTGTCAATTATATATTCTCTGTCTCCAACGATAACAGTAATAAAATTATCTTCCATGTCTTTTAGCTCTCTCATTAATTGACGAGTGGTAGTTATCCCACCACTATAAGTGATGGGACGTAAACCACTATAATTTATCTTAATCACCCCATTTCAATACTTCATTTACGACTTCTGAAAGCTCTTTTCCTTCATTGTTATAGATAATTCGATTCGCCAGCATCTCAGCTCCACGAAAATCTACGTTGTCAGCTTTCATTCTTCTTTCAGCTTCTTCTTTATTATCACCACGTTTTAATAACCTATTTTTAACTGTAGTTTGATTGGCATATATGTATATAACTTTGGGATTTATACCCTTAGAAATAAGAGTATTTACACCATCAGGTGTTAGAATTGATACCATTTTACAATCTTTTTCATAATCTTTTTTTGCTGTGCCGTAGTACCATAAGCCACTTGCAGAAAGATATTTTCTATATTCAAGGAAAAATCCATCATTTATTTTGTTGATAAATTCATCCTCTGATATAAAATGATATGTTTGGTCTTGGACTTCACCATCTCTCATTGGGCGAGTCGTATAAGATACAAGGTTCTCATAACCATGCTTGTTTACTAATTCATTTGTAATAGTGTCTTTACCAGAACACGATTTACCCATTAACACCAGTAAACTCATGACTCAACCACCCAATTAACTATGTGACCGTCATTTATAATAACGTTCTTATTTTTAAATCTGTGAAGGTTTTCGCAATCTTCTAATGTTACTAAGTCAACATCAATTCCTAAATAAGTATCCATACTATCTGGAATAGGAATATCGTGCGCAAATTCCATTGAACAGTTCAACCTCCTTCTCATCATCACTGTTAATTCTTACAGTAACAGGATGTGTTGATATGCTAACCATACCCATAAATGACTTGGCATCTACTATCTGATGTTCGTAACAGCCATCTACATCAGCAGAAATTTTACTTATTAATAAGCGGACGAACTCTTCCAAATCGGTTAAGCTGTCCAAATTCAAAGTAAATTCCTTTCTCATAAATTCTTTTGAACTCATTTTTCCTCCTTACTAATATACCCTTATTTGTGTTACTGGACTATTCCATTCTTGACATACACTTGACATATCACCTGCTCTTTTAGCATTTATATCTAATGCAGACTTGTCTACAACAAACTCGCTTAAGCAATCAGTCTCTTTGGTGATTATATTGCTTGAATCAGTATGTATATCAGCCTTTTCATCGGACATTATGCAGGGAATTACAGTGCCATTTGCCAGAACTAAATCAAACTCATCGCCAATTTCACACCCAAAATACGAACCAAGAGCCACACAATATCTATCTCCAACCATGCGAATACCATACTTACCAGTATAAGCGGTCTGTTGAAGTTTGTATTGAGGACTTTTTCTATTTGTAATAGCTGTATAAGGCATCCATGTTTTATGCGATGCATAAGGCACTTCAAACATTTCAAACTCAGCTTCATGATCTTGAAGATAGTCCTTGTTAATGTAATAGATATTATCATTCCAATATATTAAGTCCCATTCGTTATCAAATGAAGCCACACTAACTTGCTGATTCCAGAGCAACGTGGTTACAACCTCTGAATCAGTATTCGGTTTGGTTCTTACATTAACATTAGTTGTAGTCCAATAAGGTTCAAATGTGGTTTCAGATGCCCATGCAGATGCAAGTGTATCACTCACACCTGCATTCATCTCTAACCAAGGTTTGTAATCGCAGTCGTATTTACTAATGTCTTCATTCTCAGCCCCCATAACAGGGGCGACAGATGTTGCAGATATAGCAAAAGCGACCACTAACATAGTTGCTAGTTTCTTTCTTTTCATATATAGTTTCCTTTCGTTTTATTGATTGGTACACTAATATATTCTCTTTTTAGTTGTTAAGCATTGATAAAAATTCATCCTCTGAAATGATTGGGATATTAAGCGATTTTGCTTTCTTATTTTTAGAACTTGTCGAATTTATATCGTTGTTAATAAGATAATTTACTTTAGAAGATATACTTCCTACGACTTTGCCACCATGAGCTTCAATGTCTGCTTTGAGACCATCACGATTTTGGTAATGATTTACACTTCCTGTTATAACAAAAGTCTTATTCTCTAATTCATTTGTAGATTCTGACATAATGGAATTTTGTGTTTCAAACGTAAATTCGTTTGCTAACTGAAGTATGTCTGAGTAATGTTTTTCCCAATAAGTATTGAGTGAACTTATTAATACATCTCCAATGCCAGGTAAATATCTGAAGCATTCTGCACCTTTAATCGTCATTTCATCAATAAATGTGTCGAAGTCATAATCAACAGAATCTGCAATCATCATACTTACTGATTTGCCAAGTAACGGAATAGATAAACTATAAAGGAAACGCTCAAGACTTGTCTTACGAGATTTCTCAATAGAGGCAAGAAGCTTATCTACTGATTTCTTACCAAATCCGTCTAAAGCTTTCATCTCATTTTCGTGATCTAATAGATGATAAATGTCTTGAATTGAACTTAACCAACCAAGATTGATGAATTTCTCTATTGTTGCTTCAGATAATCCATCAGTATTGAGCGCATCTCTCGACACCGCATGACTGAGCTTGCCAAGCAGTTTACCATTACAATTATCATTAGTACATACAAGTACTTCTGAGTTATTATCTTTTACTATCTTAGTAGGCTGACCACATATAGGACACATATGAGGTATATCAATATAAATTTTTGTATACTCGTCATCTTGCTCTGCCCATCTTATCTGAGGTATTATGAGATTTGCCTTAAACACACCAATATGCTGACCAACCCACGGTTTACCCATAATTTCTTTCATAATAGATATATTATGAAGCGAAGCTCTTTCAACAATTGTACCCTCAATCTCAATTGGCTTGAACACTGCTGTCGGTGTTAATATGCCTGTTTTGCCCATTGTATATTCTATATCAATAAGTTCTGTTTCTACTGATTCATTATATACTTTATAAGCTATACCATTATTGAAGTAATCTGTTGTTCTACCAAGTGATTTACCATACTCAACATCTTCAAATTTAAATACAACACCATCTTGAGGAAGATTTTCTTTTTCTGCAATATTAATAAAATTATCAATATGTGTCTGTAACTGATTAAATTCATTTATTGTAATATTGTAGCACGGAACTACATCGAATCCTAAATTCTGAGCATTTAATAATCTTTTGTAGAATGAATTATCACTATCTCCTTTAACAACTTCCCACGCATACCAATACAATTTCCTATCTTTTACAACAGATGTATCAAGACCGCCAAGTGTACCTGACGCAAGATTACGTGGAGTTTTATACTCATCATTCTTATTTAACTCCTCAAAATCGTCTGTTTTAATGAGTGCCTCACCATCAATAATATAAGTTCCTTCCTTATTAATATGTAAAGGAACATTAAGGAACTGCTTTACATGATCTGTTATAATATTTCCTATAGTACCATTGCCTCGTGATTCAGCCCTTATAAGCTCACCATCTTTAAAAATCAAACGACAGGTCAAACCATCAAGCTTTACAGAACCAACTAATGTATGTCCTTTTGCAAACTGCTCGACCTCTTCTGCACTATGACATTTTGCAAGCGATAACATAGGTGACTCATGAGTAACTTTCTTAATATTATCCAAGACAATAGCACCAACATTATGTGTTGGACTATTTGCTAATACAATACCAGACTCTTCTTCCCATTGTCTAAGTTCTTCAAGTTTATTATCAAACTCAGCATCACTCATAATAGGCTGCCCACTATTATAATAAGCTTCTGATGCTTTATTGAGTTCTTCAACTCTTGCTGCGATAGTATTTTTATCCATTTGCTTCCTCCTTTTCTTCACAATATTCTTTTAAGTATGTAAGCATTTCTGACTCTTCTGGGAAGAATGGATCTCGTTTCTTTTTATTCTGTACCCAACCTAAAAAGTTCATCCAAAATTGTCCTGCTCTCCAATCAGGAAAGTATGTCATATGCAATCGTTTTACTTCATTATAAAAACCATATAATCTATTCGGGTTTCTAATTTTAATCATCTCCTTTTTTAAAATATTCTTGTACCAACTCTCTAAATATAAGTCCAATAACTTTATTATTTATATACTTATCCTTGTAATCCCTCTTGATCCTCTTAGTCTTTGTCCACAATTATCACAATATTTCTGTGTCGGAACATTATTATCAACTATATATCTGCAAACAGGACATTTTAAATAATTTCCAACTTGAACTTTCTTCATTGGCGTATTTTTATATTTAAGTATTTTGTACTCGTTATATTCATCTTCGTTTAATATATACTGCATAATATTACCTCCTACGAAATGAACATTTATTTAGTTTCTAATTCATCAAAAAAAATTAACTCTTGTGCATAAGGTAATACTCTAGCCCATGAAATAAAATTAGGCACATTGGAACTATCTTGACCACTCCATTCATTTAACTTATGAAATCTACGTTGTCCCTTGCTACACATAGCAAGCAAATTCTCATAAGTCATTGTAACTGTACGCTTCTGTAACCATGATTCAGGTAGCCAACGTATAAGCTCTTTCCAGTATCTCTTATCTTTCGTCTCAAGATACTTCTGACGAATATTTTCTAATACATAAATAATGTCCTCTTCAAATGTTGAAATATTATCCAATCCGTCATCATTCTTTGGATCATCAGCAAGAGATAAATTTCTGTCATAATCATCAATTTCAAAACAATCTAATGTAATTGGTGTTGTAGCGAGCTTGTGCATTGTACTTGTTGAGTTCGCAACTGTTCCTACTTTATAAGTATCAAATTCTTTCCACCAATAAAGAGGTGCTGTAATATCAACCGATACAAAAATCTGTCGCATAAACTTTCTATGCTCATTTCCTGCTTTAATAAGAGTTTGAGCAAGTTTCAAATCCGCTTCACCAATAATATCTGCATAATATCCATTAATGTTACAATGATGTATATATGCATTAGGATGTACTTTTAATAATTCATCAAAATCAACATCTGCTCGTTCTTCGTCATAATAATCATTAAATTTACTATCACTTCTATTCCAAGAATTTTTTGGATTTCTTAAACCCCTAAATGCGTGTTCAAATCCCCATACCTCTGTATTATCAAATTTCAAATCTTAATCCTCCTATTTCTTAATTCTAATGAAAGTTTAGTTTCCTGTTGATTTATTCTAAGTCAACAATATTGTATCTAACAGTACCATCGTCATATTTCTTGGTTTCTAATATTCCATCAACATATTCTCCAATTTTGTCTGAATATTTGTTATATGTATTACTACCAGAAATATCATATTCTACACCGTTATATTTAACAGTAATGCTATAAACTGCTGGATGCGATTGTGGCATCATCGTTTTAGTCGCAGGATTATAATACATTGTTGTATAAGCAGCCCTATGATATTCATCTATTATTTTTACTTGAACTGTAGATGTTTCAGCACTAATGCATTTTGCACAGCCAGTTAAAGAAAACACAAATATAAACATCATTGCAATACTATATAAAACCTTTTCATGATATTTTTCACCTCGATTCTCCACATGAATAATAGCTTATTCTTCTTCGCTGTTATCACCTTTATCACTCGTGCTAATATCAACACTAGCTTCAATGCAAGCAGGAAACAATAACGCCCAGAGACACCAAATAGATCCTGTATATTTAATTGCAAAAATTACAGCTATTGCGGTTGCAATCCATGCAGACGCATAAGCAATTGTCATTGCGATATTTTTCATTAGTATATTCTCCTTTCATCTTCCAAAGAATCTGTCATTCTATTGTTTAATAATATATGGGTAGGGATTTTCACCCTACATGATTCCCCACTCTCTTCTACCAAATCAGACGCGATACAGTCGGCTATTTCACTGTTTAATGTATCCTCGGAATCGAACCGATAGGGAAATCTATCTGTCATTAGTGTCTACATATTCCACCACCACATATTGTGTCCAAAAGAAAAATGGATTCCTGTTACTTCAATAACATGTAAATCGCCCACGGATAATAGATATAATCTAACACTGCATTAAAAAGCAATTGAAATCTGTGGAACTTAAAATCCTCAATATTATAACTAAAAGCTGTTTTTGCTTCTGATAGGTTTACACCTAATGACCATAAACAAGTGAATATCTGTAATGCAGACATTACAATAAACTCAGTTGTTCCAATTTTGTTTCCTAACACTATGTAAAAGATAATTAAAAATAACTCCATAAAGAATACAGTCAATATTGCAGCTCCTTGTAGAGTATCGCTCGGTGGCTCTCCTTTATTATTTTCTTTATTTTTTTGCGAGTTGCTTAATCATTCTCTTTCGCCACAATGTTTTACTTAATGCACTTGGCGTACCTTTAATTCTGAAAAACATCAAAATAAATAAAATTGTTAAAGCTAAAATTTTCATGTTATATTATTCTCCTTACTTGTATCCTAAAACGCTTCTTCGCATTTTATCAATTTTGTCAATTTTTCTTCCTTGACGATTAATAAATTTAGCAAGTTTCTTTACTCCTGAATTGCATTTAATATCTTCTTTAGAAAATTCCATTCTAAAAGCGTCTACACAATCTCTCTGATACATAATTAAATCTACCATTTTATTCTCCCACTCTTCCATGTTTTCTTTCTTGTCTTGTTGTCAATAATGGTAATAATTACCGACACAATAACCGCAAGTAAAATATCAATCCATAATGGACACAATACCCATAACCAAGACCAATTAATAACGCCTACTAATTTGAGTACAACAAATACAATTGTTAATACTCCGCAAATTCCAATACCTGAACTACTACTATTTCTGTTTGAACTCATTTTTTGCCTCCTTAACTTTCGTAAGAAAATGTCGTTTTATTACTTTTTATTTATGTTTGTCTATATATTCTTTTACATCTTTTTCAAGTTCTCCAAGTCTACTGCCAGCATATTGAATCATGTGTATGAGTCTATCCTTTTCATTTTGATAATACTCAGCAACCTCATCAATAACTTTAATATCTCCTTGTCTTGGTTTATAATGAGTACACATATAACATTCTTCTGCTATATTTAATCCAATATTCCCATCCTTATCACCAAACGCACCATAAGGACAACTACTTCCCTGTGAACCATCGCTATATTTTTTTATTTTTACGCATTCGCAATTAGGAAATCTTTCTTTATATGCAGCTCTTTCCTGTGGCGAATACATGCAATACTGTTTACATTTATTATGTGGCAACTCGTCTAATTCGTAATCTATATAATCCTGTGGCTTCATATTGCAATCTGCACATGCTCCATATGAATTTCTATTAAATACCAACTCACGACTTTCAAGTGGAAGATTGTGTAAATATGAAGACATTTCATTGTCATATAGATAAGAATCATCATATATGTCATTATCATCTAACAATTTCATGTTCCAAATAGGTTTATCTCTTGTAGAATCCTCATAACAAGCATCGCAAAGCTGAAGGCTTGTACTAAAATTATCAAAATAACTACCATATCCTCTACTTCCGATATTGATTTTTTGTATCTTATCTTTCTTTTTTAGACACTTGTAACATAAATTTTTAGTATCTTTAATTGCCAAAATACCTTTTGAATTCATATTTTCTCCTTTCTCTGCAATAAATGACGGACAAGATACCGTCTTTCTCGTTTTATTATTTTAATAATTTGATTTATTAATAAAACCCTTTTTCTGAGCACATGATAAACAATAGTTATATCTTCCATATATAGTGCAACCACATTTTCTACATTTGTGAGGTCTTTCTATTGCTTTCCCAAATGGTTGCCCAAGTTCAAAATAACATCTCTTACAATATGTATAATGGTCTTGGCAATATTCACCACATCTCTGACAATATGCCATTGTTGTCACCTCCTTAACAAATCCATCAATTACTCTACAATTTCATATTTCAATTTTGATACGTCGTATCCCATTTTTTCTAATTCATCAATCCACTTCTGTTTTATTGGGCATGTAGCAGTAAAGTTTTTAAACTGTGTTATACAATGATGAACACAATCTCCAATTTGTTGTCTACCGTATCGAAATTCTTTTAACCCCTTTTCATACTCTGAATTTGTAACATATTCCGTTCTAAATGGAGACTGTGGTCTATCCTCTTCTCCAAGAGCAACACCAACCGCAATATCTTCACCATTTACATTTATGTATGCATTGCTAATTTTATATTTCATAGTTTATTTTGCCTCCTTATGAAATCCGTCTTTCCTTGGCTTTTTGAGTCTCTGAAACGCCCTATTTATGGGCATTCCAGGGTTTGAGTTATTTCCAAATTCCCTGTTTTAATTTTTCTTTTACAAACTCATTCTTCATTTCATAAATATCAGTACCACATGCATTACATACTCCATAAATTTTCTTACCATCAAATTCATAATGATAACAGTTTGAGCCACAACCACACGGATTTAGTGAGTCGCTAGAGTAGTAACACCAAACCTTCCCATCATCTTTGTAACATTGTGTCTTTCGTTTGTCTGTGATGGAATCAATCAACTCATTCAAATCTGTCAATTCAATATTCTCTTTTTCTAACTTGTCGCAACGTTCACATGCTTTATTGAATAGCTTTTTCATTTTAAAGAATAAATCAACAACCTTTTCATGTGGCATCTGTCTCAAATCTTCATAACCTTCCTTGTCGGAAAACATTGTTTCCACATCTCTTAAATACTCTCTCATTACATCACTAGCAATTGCACAAGCTTCATTAACTTTCTCAATCGTTTTATCTCTGTTAAAGCCAGCATAATATTCAATTTCTGCAATCGCATCTGCTGATGTTTCAAGATCTAAAATACGAATAGCCTCTTCTATTGACATGCTCATATAATTTTCTCCATATCATAATTTTCTCTGATATAATCACACAGTTCATTCATAGTGGAAATGATATGCTCATCATCCTTTAGACAAGGATGAATATTACACATACAAGAACCTTTTGTACCATTCTTTTTAAACAGCTTCCAGTTGAATGTAATCCACAACAAAGGAATTTTAGTAAGATTTTTCGTAAATAATCGTGTTAAAATTTTCATAGATTATTACCTCCTACCGTATTATTCTCTACAGTTGAGCCAATAAACTTCTTACTGGCTCTCTGCTCATATTTTCTTTTGCCCATGAGATATAACCAGGATCAATTTCTTTGATTTGTGGAAGTGTCTTTCCTGAATATTTTCCAAATGTAATTACATAAGAATCAATATCTGGTAACTCTTCCTTTGGAATATCAACACCACCTAATGCAGAAACTACATCATCAGAATATGTCATATCAAGATTTGACCTACTTGCTAAATAATCACACATATGTACAAAGAACTGCTCGTCATTTTCAGGCTTTGGTAATACCGTCTTACTTCTCTTTGTAGAAGTCCATTCACCCGAATGACTCTCACATAATCTTGCAATATATGCTTTTGTGCCAGCATCTACATCATGTTCAACCGATGTATTTCTCACCCATTCACCTGCAAGCATTGGATGTTCATGTACTGTATACTGAGAACCATTTAGCCCACATTTAATTGCATCATGAAAAATTGGTGTGCAGCGTAAACAATCTCGCTGTCGCTCATTGGTCTTTTCTTTTACATACTCTAATCCAAGAACATAATTCATTACTTCTGCAAACATTAAAATGTGAAAAATCTGACCATGTGGCTGACACTGTGTTTTATTATGATATTTAAAAGATGTACTACTTGGAATTGTGAAGATATAATCTGGAATTTCCTTAATCATATCAGTACAATAATTTCTAATCTCATCTGTCTCAAACTTATTTAATAGTCCTTCAAAAACTTTTACCTTGTCCATATTTTCTCCTTTACTTCAATATCTTGGAATCTAAACAATTTTTACATAATTCGTATATCATCCTACCCATATATTCTCTTTCTACAAAATAAATGTGCATGTTATTTCTGCTTTGCCATGTAAGCAATGTTCTAAAAAACGATGTCGGATTCAATTTCGATTTATAGTTCTCTGTAAAAATATCCTCTATGTTGTCATTCTCTATAAGAAGATAATTTTTCTCTATATTAATCATTCGATTAAATTCTTTAAAAATTCTGTCATCATCTTTAGTTGCATTTGCTATGTTACCAGCTAACTCACTTACGGAATTCTTTCGTTCAATACAAAGTTCGTCACTAAAATAGGTGTCGATTGAGAAGCCCAATTCAGGGCAACTCTCAACCATAAGACCATAATCACCTGTTTTCAATGCTCTTGACTTCCATTTGATGTTATTCCTATCAAACCAATCAGTAACATTTTTATTAGTATTCTCACGAGTGTCTACTAATACAACCATGTGTGACAGTAATTCTTTATATTTTTTGTCTGTATAATACTGTTTCATTTACATCTCCTAACAAATTTGGTACTCGGAAACCCACCATTCTTGTTCGTCTGTTTCTTGCCATTCACCATCAACCTTTTTCATTTTTTGTTTTTTATATTGATTTGTGACTTTTACAATATCTCCACGTCTGATAGGATTCTGTTTGAATATTTTCTTGCTAATTTTTACTGGAATTGTGTTACCATTTGCCAATGCATATAGCTTCAATCGTGGAGAATAGTCAACATTAAGATCCAATGCCACACAATAACCTGCCAGCTTTTTATCAACAATATCTACATACCCAAGATTTTCTATCTGATAAGCAATCTTTGTTCGCATATCAGTTTTCTCATTTGGGACATTCTGCAAGAGTTTATTAAGTAGTTTTGCACTATCTAATTCCATAAACGTCTTCTGAGTTTCCTTGCCAGAACATTCTCTAAGTACATCAAAATCAAGTCCATACTCTAGTGCCTTATCCTTCTTCATCTGTTTCTTGCCATAATATTTTGAAAACAAATCACTGCAAGTAAGTAGATAACGAATACCACCAAATTCTTCAAAGAAATCGAGTTTAATCAAGATTTCAAGTTTTCTGCTATCAACTTTGAGGTCAGAAATTCTTACCAATAAGTCAATAAATGTATTAAATTTCTCATCTTTAATGGAATATAAATCGTTTGCGGCATCTTCGTTTAGAAATTTTACAGAAGCGATACCCTTGTAAATACCATCTTTATCACAAGAATACTTTGCAGTAGAATGTCTGAATTTGATGCTATGAATTGTAATACCGAGTTGTTTTGCTAATTCTGTACCAAGCATAATGTCATCTTCATTATTGGCATTATTTAGATACGCAGTAATAAATTCTTTCGGATAATAATATCTGAGATAAGCACACATATAACCTATCATTGAATATCCTGTTGAATGGTTAAAACCAAACTGATAATTAGAACTATCTTCTATAATCTTCAAAAAGGCTTGTGCTTCTTTTTCTGCAATTTCTCTAGGCTGAGAGGACATATTACAATATCCTTCAAGAATAGATGGTAGCGCAGCTTCAAGACGATCTTTTTGTTTACGTCCAATAGCTCTACGAATATTATCAGCATCACTACCACTCAAACCACAAATATTTGTAAGGAATTTAATTGTGTCCTCCTGGAATATAAGGAATCCATGATTATCTTCCAACAATTTATCAATCAACTCCGATGGATTTTTGTTTGGTTCATGGGCTAATAACCTATCTCTATATGATTCTCCTGAAGGTCTGATTGAGGCATTTACAAGCGACAAGTCATTTACGCAATGACATTCAAACTTTTTCATTGAATCATAGGCAAACTTTGATTCAAACTGAAATATGCCTACTGGACTATCTGCAATATGTGCCCAAACTTTCTCGTCATTCCAATTGACTGTATGTGATTTCGGATACGGAATATGTGCTAATTCACATGTATCTTTGATAATTTCTATGTTTTTCAGACCAAGCAAATCGTATTTTACGAGGGAGACTTCATGAATTTCTTCCATATTAATACTCAAAATACGTTTACCATCCTTAGACCAGAATGTTCCATAATTATCAGGTAGTGTTACTGGACTTACAATAATGCCTGCTGGATGCATCGACTGAGAAATTGCTGTTCCTACAAGACCGTCAAAATAATAGAATAACTTAGGATATTGTTTTTCTTTTAAATCCTTCAAAGACTTTTCGTTATACTCAAGTTTACTTCTAAGTTCTTCCAAGTCTTTTAAGCACTTTTCATTATTTTCATATCCATCAATAGATTCAATTTTCTTGATCTTGTCATTGCAATCAGTAATACCATCGGTAAATAATGAATACTGAGCTTTTACTTGCTTGACATCTCCAAGTGGCATATTCAAAGCTCGTCCAATCTCATCAATAGTACCTTTGTCAGAAATCGTGCCGATAGCCAACACATAAGCTGTTTTATCAGCACCAAACTTTTCAATGATATGCTCATATACTAAATGTCTTTGTGATGGTGCAATATCCAGATCAATATCACCAATCTCTTTTCTATCCTCATTGGCAAATCGAGAGAACACCGTATTCCATACTACAGGGTTTACATCAATAATATCTGTTAAATATGCAATAGTTGAACCACCAACAGAACCTCTACAAAAACCAATTGGTATACCATTATCCCAACACCAACATACCAATTCTGACATGAAAAGCATGAATCCAACCATACCAATCTTCTTAAATACTCGAAGTTCTTCTTTTATATTTTCCTCATATCGTGGATCTGGTTGAATAATTCCTTTATCAAGCTTTTCATGATACATTCTATAGATACGCTCTACAAATACCTCTTCTTCATTGTCATAGAGAATCGGATATTTAAAAGCTGTATCTAATTCGTAATCTGTAACAGAATCAGCCATGCGGTTAGTGTTCTCGATAGCTTCCAACACAACATTCATAGGTAAAGAACCTTGTTGTTTGAACATATCAACTAACTCGTCATACGATTTATATGTAAGGTCAAATTCATCTTCGTTTGAAAACTCAATATGTTTTGCTTTCTGAAGAATACTCCTACACTCAGCCTTGTAACTATCAATACTATGTGTATCTGTTCCTGCTATTAAAGGCTTGTTATATTTTTTTGATGCCTCATAAAGCATTTTGTTATATCGAATTTGATCCATAGACTTAACATGTGGCTGAATTTCATAATAGTCATATGTTTTCATCAGTTTGTCATATACAATCTTTGCATTTTCCAATTCTGATTTTGCTTCTTCTATCTGTAAATCAAATGCATTATTGGATTTTTCAATACATTGTTCTACATATATTTCATAAGATGTGTTATGAATGATTGTGCTATCTTCAATCCACTGATCTCTTGCAGCTTCTGAATTTAGCTCTGTATAAAGTCTGTTAGCTTCTGTTTCTTTATTTTTTTCTAATTCAGCTATTTTTTCATTAACCAATTTTCCAATAAAATTAGGATATTTACTCAACGGAGATGCAAGACATGCAGAAATTTTAATGACATTATCAGAAATATTAAAAAATTCATCGAACGTAATTCTTGGCTTATAGTACATATGGTCTGATTGTGTAGACCAGTCAACCAATGTGTTTATTTCTTTTACACCTTCAAAATTCTTTGCTATAAGAATTGTATGGTAATTATCTCTTTGTTTTGGCTCAAGTGCTGCTGTCAAATAAACCTCAACACCGTGTAGATATTTTAAACCTTTGCCATTTGCATACATTTTCTTCTCAATATTGTTATAAATATTGCCATGCTCTGTAAAACAAATAGCTTTCTGTCCAAGTTCTACTGCCTTGTCTACATATAACTTATAATTTGTACAACTATCTAATAAAGAATCTTCTGTATGTAAATGATATACTATATAATTGCTGATAATATCACCTCCTACTCATATGAGTCAGTTTCAGGGTTATAATGTCTATTGTCGATTTCATTCTTCTTACTCGTTGGTTGTGGTTTATATTCACATGCATGATTTCTCTGACCGCAAAGATAATGACAATAGTAATAATCTGGGTTTGGTCGCCACTCTTTTTCTTTTTCAATAAGTTCAAGAGTATCTTTTGCCCACTGAATAGCCTCATCGTACTCTTCTTGAATCCAAGGCACTTCTATCCACTTTTGATCTTTAAACATGTTCCATTTAAGTTTTGAAACAGAACCATATTCTTTTATTACAGGGATTGAATATAAATAGAGCTGTCGTTTGAAATCTAAGAAATGCTGTTGGTCAGATTTGCTAATCTTACCATTTTTCAGAATTTTAATACTTGCGGATTTATGGTCAATAATAATAATCTCACCAGTTTCTTTATCCTTTACAAGTAAATCTATATATCCGATAAAATCCTTGTCGTTAATTTTAAATTCTACTTTTTTCTCAACTCCAAGAACTTCATATTTTTCTAAATCAAGGTCAATGTTATCAAGGTAATCAATACCTTTGTCATAATATGATTGCCTAATATTTACGAATTTGTTTGGTGGAGCATCGTGAGGAACATCCTCATCGAAGCGTTCCTCATAATACTCATTCAATTCAAACAAAGAAAGTTCGCCTTTTTCATATTTTTCAAGGATTTTATGAATAAGTGAACCATATTCTCCAAAAAAACCATTCTCAGATTTATTACATTCAACATAATGTAAATAAAACTCATAGGCACAATTATAAAATGCGTTTAATCTTGAAAAACTCCATGTCATTGTATCCAATATAAAATCTAATTCATCTTCCAATATCATCCCTCCTATATTCAGGATAGTGTTCATTTTCAAAGTCTATCCTAGCTTTAATAGCTTTATCTAAATTTTCAAACGAACCAATATTATATGTAATTCCTTTATATACACCTCGAACTTCGTATTTACGTCCTCTTTTTCTAATATTTTTCGCACCATATTTATTGATTGTTTCAGCATTCCATGCATTGACAAATCTATCTGCTTTTCGCAAATTTTTCTTTCTACAATCAGAACGCACACCATTAATATGATCAACAATGACTTCATCATTATAGGAACAGTTCAATACGAATCTGTGTAAATAAACTTTTTTATCATTTATGATCGTTGAAAAATATCCATTATCGTTTATGCACCATGTATTCTTAGATACTTTTTCATAATCGGAAATGTCGATTAAAAATACATTCCCATTACAATCAAAGCCTTCATAGTAATCTTCATATTTTGTATAGTTATTACCTTTTCTTTTGCCAATATTGCCTTTTGACACCTTTTTGATGTTTTCCTTAGAAAACTCTCTTTGTAGACATCCACAGGATTGAGTTGGATTTTTACTTGTTAAAGTAAATCCATATTTAGGAATTGCTTTGTTTCCACAATCACAGTCACAAAGCCATATCGCTTTGTGATTCTGCAAATGTGAAAATTCTTTTACCACAAGTCTTCCTACTCGTAATCCAGAAATATCTTTAACATTCTTAGGAAGCTCCATAATAATTTATTCTCCTTATTTGTCTGGAAATGTATTATCTATGCTTCTATCAACATATGGGAGCCTGTCGGTATATACATTGTCATCCCATGCAAATTTTGTGTCATATTCATCGTAATCTGTATAAAATCTACGTGATGTCAAGTCATACCATAATCCCATCTGGAAGTCTGCCTTGCCAAGCAATCTGTCTTTTATTACAGTTAAAACCACATCGTAGTTATGCCATTTAGATTTCGGATCATTTTTCTCTTTTTTGGAAACTCTTCTAAGACCTATGGATCTCATAGCAAGATTGATAATATTAGAAGTGCCAGATATGTCATACATTTCAATATCAGAATTTGTATCTTGTGTTTTTCTCGGATGTGCTATCAGAACAACAGCTACGTTGAATTTAGCAGCAAACTTAATAAGTGCATTTATCAGATTTGTTTGTGCCGTATTTTTGTCACTTTCAGAACAATTCAAGTCAATCATCATAAGATTATCAAGTACAATCAGCTTGCATCCAAACTTTCTAACACATTCTTCAGCAGATTTTAAAACTGAATCTACATCATTTGGCTCATCATCTCTATAGATGAAAAGCTTCTTATTATAATGTGCTTGCATCTTCTTTTGTATTGCTTGTGGAACTATGTAATATTTACGGTTGTCTCGACTTGTCCTTTCAACCATATTTCTTCTACCAGCGATAATTGTATTAAACCAGTTTGCACTCATTCTTTCTGGCATTTCCTTGCTAAACAAAAATACAGGACTACTATCATCAATAGTCCTTGCTATTGTCTGATCAATAATACTTGTCTTACCACTACCAGGTCTTCCTGATAACACCGTCAATGTTCCATAGAAGATTTTTAACAACTCATCGTCTAATGGTTTAATGCCAGTTTTTACACCATCCATCTGAGAAATATCAAGTTCCTCAATCTCTGAATAATCAACAACACTTTTTACAGGAACATCCTTTGCTTCTGAAATAAGATTCATAACAAATTCTTTTCCTCCAACTTGTAAACAATCATTGATATCCTTTAGTGGAACTCTCTTACCATTCTCTTTTTCAAAGAATTCAGGTGTTGATACATATTTTGTTCGCCATGTACCAAGACGATAAATACATTCTTTTCTCATTTTAATACCTGCCTCATCGTTATCAGACCAGATAATAATAGATTCAAAATTATTTAACCAATCCCAATTTTCTTCAATCCAATGAAGATTGCCAGCTCCAAGAGGAACGCTTACTGTATTGATATATCCTGCCTCAATAGCACTCGCACAATCTGTCTCGCCTTCTGTTATAAGTAATGGTTTTGATGTATTAACTCTATTCATATTGAACAAAAGTGCTGATGTATCAGCATCTTTTTGACACCACGTTTTAGGCTGACCAGAATGTTTTTCAACAGTTCTTGCAGGTCTATACTTAACCATAGTCAAAACATCATTTGTATCATAAAAGTTAAATACACCGTTACCATGTGAATCCTCTCGAATATCCAAATAGTCAATTACATTTTTTGAAATGCCACGTTTTCCCCAATAGTCAACTACATGCTCTTTTTCATTTATTGGTTCTTCATGTGGATATCTATAATTGTGACGAGTTCTTACATCCTTTTCGCCAAAACTGTATTCGATACCAGCTTTCTCGAATAGATACTTGGCAGCTTCTAAGAATGTGTTTCCTTTTTCCATTAAGACATCAATAATATCTACCGTTTTATTACATCCAAAACAATGAAAAGTCTTATTTTTCTTGTTATATATAAAGCTTGCAGTGTCCTCATTATGATAAGGACAACAGGCTTTCAGATTTTTGTCATCAAAATTTTCTAATTCAAGTAGTTCTGCCATTAAAAAGGCATTATTATCGCCAAGTTTATCTTTAGCTTTTTCGATGTCAGTTTTTTCGATTAGCAATTACTCACCGCCTATGCTTTAAATTCTTTTTCGTAAAATAGCTTTCTAAGTCCATATAGAATCTGAACAGGTTTTGTTGAATAATATAATTTCGATGATTCAATATTTTTTCTGATGAACTCTATAGGTACTTTGTTTTTAAAAACCATTGTGTTTATTGCTCTACATGCAATAGGGAACTGTGTTTTATCTTCTATACAATCCATATAAGCATCTACACAATCTTTAATTTCTTGTTTCATACCTGCACAATCCCAATGGTAATGTTTCTTGTTTATTACCACGGACTCAGAGGCTTTAACCTTTTGTCCGTGGTGTAAACAATACTTATATGCGCAGACATATTCTCTTTCTTTTTTATCTGCCATATCTACCTCTTTTAATTAAATGGAAGTTCCTCATCAATGCTATCTGGAATATCCATAAAACTTGTGTCGGTTGGTGCATTTGAATTGGCAGTGTTGTTTGTTGTATTACTATCAGCAGAAGACTTACTCTCTGCAAACTCAACCTGCTCAACAACAACGTCTGTTGTGTATACCTTCTGTCCGTCCTTATTTGTATAAGAACCAGTCTGAATACGTCCCTCTACAACAAACTTTGTGCCTTTACGACCATACTTCTCGATAAACTCACCAGTTTTACCAAAAGCTACGCAATTGATAAAATCTGCTGTCTGCTCTCCATCTTTCTTAAATCTACGGTCAACGGCAAGAGAAAATCTTGCTACTGCTGATGCATTGTCGCCCTGTGTGTATCTTACCTCTGGATCTCTTGTGAGTCTTCCCATTAAAATTACTTTATTCATGTATTTTTGTCCTCCTTATAATTACGCCTGTACTGGCTGAATCTCTTTAATCTTTGCTAAACAATCCTTTGCTTTCTGCACATCCTTAATTGCATTTGGATTTCCGCTAGGCACAAACTCTTTTAATGTTGTCATAAGAGCTTCGTTCTTTGTTCCTCCAAGCTGAGTACAAAGAGAAATAATCTCTTTCTTAATAGCTTTTAAAATGTCTTCGTCTGTCTCGGCTACTTCTGAATATGTAGGCTGTGGTGCTTTTGGCGTAGGTGCTTCACCTTGATTAGCCCAATCATAAAGTTTTTCTCCATCGTTCTCTGTAAGCACTTCAAATCTACCATCAAACAAATGCGTATTATCCTTATCAGCAGAAGCAACATGTGTATCCTGAGAAATCATAAGTGATACCGTATACTCATATGAAATATCCTTATCCTGCTGCTGCCCCATACCAACTTTCTTTGGTACTTGCTTACCGTTCTTATCTTCAAGAACCCAATCGTCTTTTCCTCTTGCTGTAGCAATAATGTGGATTGGACTATTAAGCACCTTGTCCATAAACTTATGGTGACGTGGTTTTAATTTGCCCCAATTAGTGAAACTATTTCCAGGCATTTTATCATGTACATCATTTAACCATTTCCATTCATGCGTCATTGAGTCGATGATTAGCACCTTATATCCAGCTTTAACAGCCTCATCAATTGCAGCCATATACTTCTCACACTCAAAAGGCTCTTCGAGTTCAAGTAAGTCATAATCAAACTCATTTGCATAATACTTGTTACGAGATCCCTCAGTGCCAATATATGCAATGCCACTATTGCATTTCTTTGCAATTCCTGTTGCCATTTTTAATGCGCTGTAACTCTTACCACTACCTGATGCACCACTCAGCAACACCTTTAACCATACCTGCTCTCTTTTTGCTTTCTGAAATCCCATTACTTGTCCTCCTTAAAATTAAAAAATTATGTAAATATTGTTAATAAAACAATCTATCTAAACGCCCAAAATGGACGGAACACAGAAGTTAATTTATGTAAACATCTATGTATAATCAGTGATTTTTGAGTATAAAAACCCAAGGGTATGCTGTTCTTCCACCCAAACAAATGCCATCCGCATTTATTTATTCTCTTTTTTGTCACGGATTTTATATATTATTCGTGACATTTTGTTTTGGAATTTTTTGAACTGAATTGTTCAATGAAAATGCTTACTGAATTGACTGTTTATGTAATCTTCTACAAAGGTTATCGTATGAATTACTGATTGAATTTCCCATAGTAAGCAATCTTGAAATATAACATCTGACGGTTTTGCAAATCTAAACCCATCTCCATATTTTGAAGCATGTTCCATTGTTCCGTCTCTACAATGAATAACAATAGTAATAATTGCTCCAATTATATGAACAATTATTAGACAATTAATCATTGTAAAATACTCCACCTTTTTCATATCTCCAATCTACACCACCTAAAGTCGATGGTCTTTGTCTTCTCTCTGAAAGAAAGCTATCGTCATACTCTGGATATTCATCGTTATCAACCATACCCATTGTGTCAAAAAAATCATGATGTATATCATCTACAAAACTCATATAATCCTGAAACATATCATCTACAGAACTCATATTCTCACCTCGCTTATATATTCTCTTATTTCCAACGAATATAATATTCATTATGTATGTTTTTGTTTGGAATTTTTGAACTGAATCGTTCAAGACTGATTAGATATTATCTAAGATATTTCCTGTTATTTCATACATTTCCAAATCATTTAATTCACACCATGATTCAAAGTTATCTCTCTGAACATACCAACCAACATTCATTCCGAGAAATTCATTTTCACCATTTCCATAAGATACTACATTATATAATTCTCCGTTTAGAATGTCGTTTTCAAAGATTAACTTACCATTCTTATCATGGCTGCCTGTACATCTACATAATGTCTTTGGATCTATTTCTTCAAAGCCATCGGTTTCGCCACTAGAATAAAATATCGTGGCAGGTTCAAATATTAGATGAACTTCTTTGTCATACATATCTAAACCTTTTACATAATATCCACAAACCCATTGACCACTACTAATGCTCTTTGCTTTACATAGCTGCGTATCCAAGTTTATCACCTCTTAACTATGTATTCTCTGTCTTACTTGCTTCCCATAAACATTCCAATATATTAGTTTTGTTTTTATCTTGAAATTTATAATCCATTTCATAATCTGTAAAACTAATTGTTGCCTTTTTCTTATGCTCAATTTTCCCAGTTATAGAATTCCATTCATCCCAACAAGTAATCTCTATCTTTGCATCATTTAAATTTGAAATATCAATTCCGATATTTATACTTTCTGATTTATCTTTAATAGTGCCTTTTGCATCTATATGCATATTTTCTAATTTATCAAGAATAATATCTGATAAGTTTATAAGATCCTCTATCTTTCTCACCTCCTCGAATTTCGCATGAAACAGTAAATTATTTATTTACTGTACAAATCAATCTGCTTCATCTTTTTAAGAAATAACTTCATCTCATATCCAGTAAGACCAACACATGTATTTCCAACTTTCTTTTCATCCATCAAATCTGGATCATAAGACTGTAAAATGTGTTTACCAGAACTTTTATGTAGAATATCTACAGATTGAGTAAAATTATATTTGCTATTTTTCCTCTCGTACCTTACACCATATTTATCCTCTTCGATTTTAACAAAACCAATCTCTTTTAACTTTTCGTCTACACTTTTAAATAACTTCATATAATTCTTCCTTTCACTTACTTATTCTCTATTCGATTTTCATTTTTATTGGAAATTGTGACTCGAATGAATTTTAAAAATTAATTAGTTTTAATACTCCGAATAAAGCCCTTTAACCATTTCTCAAACGAAATTTCTTTAGGTTCGCTTGGATATGTAAATTCTTTCCACTCCGTTGTTTCATCTACTATGTGTTCGCCCCATGGCAAATATCTTGACCATTCATAGTTTAAACAAATATCACCATCAGGATATATTTCTACATAAGCATAGTAAAAATTTCCACATCGTTTTCCAACATAATATTTATCAAGGCTTTCACAATAATAAAACTTAAAAATATCTTCTTCATTGACTTTTCTACATATCTGTTCAAATGTTCCAAGTTTTTCATATTTATTAAGCTTTTCTCGTAGTTCTAAAATATCGCATGTTTCTTTCAACCCTGTCTCATCTCCATCTATATATTCTCTGTTTTATGGTTCAATTCTAATAATTTCTTTACCAACCTTCTCAGCATATTTTATGCAATTTGCTGTTCCACCTTTTGAACCATCCCAAACTGTAATAACTCTATCAGCTAAATCAACCATATATTCATTTCTTTTCTGCATTAACCAAGGCTTATATTCTTCATCAGATACCAACTTGACAATATCTGCTTTAGAAAGAATGTAATTGTATTGGTCAACACTTTCTTTAATCCACTTGCAGGAATGATTTTTACAAGGGATTGCACAATGCAGCTTAATATCATATCCTTCGTTTTTTAATTCTAATACTGCCAATGCAAACACTGTATCAACTCCAAGAGCCATTCCTGTAATTGCTTCCTCACAATTATTCTCTTTTAAAATTGATTTGAACTGCTCTTTTAATCTCTGCCACCGTGGATCAGATAGATTATATCCATATAATTTATTTGGTCTGTGACCTGTTACACATATTTTCAATTTTTTACCTCTTCAGGTTCTTCCAAGACTGCGATACTTAAAGTTCCTGTATCACAATTTCTACCCATTCTTGTCTTAAATCCAAGTTCATTCAATTCTTCGTCTAATTCATATAAGTCATTTTCATCCGTACTATAAATCTTACTACCCTTACAAATCTCGACGGCTCTTACATAATTTTTATCTTGCCAAGCCGAACTAATATATAACCATTGGTCTGTATCTACTTTAGATATTTTATTTCGTGGAACTACTGTGAATGGTTTAAGAATTTCTTCGATTTCATCTTTATGTTCTATGTAATTATCTACTGGATTTCGTATCAAATTAAGACACACCCTACGACCTCTTTTATATTCCATAATAATATTCTCCAAATTGTTTAATTCAAAATTGGTTTGCAAACATCAGACCATTCTTTATTTGGGTATTTTGCGATAAATTTATTACACTGATTCCAATCTTTTATGTAGCTGAAATGATATTTGCCACAGTCTTTGCATTTTTTCTGAATTTCTAAAAATCTAATATCATTAGCAGTTTGTCCATGAGTCCAATGCCAACAAACAATCCCATTATTTTTATGTTTGCAAAATATTTTCTTTAAAATATTCATACAACCTCCTCAAGAAATGTCAGTTTCATTCGATTTCTATTTTTACTGTTTCTTGATATTGATACTGCAAAACCCTTGATTTATAAGGGTTTTCAGCACCTCATTTTTGTTATTCTCTAAAAATCATTGAAAATTATGGATTTTCACTCGATTTGAGCATTTTTGATTTTTTTAATCTCTGAAACCCTTGTAAATACTGGGTTTGCGAAGCCAATGAAATCGAAATTTCATGGTACTTTTATCACTATATATAGTGTATATTTATTTAATACACACTATATATAGTATCTTATTTTATTCTACCACGTTCCAATCTTCTGCAAGCATATCTGTCTGACTTGGAAGCCAAGGAACTACATTTCCTTGTGCAGTTTTCATAGCGATATATGCTCCGTATTCCACTAGTCCGTTCTCATTGACAAGACTTGCTGCAATTTCTGTACAAGGAGCATATGCACCGACTGGGACATAATACAAAAACATATCCTTACCATTCCATCCAACTCTTGCTACTTTCTTACCATTCTTTAAAGCTTCAATTGCCTGTCCAAAATTCATCATTTTAAAATCTCCTTTACTTCGTTTATCTCCAACTGATACTGTAATATGATTCATTATATTGATTGCCAGTTTCAACTTTATAACCAAGTTCCTCTAATTTCTTTCGTGTTTCAGGTTTTAAACAACCATCTTCACTGATTGAAAACTTACCATCTGCAATTGCATCTCTAATCAATTTTGATAACTCTGCTAATTGCTGTGTAGTGCAACTATCAATTGCATTGTTTGTCATTTTATTTGCTTCTGATGCAAACGGAATGATATTCTTTGGTGGCTGAAATTCTGGCATAGGAATGTTAGAGTCTGTTAAAGGCAAAGAAGTAATTGTATCTTTACATGTATTCTTTTCATCACATAGAACACACGCATAATACATTCTACTTTCTTTTGGATATTTACAACTCATTTATTTATTCTCCTTCTAAACCTGTTTGTACGATAGATTTTTTAACGGCTCAACTGCTTTATTAACAGCAGCTTTACCCATTTCCTTGTTCCACACTTCGCCTTTTCTGACTTTTGCAAAGAACAAAACATAGTCTGAAATATTATTCTCTACATCTCTATAAAATTCTTCATCTTCTTCACCATCGTCAAATTCAGATTTGCACGAATCAAGAATCATCTCTGTCAAAGCAGCTTTTGCAACTTTAATTAAATCATCCGCTGTTTCAGCCTGTTCTTTTGCAGATTCAGTTTTTAGTGTAGATCTTTCTGGCACTGAGAAATAATATAATTGTTTAAAACCTTGCTCTTTTGTGTCTTCGATATGAATTCCCATATATTCTAATGTAAGTACAGTTTTAAGATTTTCTTCAATCTGTTTTGGATTAGTTATCTCCATTTGTGTCACCTCCCAAGGAAACCGATAATTCGTACTTGTTTATTCTCTGTTCTTAGAATCCCATTTAATAAAATCTTCTAAATCATATTCACCAGATTCTTCTTCCTTAATCTCAGGAACGAATACGTTATAATTACCTTCGTTGCGATCATGCTCAGTAATTTGTTTCAACATTTCATACATATTTGTAATTCCTAACTGATATGCTATCTTCTCACCTTCAGTCATTCCGTCACAAATTTCATCATTCTTGTTTTCTAATAGATCCTTATATTTTTCTAAGCTTTCTACGATTAATAAAAATTCTTCGTTCATTTACATACTTACAGTCACATCAGTTCGTCTATCATAAGCCCAATCAACATCAAACGAAGTCATATTATCTGTGCTGACTACTTCGCCATTTTTAATTACAACTGGCTTACCTCTATATGGGACGAACACCATACATTCCATATCTTTATTGCTTGTCTGTGATTTCAATAACGACTGTATGATTCTATCCTGTTCCTGAATAATATCTCTGTAGCTGTTATATGTTCTAATCACATCATCATGTTCTCTCTTATAGCAATCAATTAAATGTATAATGTTGTTATTAAGACTACTAATTGCATCAAAAATTTTATCAAATGCTTTCATATACTTATTCTCCTCTTACATCGCCTTTGCAATCGACTTAACCTGATTATCAAGGTATTTTACAATTAATCTCATCTCTGCCAATTCCAAGCCACTACTAAGACTAAATTCGTCCTCATCATAACAAGATGAACCTGCTTTCAAAGCACCACTTCTAACCTGAATTCTCTTACCATTATTTCTATACTGATATTTAATAGTCTTTTCATCGCCCTTAATATCAATAAAAGTAAGTTCATGTGTCAAATTCCATTTACTCCAAGTTCTCTTTGCAGGTGTCTCAACCTTTTCAAAATACTTCTCGTACTCGTCATATGACATACAGCCAAGATGACAACCTCCAAACTTAAAACAGATTACTCCACCTTCCTGAATATCAGTTACTTCACAAATCTCACCGATGTTGTCAAAAACCCCCATCTTACGAACTAATTTAATTCGATCACCTTTAATCATGCTGCTTTATCCTCCTTATTCGCAAATTTTTTGTTAAATGCATCAATAGCTTTCTGATCCTCTGCTGTTACGTCATCATTGAATCTTCGTTTAGCCTGTACAATATGATTATTTCTTACTTCAATCGTTACCAAACTCTCATCTGGTTTATTCCTCTTCCTCAAGAAAAGAATGTGGCACTTACCGTCAATAACCTTATCTATGTATGAAGATACGCAGTTATTTTGCGATGCAGCCTCATCTTTAATATCCTGTGTAGATTCTGGATAAATGAATATGTAATCACCAAAAGAACATTCATACTGTTTATTTATTCTCTTTTTGAATAATTCTTCTGAGAACTCTTTTTTCATTCGATTGTAATTTCTACAAGCGATTTTATGAGTTGTAAGAAAATGTCTTGGGTACTTATCATACTTTGGGCTAAGTTGACTCATCATATTAGCATAATCGTACAATTCACGAATTAAGAAACCCATATCTTCAACTGCCTCAAATGTCTTGATTCTATCCAGATACAACCATAAATCCTTGGCGTTGTAGCCATATTCATTCACTAATTTATTAAAAAATGAATAATAAATACAAACACCATCTACTCTATCCCATATATCTGTATTCCAAGCAATATAAATATCATCAAAATCTAAACTTAGATAATCCAAGTTATAAGCTATGTAATGTGCATCTTGATTTTCTTTATAATACTTAACAGTATTGTTGGATAATTTAATGGGATATTTACGACATAATTTGATTAGAGATTTCGGAATCTCATTTATAGAATACTTGAACCGATGACAATCTTTGATAATGTCATCAAATCCTGCTGAGAAGATTTGTTCAAATTTACTATACCTTGGAACTCTATCAAGAATTGTTCCTATATTGCTTATTGAATATGAGTATGCTTCTGAATTTCTAACAAATCGTAAAAACTTTGCATACTTTTCATCATCACAACAATCAAATAATTCATTTAGAGTAAAACCACTCAACTGATTACATAGATTTTTTACTGGTTTACCCTTAATTCCAATAGCAGTCTTTGTTGCGAAATCATATTTTACAGTGCGTCCATCTTCATAATCGAAAATAAGATACTGCTTATCTTTATATACTCTCGTTTATATCACTCCTATCTGTTAAAATTTCCGAAAGAAACGAATCTTTCCTGTTAATTTATTCTCTTTTTATTTTTCAACCATTCCTTAATATCATCTTCTGGAAAGTAATCATATCCGCCACCTGATAAAGAGTCTTGAAATTCATCTATTTGATTCACAATTTCATCAAGTGTTTTATTTCTCTCTTCACTCAGTAACCTCTTACAGTTCTCATATTGAATATCATTTGTCTCATAAGCATTTCTGAGATTGCTTTCTAAGCAGCGAATAATATCAATCAGTTCATCTTTTGTCATAGTTTTTAATGTGCTATCTGAATATGTTTTTCTTCCATCACCTATTGACATGTATTTATTCTCCAATTTCTATCTTCTGACCAACGAATTTCTGAAGCTGTTCATTTACATCATCAGGATAAGTTTTTACAACATAATCAGTACAAACATGAATTTTAGTAATAACACTATTCTCGTCATATTCAATACTTCCAAGTGTTCCGCCTGGAATTCTGATGGGTAAACAACCATCCTCATAATCACAAAGCACATAATGTTTCCAGTGTCCATTAGGATCAAGTCCAGCAAGTTTATCCAACTCTGTTGTGATTTCACAATAATATTCATTCATTTTTGAATATCTTGAATTCGCATATTTGTTAATCAGCTTCATGATACAGTTCTCCTATTTCTTTTATTTTCCTTATATAAAGCATTTAATTCTTGCTCTAATTTCTTTTTCTCCATAGGATTCTTACAATACTTTATTCTTTTCTTAAGAGTAGATATATCTTGTTTTGGTGGTTCAGGAACAAGTGCTAAATCATCTAAAAGGTCAAATTCTTTAGCTGGCTTAAGTAAATCTTCAAATAAGTCTCCTTGTGACTCTACATTTAAATCCTTATATTTTTGGTCAAGTTCATTTTGTATTTGACTCTCCATCGTTGCACTTATCATTTTTCCTATTGCATCCATCTGCTTACTAACAACCATTAAGACTTTTATAGCATCACTTATTTTTCCTAATTTATCATTTAATTCTGAAATATTAATCACCTCGTTCTACTCTATGTCGCAACTTTTATATTTTCCCTTCATAATGTTATTCTCCTAAATCCATTCAATCTCTTTGCAATATAATGAGCAACATGGGTAAATACAATTTAAAAATATCTCACGATTAATATTACGAGAGACTTTTATCTTATAGAATTGGAAACCTCTTTGTGAAGAATCAGTATAATCGAAATAATACCATTTTTCTTTATTCGCAAATATAACTCTATCTTTTTGCCGTATTTTAATCTTATCCAAATTATTGTTCACAAAATTATTCCAATCTTCATCCGTAGAAAAGAATCCACAAACAACAATCTGATTACTACATGGATATTTTCTTCCCTCTTGTTTATTGATTTTCTCGGATATTAGCTTCATTTCTTCTTCCATCATCTCTATACATCACCTCCCAATAAAGAAAAAATTCTTTCTAATCTAACCACCTATTATCCAAATAGTAGAACCCAAATACCATTCCACCGATTAAAATAACCCAAAAAATCCAGAAAATAATAATTGGAAAATCAGATTCTAACCTTTCTATCGTCTCATCAATAGTCGAATTATTATAAAATGATGTATTATCTGAAATGGTTTTATCTCTCAAATCTGTAAAAATTGTTCCTTTATACTCAGTACCAACACCATAATATTTATACCTTACATGGCTTGATTCTTTAATTGTGTCAATATAATCAGTACCAGGTAAATCAATCTTATTACTTGCGAAATTTACTCCACAAAATGATATTTCTTTACACTTAATATCTTCACTTCCGACTCTATCCCAAGTCCAATATGTTTCTGTTGTAGTATACGAATGTCCTTTACCATCGGTATGAGTAACAATTCTTGTATGCATTGTATATCTCTCTTTGACTTTCTCTACATACATATATTCTCCACCAATTTCAGGATATGTAACTGTATCTACCGCTTTTAAATCACCATATACAAACGCATTACCAACATTTGTGTCCATTCCGTATTGGAACATTTCTTGACTTTCTATCTTAACAGCCTTGTTATAAATTTCATTTTTATCCATTTGGTGTTCTGAAATCTTGGAAGAAATCAGAATACCAAACAGAATCATAACTGCAATGATAGAAATACTGACCAAGATTTCACGTTTTGTTATTTCAAAATCGCCAAAATCAAAACCTTTTCTATCATATCCCATAAACTAATCCTCTTTAAACAAATCCTGTGGAGCATCAACTGGCGCATTGTAATCCAAATACTCATATTCCTGTACTTCATATCCAAGCAATCCAAGAAACTGTCTTGTAGGGAACTTTCTCACATATCGCTTGTATTCCTTAATCTGTTTATTGTAATTGCTGCGATACTCTGCAATCATATTCTCTGTCATAGATAACTCATTCATAAGAGTCTTATAGTTCTCATTTGACTTCAGTTCAGGATATGCTTCTGCAACTGCTGTAATAGCTGTTGTTACATTCTCAATATCTCCTGTTGATCCACGACCATCCGCAACTGCTGTCAATGTATCAGCTTCATGTTTGTCATACTGTTTTACGCAATCAGCAAGGTTATACACAAGGTCAACTCTTCGCTTTTCCTGTACTTTAATATCTGATGATGCTGTATTTACCTGCTCCTCAAGTGCAATAGCTTTATTCTGCGAACTCTGTACACCAAATACAATCATCAAAATAACCGCTAATACTCCTACGCCAATAATTACTGGCACTTTCCAATTTGTGTTTTTCATTTAAAATCTCCTTTATATGTAATATTTTTATTAGTTACACTGTAATATTCTCTTATTTGTTGGGATTCCCATAGCCGAATGGCTTAGATATGATTAAAAATTTTCCAATGAAAGATTGGTTTACTTCGATTCCTCTTTCTCATCCATAATTGCACCACAATTAGGACAATATTTTGATTTCAACTTCTGGTTCGCATAATACAGTTTATATATTTTTTTATTACAAACTGAACAATATACACCTTCGTTTGCACATTCGTCTAATGCAAACCAATGACCATGCTCCCTATCAGTCCCTTTTATATTGTCTTTTACATCGTCCATTGGAACTGTCATAGTTCCTGCTATAACATTGGCATTAAGAAACTTTGATAAAACATCACCAAGTATTAACTCTACGTTGTCTACAAGTATTTCGTTACTCTGCTTATACATTCTATGACATTCTAACCATTCATTTATTGTATAAACTTCTACATTAGTCGATATACCCATTTTCTCTGCCATACTCATAAGACTGTTTTTATTATTCATTGTAGATGTAACAATCGGTTTTCCTGTTACATATGCTGTTGAAATAAGCATTGCCGTTTTACCAGTCGCACGTCCACGATTTATAATTCTCATGTTTTCGCCTCCAATGTATTATTCTCTCAAAATCCAAGGATATGTTGCTTTCCTGTGAAGTTACTCAGATAAAATCATCTGGAACATGTTATCTACTGAGTCCAATAAGCCATATCTCTTATCAAATGCTGCCGTTGAACTTCTTGCAAATTTACGCTCTACCATGTCTATAAAATAAGTAAAATTACCGTCATCGCCCATATAGAACTCATTCCATTCATCATTAGACATCAATCTTCTAACATTCAACTGGTCGATGGCAAGATTATCAAAGCTAACTACCTTAAATTTCTCAATAATATCTGCAAGATTTTCATATAGCCAATTCTGCTTTACAACAATGTTTTCATGATCTTCTGAATAAAAATCATCGCCACGTCTTAAATGTTTATAACCAAGAATCAGCATCTTCAGATTATTATTCTCTAAAGCTTGTACGTCCGATGGCTTTAATACCCCGTTGATTACATGAATGACCGCATTTGGATATTTTTTAATAAGTTCAATAAATTTTTCTGTGGGATTTACAAGTGATATACCAAGACCATAGATAAGTTTTTCATCAACAAGCTTTTTAATAAGTTCTTGTTTTTTCTCAAAATGAATCTGATTTACCGTCATGTTTACAATAACTTTTCTATCTTTGAGTTTCTGTAAGAATGGAATTAAGTCAGGATGACTTGTAGCATCTCCACCACCAAGAGCAACTTCTTGATATGGATGAAGTGTGTTAATGAATTTTTCATTCAAAATATCTCCAAATTTTCCATCTGTTGTGCTACCTTCATGGCAGAATGGACATCCCATATCACAATAATTTGTTATTTTGATATCCATATTTTCTGCATGATCTGGAATAAATTCATCATCTTCTGTTTCTCTAATTTTTGTTCCATCGCTCAGAATAGTAGTGAAAAAATTCCCATTCTTATATCTTCCTAATAATTCCATTCTTAAAATCCTCCTAAATTAAATCAACCATCGTATCCATATTTACCAAACGCAACAATTTTATCTCCGCTTTTACTTGTATATCTATCTACAAATGTTTCAAGATTACTGTACCGCCACTCCTCATAGGTTTTTGCATCCTCGTCTACAATATTGTTCTCTTTTGCGTATTTGGTATAATACTTTTCTTTCGCAGATTCTGACAAGTCTGACCAATCTTTAGAAAATTCATCTTTATGATTTTCATAGTCTTGTGCTGCATATTTCTTATCATCATCTGATAAACTATTTACTTTTACAAATGACTCAGAACCCCATTCATCAAAAAGAAGTTCGCCATTCTTCCACTGTTCAAATTCCTCCTCGCTACACATTGTCAAACTGTGTGTTGAACTGCTATTTGATTCGAATACACTACGTCTAATTTGTCTCTTCATTCAAAACCTCCTTAATGTTCATTCTTTACTCTATATTCTCTAAAATACTTCTTCTCTGCATTTGTTCTCACATCAATCGCTTCTTGTATATCATTGTATGAGCCTAAATATATTTGCTTATGATTTATTCCAATATATGCAGTCCATTTATTAATATCTTTTCTCCACGATACACCAGTTTTCCCAGAAGTATTATTTGATGGACGAATTCTATTTTTAGTATTATGTTTTTGTTCAGTTATCCGTAAATTTTGTTTTCTATTATCATATTTTCTATCAGAGTATATGTGATCTCCAACAATTAAGCTATCATCACTATCCTGTATACCCAAAATTAATCTATGCAATCTAACTTGCTTGTTTCCACCAAGTACATGCCCTACAAAATATCCTCTTGAATCTTTAAACCAACATATGTCTTTGATTTTGTCATAGTCTTCTAAATCAAAAAAGAATTTATTTCCATTAGAATCATACCCAATACCATATTCACCAGATAAATCATATTCATTATATTTTTTACCATGTGATATTTTTGTTTTAGCGGTTTCAGAAGCAACTTCTTTATGTAGACACCCACAAGATCGAATATTCCCAGAGGTTAAAGCAGAACCAAGAATTATTTTATTTTTTGTCCCACAATCACAATTACAATACCATTGTGATTTATGTTTTCCTGAATTAGAAAATATTTTATCTTCTGCTTTTGCAGTAACGACCAATCTTCCAAAACGCTCTCCAATTAGATCTAATGAATAACCTTTTCTTTTATATTTGCATTCACCGTTAATCTTTAATTCTCCATTTCATCATCATCTTTTGGATACTCATGATCAATAGCATCCATATTTACTAATCCTGCTCTCTTCATATCTAACCAATAACAATATTCATCACCATCCTGGATAACAACGTATTTCTTATTTGTCAGATATTCCTCTAATGATATATTCTCTTCTTTGAGGAATCCACTAAGCATATCTTCGTCAACCCATCCTGTATATGGTATTTCAAAATGAAAATAACCATCGTCACTTTCCCAATATTCGATTGTGTCAATTCCCCAATCCTTTTCTTTCTGTCCAAGCCACTCATTAAGTTCATTCTCTGTCTTACCATATTTCTTTGCATAATCACTATCTTTATTCTCTGGATGATTTTTATCAGCGACTGAATCTGAAATCATAGGAACGACAATCTTTTTAAGACCAGGAACATATTTTAATGCAAGAGCTTCAAGTTCCTTATAATTCTTATCATTATATTCATGAACTAATGAAGCACAAGCATATAACCATTTGTCATGGAAATTGCCTAATGCTCTAAATGGACTTCTACCAAACTCCATATCATGATCCCAGATGTCCCATTCACAATCTTCTTCGCCAGTTTCTTCATCGTCAAATAAACAGAAATTTTCTATAATCTCATCTGGCGTATAATGTTCATCTTTTTTCATAATGCAGAGCGAATGTTGACTTGATGAATTTGTTTCAAAAACTCCTCTACGAATCTGTCTCTTCATTTTTTCTTACCTCCTTGCTTTAATATTCTCTCTTTGTTACCAAAAGAAACCTGAATTTACTGTTACTGCATATCATTTAATTCTTTATTAATATCTTTTCTCAACTTCTCTTCTATACTTCTTTTTAAATAATCTACGATTCTTCTTTTTCATCTTTCTCCAACCATTGTGATTATTTGCCCAACAAGCACAATCATGGGAGAACCAAGATTGATGATTTTCAGAAAATTGTCGTCTTTTAATCTCTGATCTCATAAAACTCCTCTACTTACAATTCCTAAGTTCAACACTATAGTCATCCTTAACATCAATAGTGACCTCTCTCTGAAATTTTCCTTCCTTATCATAAAGGGATAAATAATATCTATTACTACCACGCTGCTCTAAGTCAAGATTCTCATTCTCAAATAATAATACTCGTCTCTGCCTCTGCATTGGTTTATTCTCTACCTTCAAGTTATTTATTGCTTCTTTTGAACCGACAAAGATTGGTGATTTTAATTCTTCAAGAATGCAACTAATATCATCGTCCAGCCGATCATCATCTTTTGTATGTTTATCAACTGCTTTGATTATGTCTTTCTCAAATAATAATCTATTTGCCACTTTTAATATTCTCCTTTCCACTCACCTAATTCATAGAAATCGTTTATTTGATCATCCAACTTTCTAACCTGCTTTCTCAGCTCACAATCTTCTTTCTTACTATCTGTTCTCTGACACTTCTTCCATAATTCTTCACGCTGCTTAGTCAGTTCATTGTACTTATCAGATACACCAATCTCTTCTACAACAGAAATTTCAATCTTTTCACCACAATGAGGACAGAACTGGATTGGATAATTATCTGTCTGCTCCCATTCGTCTTCGTATGATGTGATAACTTCTGTATGAGAAGTACAGAAATGAGGAATAGAAATACCTTCATCTTTATATTCTCCACCAATGTCGTTTATATCTTCACCTGTAAATACAATGGCTTTATCATTCTGAATTTCATCGCAACAATATGTAAATGGTTTATACTTGTACGAATAAGTGTCATTAAATTTCAATTTGATTAAATCTATCTTCATTTATTCTCCTAGTTCATCAACCTAATTTCTCGAAAATCATCATCAGCTTTTACACCATTGATATAAGCATACCAACCTCTAAGACCTTCTTTCTTAGAGATTGGATATTTATGCTTAATATTCATAACAACTTCGTAATCGTCTGGATAGTTTTCAAGAATAGACTTCAAATCACCAACTAAAATACTACTCATGATTCTCACTCCCAATTCTCAATATTATCATCACAAGGGAAATACGAAAGTTCAATCTCGCTCAGTTTTTTGTAATAGATAACAGATTCACTCCAATCTTTTTCAAAACTTTCGCTATCATATATTTCTCTAAACCCAATCAGAATATCCTTATCTGGAAGTTCAATAGCTTCCTTAATCTGAATATGTCTAAAATGATAATCAACATATAATGACTGATCCACGAACTTTTTATCCATCTCATAAGGAGTATATTGTCCTGGTCTACGAATTTCTAACATGCGAAAAATATGCTCATATCCAAAATCATGTAGCCATGTTTCAAAATCAGTCATTATAATCCTCCTTTTCAAAAGGAATATCTGTCTCGTAAAAATCTCTTGTCACTAAGACAAAATATTCCTCGTCACCTTCGTACCTGAATACACTTAAGAATAAATCTCCATGACATGTATACCAACAGAACTCATTTTTATTTACTCTAAAATAATCAATAGCTCTCTGAATTTCTTTAATTACTTCATCTTTTCCCACTTCAACAACATTTCTCAGATTCTTGTTAGTTCTATTGAAATGTATCGGATAATCAATATTGTCTTTTGTTAATGTAATTCCATCTAATTCATTAACCATTGATTCTTGTCCACAGCAAGGACACTTAACAAACGGTGCGCCAAGCCATCCAATATGAGTATCTTCTTTAGAAATTTCCAATTCTGAATCACAATGTTCACAGAAGATATGTATTTTTTTAGACTTTTCTTCAATGTTTTTGTTAAAATTGTTCTGAATAACTTTTATAATAATCACCTCTTTCTATGTATTTATTCTCTTATCTCAGTTCAATCTCACCGAATTTTAATGTGTCATCTTCAAACATTTTGTTACCCTGATATTTACCAATAAAACAACGTTTAAACGAGGTCGTAACACTGGTTATTGGCGATACGAATTTTAATTCATGTACAATCGGTTTAACTAATGCTTCAAGCGTCTCTTTGTTTGCAAATATGTACGGTTCATGTCCTTCTTTATATACGAATTCTGCAATTTTCGTATTTAACTTATTCACATCTATCTTATCTACTATTGAAAATGTTTCCATTTATTGTTTTCCTTTCCAAAAGAAATGCTTCTTTAATTGGATCACCCTACATCAAACATAACCTCTATATTGGGCAACTTTTCTTTATCCCAATATCCTTTTGTTTGTTCATATTCTCTATCGAATTCAAATTTTGGTCTAAAATCTCCATCTCCATCTGAATAAAATCCAACCACTGAAGAGTGTCCTAAATTCCCACAAGTTTCCATCCATTTCAACATAGAACAAAAATCATTTACCCATCTCTCATCAATAGTTGCTTTTATATTTAATTGTACTTTTTACTTATATTTCTCACCTACTTTCATGACCAAGGAAACGTGGTTTTACTTGGCTTTTTCAACCCCTGAAAGCCTTGATTTTAGGGCATTTCATAGATTGAGATTTTTAATAATTTGTGATTAATACCTCACAATCTGCACTCTTGTCCTTTTTCTGATAATTGCAATTGCTATAATCATGCTTTAAATAATGAACTATGTATTTATCTTTCCATTTATCAAGTAATGGATTGTTATATTTGAGATTATTACTTAATGCAAACTTAACGCCTTTATCATTTAAAGCATCAAGAGTCTCTAGTAATTTATTCTCCATTTCTTCTGTCCAACCACCGTTTTCATTGTATGTAGCAACAGAATTAAAATATGGTGGATCTGCATAAACAAAATCACCTTCCGTAAAATTAGAAAAATCAAATCTCTCAAATGAAATATTTAAGAAACTACAATCTATTTCATTCAGTCGCTTGTGGAAATCTATAAATTTTTGTCTAAGAGTGGGATTAAAACTTGATCTATCTTTGCCAAAAGGCATGTTATATTCACCTTTGGAATTGAATCTGATTTGATTATTGAACGCATAACATAAAAGCGTATAGAACTTAATTGGATCTTTGATACCTGTGTTGTATTCTTCTCTAAACTGAAGATACCCCTCTTTATTTTCTTTTGTTAATTCATACTTATCAATATATGAATCAATCTTCTGTAACACTTCTTCAATATTTGAACCTTGTAAATATCTTAGAAAACCAACTACCTGTTCGCATATATCATTATAGATAATATGATCGGCATTTACATTAATACCAACATTAAAGCCTCCACCAAATAAATCCACAAAAGTATTTATCTTATCTGGAAACATTGGTATAATGATTGGCAGTAACTTATACTTGCCTCCGACATAATTTAGAGGCAATTTAATATATGTATTTTTCAAATTTGTTCACCAATAGTAGCTGCGCAGCTTTACTCACATGTGAATATTTTCCTTTCTTTAATTGTAATTACATTGTTATATTCTCTTGTTACTTCTTTCTAATGTCCCATAAATAAGGATGGCTACATCCACAATTAATACCGTCTCCAATAACACATCTTCTACAATCTTCGTATTCTTTATGTGCTCTACAATACTCTTTAACTGTATTTATAGCATTTATAATTTCTTCATTTATGGATTCTGGTTCAATATAGTCTCTTTCTTCAATTTCCATAATCAATCACCTTTGTCCTAAATATTGTATAGTTTTCGTGACAAGCCAAGAAACCATATTTCATAAATTACTTGGAGTAAGGAATTCCTTCTTGTGTACACAAACCTCGTCTCCTTTCATTTTATTTGAACTCTATTTTGTTCCTCTTTAATACCTTAACTGCCTTATCATAATCAGCTTTCGCTACTTTTATATTTTTCATCTTAGTCGGTTTTGGCTTAATCCAATGACGACATTCAGTAATATCTTCGTCATACCACATCAAACCGCTTTCACAATATTTGTGCCATTGACAGTCATTATTGCCACAGTTACTCATTTATGTATTCTCCTAATCAGTTAATATAAAATGTATATACTGACCAATATGTTCCTTTAGCTCTGTTTTTAAATCGTGACCTCCAATCACAAATTCATCAATATATTTATAATTATATATAGTGTAATTTCCTAATTCATACCACAACATATAGCACACAAATTACCATATGTTGTGGTATTTATTATTTAATTGTTAATAGGTCAAAGCTTTTAATATCCAAATCTCGTAATATTAGTATCATCTGACCAACAGCCAAATGTATCGTTATCACCATAAGCTTTGACGCTTACTGTGGCTCCGTCCATACCATCTGCGATAAAATCATCATTGTAATTGGTAGAGTAAAATGATGTATGTGTTGTATCAAATTCTTTGTAAGTTCCATCTGCTTTTGTGATACGCACTTTGTAAGACGTTGCATTTTCGACCTCTGACCATTTGACGGCTACGTGACTATAGTTAAAATACCTTGATGCACTCTTGAAATAAGATGCATATTTCACTGTCGGTGCAGCGAGGACGCATTTCTCAAGCCAATTTTTTACATAGTTATCGAGTGCATCTTTTAAAGCACCATCGGGCTGAAAGTTAATATCCGGAATCTTAACAGATGGCGGATTAAGTGGTGGTGTACAGGCATATGCTGGGATAGTAGAACCTGCAATCATCATGGTTACAATTAAAGCACTTAATAATTTTTTCATAGTTTTTAATTCCTTTCTTTATTAGCATGTTTACATTGTTTCTATATAATAAGTGATCACCTATATTTATATTATTCTCGAGGTTTGATTCATTGGTTTTATTTAACCGTTTGTAGTGGTATATTTACGACTACTGGATGTGAACCTGCACCCTCTATCCCATTGACAAAAGCCTTTGGGAATACTTTCTTCATTATCTGATAACTTCCATTTACATCTGCATTAATATATTCTCCTTTCTCACTCTGAAATAACCCTCTATAGATTCTTCTATCTTTATTGTAATTTTTCTCAATTGGATCTTCTCCATCAAGAAAAGATGTACCACTTGTATAACTTTCATTTGTTTTAATAAATTTAATTCCTTCATTCTCACATTTATATTCAAGTCTTTGTACGATACTTAAATATGGAATTGTAACAAATTTCTGATTAACTCTTTTGCCCATATTGGTATCTTGCTTCCAACCTGAGTTATACCCACAAACTAAAGTATCAATATCATTACACTTACAAAAATTTACCACCATCTTTGTTGATTTCTGAATATAGTCATCTACTTGATTATTTCTTTTAGTTGTAAATCTTTGCATCTCATTTGACCAATCACTATCATTTCTCAGCTTTAATGCAGATCTCATTTCTGAAATTTTCTTATTATAATACTGATTAATTGACTTTAATGGTTTTCCATTTATTATAATTGGACTCACGTCACAGTTTGTTGTAATAGTCATTAAATTATCAACACCTAAGTCAATCGCAGCAATTCTCTCTGATACTATATTCTCCGTTTCAGGAACTTCTATTTCATATACTATCTCCATAACATAATAATCGGCTTTGGGAACAAATCTACATTGCATCAGTTTACCTTCAGCATGAGTATTCACTGTATAACCACCAAAAGGTTTAAATGCAATTCTGAATTGTCTATCATTTAATGAGCACTGTCTATTCTTCAGCATAAAAACCTGTCTGCCATCCTTCGGTAAATACTTAGGTAATTTTGGCATTCCTAAATACTTTGATGGATTTTTCTTCCAATCTTTTATTGCAACAAAATAGCCTTTCCACATTTTATCTACAAGCTGTATTGTTTTCTGTGCTGCTTGCGAACCACATTCCTTATAGCAATCCATTGACTGCATAAGTTTTTGGACATCATAAGCACCTATTTTATTTTTATTATTAATGAATTCTTGTCTAATAATATAATTTGCTTGATTATATACATTCTTTGAATAGAAACAATACTGGTCTACAATTTTATATATAGGATTATTTCTTTTAATTATTTGCTGTTCAACACGATTAACTTTTTTCATTTAGTTTCCTTTATTTATTATTTTAAAAATTACATAGCTCTAAAACCAAGTGATAATGCTGTAGCAACTCTGTTGGGTTTATTACTAATTAAAATTACATAGCTCTAAAACCTCAAATATGTATTCGTAATTTATATAGTTTCTTGAAGTTTTACGTTCAATGGACAAAACCCACGCCCACTATCCAATCGAATTTCTTCTTTTGGAATACTTGTTACAGGATAAACATTTATTTATCCTGTATTTGTATATTCTCTCTTTCAATTACATCATCTCTGCAATTTTAGATATACTCATTACGAGCCAACATAAAGCCATTGCAGACCATGTAAATTTCTGCATCTTTCCTTTTACAGTAACAGCGTTTGCGATACTTAAAATGACTAATGCAATGTGCATTATCAGTAAAATCACAGTCTCACCTTCTAAAATTTTCACAAGAAATTCCGCTTTCCTGCGAACTTCATATTATGTTATTCTCTGTTTAATTACATATAACAAGCAAAGTTCCACTTCCCATAGCTCCATTACTTCTTGTTGATATTGTAGGAGCAAAATCTTTCACTTCTGTTCCGTTATAAACATCGAAATATTTTGGAAGATAACCTTTTTCTTCATAAAATTTTTTATACTTGTCATTAACCCATTTACTTCTTGTTAATTCAAAATCATTTACAATAGTATATTTTTCCCCACAAGCAGAACTTAATCTGCTTGCGGATTTATAAAATTTCCAGAGTTGATTCCTTCATATAATCTGTTCAATGCTATCTCGAATGCGCCGATCCCAGAGAAGAAACTACTTAATCTCAAATCCTCAAAAAGATATGGCATAGCCTTATATAATTCAACCAATATGTAATATAAAACATCTACTACAATGGAATTCCCTGCTTGCTTGTACAACTGACTATTACTTACCATCTTCTCAGCAGCTTCAAAATTCTCATCTGAAAATCCCATAAGTCTAAAACACTCCTTCGGAGTAAGTTTTCTAATTCTAATAGGTGATTCAATTCTACAAACCCCTGTCTCAGTTGCAGTAATTGTTGGACAAATCTGACCATTTTCCTGAACTCTACCTCTTCTTGTTTTGGACTCTGGATATGATAAATCAGCTACGCCACCTAGTTCACATTCAATATATCCTTTCTTAGTTGCCTGGCGAATTGCAATCTTATTACCCTCACCCTTATTTGTTGTAAGCGTCGGTGCTAATCCATTCTCGTCAAACACATTGCCATTCATACCTTTGCCAGATGGATTTACATTTCCTAGCTGAACAATCTTTGGTTCATGACTACCACCTCCACAAGTATTTAATGTTGGACTACAACCATCTGTACTATAAATTCTACCTACCTGTGGATTTTTCCAATTCCCCTCACATTTAGAAATTGTGCCAATCTGTTTTACAACATTATCATTTACAAGACGTGGATCTTTATAATCTCTTGCTGTTAAAGTAGGACAGAAATCATTATATTCTCTTGATTTTCCTTCTCTTTTAACCTGACAAGCATCGTATAATAAAGCGTCTTCGTTATTGAGATTTGTTAAAAATCTCTGAACCTTATCTTCTGAGATATAAAACTTCTCATCAACATTCTCTTCAAGAATATCTCTTAATCTCGTACCATTATCAAATGGTTCAGGATATGTAAACTTGCCGTTATCCAATTCTTTCTTAATAAAAATCAGATATACACGCTCTCTATTCTGAGGAATACCATAATCTTTTGCATTGAGGACTTTCCAGTACACATTGTATCCATACTCGTCCAACTCATCTGTAAACATCTTGAATGTATCTTTAAACTGCTTTCCCACAATATTCTTTACATTCTCGTACATACCGAAACTCGGTTTATTTGCTCTGATAACTCTCAGATACTCTACCAAAAGAGATGAACGAGTCTTCTCAATGTTATTACTTCCGCAGCATGGACACTTATCTCTTTCTGACCAATGAACTGTCAGTGGGTTATACTCATGTCCACAATCTTTACAAGTCCATACAGAACCTTTCTGCTTACCTGCGACAGAAAAATCCTGGCAGGGACTACCTCCACAAATCATATTAAATGGTTCAAGTTTTGTTTCATCAACCTTAGTAATATCACCAAGATTTTTACTTTCGTTTTCATTGTGAATAGCACAATAAGAACTTGTTGCATATTTATCAAACTCACAGAAGTTCACTAACTTCCAGTTCTTCTCACAATAATTATTTTTTTCTTTATTCTCTGTCAAAATCCTTTAATCTACAGAGATTGCGCAATCATTTATCCTAGAATTTACTGTTAAATCCTTTCTTCTTAATATTATTTTGTTGTAAAATCACTCGAAAATAGGCACGTCTGTCTAATCGAATGAAAAAATATTTCTTGTTACTTTTATTTGGAAAATTTGGCTGATCAGCCGTGAATAGAATTACTTCTATATTAGATTATTCTCTACTTGAAACTTCTTTAATTCATCTTGAATCATCTTCTGCATATCTTCTTTGTCAAAAGATATATTTACAACTGGAATAACATTTGCATTTAGATTAACATCGCCAACAATAGCATTATTAAATGCTTCTAAAAACATTTCTGCAATTTCTTTTTCATAGTTACCACACATTCCATCGCAGTTAATATCTGCAATTACTCTCGAAAAGAAATCTTTGAACTTATCAGCGATAAAATCTTTCTCATATCCTTTTGGAATATCAATTGTTAATTTCATCATTTTACCTCACTTTATTTGTCAAATGGGTTCTCCATAATACAATGGTCAACCATATCTCTAAATGCAAAAGGTGAATCAATCACTCTATTTGAATATCTGAAACGCTTTAAAAACTCAAGTACCTCATGCGTGTCTCTATGTGATAATGGAATAAATGATACATATTCAGGGCGACCTTTAATACATACAACCGCCCAAGAATGGTCATCAGAACAAAAACCAACATCAGTTCCAACGTCTATCATCGAGTTCATCATTTTATGACAATCATCAACTAATTTTTGAGAATTTTTATATGTAACGGCTGCGTCAGATAATTGAATATTAGCATATACACATTTTCTTACTGCATCATTATATGATTTTTTAGCCGCTTCCACTTGAAATAAATCATCTTCTAATAACCAATGTCTCAATTTATCTCGTATTTTATCTTTTAATTTCACTTTCTCACCTCGCTTACCACTTTTACCTTACATTCAATTTCTACAACTTCTAGCTGCCTATCAGCGTTATAACGTCTTGACATAAATCTTCTAACCGCATTCTTAACAGTTTTTCTTGTTTCCCAATATTTGTGTCGAGGGTTTGTAATATTACTTACTAATTTTCCTGTTAATTTATCCATTACACCATATAATGTAAATTCATTTTCCATCTATTTCACCTCACTTATTCTCTATATGGTTCAGGACATTTCTGCCACGCAATCACATCTACGGTGCTACCACTTGGTAAAACATTCCATGTCCAATTTCCCTTTGGATATTCATATCTATCAGCTTGTCTTACCTGTCTCCCGAAAGATGTTTCTATTGTTACCAAATATCTTCCTTCTTTCTGTGGTGGATTTTTAGTTCCCCATTTTGCCATTTATCTCACCTCACTCTATTGGAATCATTTTCGCCATGTTATTACCCATATGTTCAACCGCATGATAATCCGTAATTGGCTTTAAAAAATCACATCTATTAGGTTCACATCCTCTTCCTTGATATAAATTACATGCATAGATACCACGCAACTGATTTGTACATTCAGAAAAGATACATTCTTTTGGTTCATCTGGCATTTTATCTATAATAATTTTCATATTCTAACCTCACTTATTTGTTATCATATCCAAAAATAACAATTCATCTTTCTTTAATGTAATATCATAATCTTTCCACTTCTCCATAAGCTCTCTTGTGTCGAAACCATGCGGAACTATAATTGCATATCCATGCGGAGTTTTATGTTTCTCAATGTATCTTACAGGAATATATGAATAACAGTGAACATCCAAAATAAATTTTATTACAAGATTATCATCATCCACATCGAAATCAAATAACCATTTACTCTCATCACGATTTTGTACCTGCTGTGCAACAGATGCTAATGTACGATTAAGCTGTGTCATACTTGGCTTATCTCTTAACAGACGGATAATCAACTCTTCTCTGATTTTCTCTTCATTCCTAGAATTAACTGATCTATATAATCTTGTCTGTTCGCTAGGAACTCCTTTGGCTGCAAAACTTTTAAAAGCCTCAATTACCTTGTCTTCGTTCTCTTTGTATTCAAGGATTGTTTTTACTCGTTGCTTAAAGTTTGAAATATCCTTATTATCCTTGTTTCGAAAACGAATTAGGTATACATATAAGTTTGACATATTTTTACTCCATAATTTCTTTCAAAACACTTTTACATTTTTCTTTTAATTGTCTGTACTTTACATGATCTTGCTGCGTGTAATAAGCATAAATATCGACAAGTTCAAGAAATAATTCATAATGTCTTTTCTTAACCTTCTCGTCCAAAATCATCTCTTTACAGTTTTCTATATGCATAAAATCATCACAGACCTCGCCATCGCAATCATTACAATTTGGTTCGTCTTGCCAACTTCCTAATCTTGGCAAATACCATAATAATAATTCTCTGAAAGATATAGAACGACAGTCATCTCTACTGTAAAATGTAGGTATTTCATCATCATCTTCGTTTTCTAAGAAATTACAACCCTTCCAGTAAATATCTGCATCTAACTTTCCACATATTTCCTTAATTCTTTTCTTCATAATACCTCCAAAAATTCCGAAGAAATGTGCGTTTCTTTCTAATGTAAAATATATACCATATATAGTATATATCGCTTATTTTTAATACTATATATGGTATATTTGTAACAATTACTCACTTAATTCTGCAAGTGCCTTATCCAGATCCTCATCAGACATATTTTCAAGTGCTGCGTCCTGTCTTTTAGCCTTGATTTCAAGCAATCTCTGTCTCATCTCAGCATTTTTCTTAGCGTCTTCTCTCTTTTTCTTCTCATCTAGCTTCACACTAACAATATACTTGACAATTTCAATCTTATTAGAAATCTCCTCATCTTCCTTTGACTTGGTATTCAGAAGACTTTCTTCCTCAGACTTCTTTGCTTCCGCATTGAGTGTCTTAAATACTGAGTCCAGATTTGTGAGAGATAAATCCCACAAATCAATTACGTTAATCATTCCTCTGAATGGGAACTGATAGTTTGCTCTTGTTGCATTAATAAATAATTCGTTGTTTGTCATTATAATAATCTCCTTTTCTAATTAAAACTTAATCTTCATTACACGCTCTGTTGCGCCCTTAACCTTAACAACTAAATCTGCTCTCTTTGTCATAGAGAATCCGATTCCTGAAAGCTGATCATCAGTATCTTCTACATGGCATTTAGCCCCTAATGCCTCAAACACTCTCTTGTGCTTCATTAAATCATTGTCAAGGAACTCAAGATAGAATCCATTAGGCTCTTCGTTGTTCACACAATCCTTCAGGAAGAAGAATAAATGTCTATGACCAATTCCATCCTGCTCATCAAAATAATTTGGACTATAACTAATTACTGATACAGGAACAAACTGATTAGTGCTTACACCCCAAATCTCACGACTTGAAATAGATGAACTTCCAGATAGCTTTTCCTTAATTGAGAAGTTGCCATTCTCATCAAGCGTAACTTCTGCCACCTGAACATTACCAGAAACAGGACTATTGCATTCAAACGCAAAAATCTCACCATTAAATTCAATTTCTGCCTTAAATCCTTTACTTCCTCTTGCTGCATACTGATTTACAAAGAACTTATAAACACCTGGTTTCATATGTGACATATCTGCCCATGTAATATTTTCCACAGAAGGCTTTCCCACCATCTGCTGCATAGGATGTGTAATATCAATATCTAACTGACCGCCACATCTTGACATACTAGGTTTTCTACAATTGCCAAAATAGATCTCATTTCCATCAGGTTCTTTGCAATGTGCATCAAGATCACTGTTGTCATTTTGTCCCTCATTCCACATGATTGAAAATCTGAGTACACCGTCAACATTACCGCCAGCAGCTTTTACATTCTGCTTCATATCAGAGTCAGTAATGTTGCCTGAATAAGCCCAAGATAATCCATTATTCCATTTGAACATTGTCTTAGCGTCTGGATTAACAGGTGCAATCATAGAAACAAAGTTCTTCTCATGTTTATTCTCTACAAAAGCTTCAATCTCCTTTGCAGTTGGAAGTACCTTATCAATGAAATCCTGTGCTGAAATCTCTTCAACCTTAGAAAACTTCTTAGGACTTACAGCAACATCTTTTTCCATCTGACCAAAAATATCATCTGCACCAACCATTCTTCTTGCAGCACTCTTATTTGAGAACAGTACATTATTTACAGTAATATCATTTAGATTAGCAAATCTTCTCTGTAATGAATCCATATATCCAAGCTCTGTGATGGTCTTCTTTGCATCCTCAAGCATCTTCTTTGTAAAAATAGCCTTTGGACGCTTATAATTACTTGGAGCGACAATCTGCTCATACTTCTTAACTGCTGTGTCAAGATCCATATCCTCACTTACATTGATAAGAAGTGTTCCAATAGAATGATTTCTAATTCTACCGATAGCCATACCTGCTGTTACCGACTTCTCCCAAGCATATAAATCCTTTTCAGTATCAAAAGTCAGCTTATCGTATTCCTTCTTATACTTCTTGAACTCTATGAGTACACCTTTCCACTCTTCACCCTTGTAAAGTGTATTTGAGTTGATAAGTTCAAGAATTGTATCAAGTGCTTCCATAGTAATCTCATCGAGAGAACGCTTAAATACATTTCTTGTATCTCTGAACTGTCCTTTAACTTCCTCGTTAGAACGACTACTTCTATTTACGAATTTGCTTGGAAGCTCTAAGAAGAAGTGATCCCACTGATGAGACTTTCCATTGATTTCCTCAAAGTTAAAATCTGTACCAATCTTAGGGAACTTAGTTGTATAAATATCTGTAACTGTATGAGCTTTTACAAAAGCATCAAGTGCATCACATACTGGCTGATATGTTGTATCACCAAGATTCAGTTCCCAAATCGTATGAATCTGGTTATCCTTGATAGTGACAGCAGAACCAATATTCTTAATAAACTGTCTACAACAACTACAATCATGTTCTCTACGCTCTCTGAAAATCTCATTTGTACCAGCAGGGAAGCTATCAAGATATGTATTCCATAATTCATCTTTGTCTACATTTACCTCAAATAAATGTGTAGTCTCTTTCTGCATTTTATCGAAGTGCTTCTGTAAAGCCTTCTTAAACATCATAAATCCATCCATGTTTTGTACCTCTTCTTTCTTATATTTATTTTTGTTAATTGTTTCTACTGTTATATTCTCCGTTTATAATCAAAAGGAAACGAAGTTTTACTGTGATTTTATTTACTACCAAATTCCATTTACCGTTTTATCAACAATTTCTCTCATTGCTCCACCTGTCATTTTGTTCATTGTATCTGCAACAAGACATTTGAATTCTGCTCTTATTCGCCTATTATGATGAGTACATGGCGTTGAACAATAATTATTTCTTCTACATTTTTCACAATTGCCACTTAACTTCCACTGTTCATTTTCCTGAATCTGTTCCATAACTTAGCCTCCTCTTCTATCTAAAATCTTCTGAATAGTTTTCTTATCTTTCTCAGATAAACTATCCCAATCCAACTTAAAACTTTCACAATTCTTATGGCAATTCCAACCATCACCACAATCATAAGAATAACGGTACGCACAATAATCACACGCCATTTATATTCACCTCGCTTCCATATGAAATCGAACTTTACTTCCTTGTTAATCTAATTATCATCTCTACAAGTCTTTCCTTACTCATAGCATGTAAATGCTCTCTCTTCTCATCATCTGAGCAGTTCTCAATAATTTTTAAATCACTCTCTGGCATTTTTAATATCCTCCTTATATTTTTTCTAACTAGGCTGGTGGGACTTGAACCCACAAAACCTGCGGTCAAAGCGCAGTGCGTCTAACCAATTTCGCCACAGCCCATTAGAGACGGTGTGGAATTTCACCACACCAAGTTATTCTCTATTTACTGGTCTGAATTAGCATCCTTTGTAACAACAGTGTCGCTGCCCTGAACTGTTACCCATCCATGCTTGAGCCTTGCTTCAGCCTCTTTCATACGAATGAGCTGATCAGTAATTGAACTGTTAATCTTTGCATTTGCGTCTGCCTCTGCCTGCGCTGCAATAACCTTTGCGTCTGCATCACCCTTGGCTTTTGTAACCTCTACCTCAGCATCAGCTTTTGCCTTATCAATATTTGTCTGATTCTGAATTGCCTGAGTCTCCGCATCCTGCTGAGCCTTAATCTTAGCGTTTATTGCTTTCATTGTATCTTTATCCACATCAATATTGATTAAAGATACGTTGCTAATTGTAATACCATACGGCTCAAATTTCTTTGCAAGATAATCTGAAACTGAATTATTAATATTCGCTCTTTCAGAACCAAGAATATCGGATACTTTGTAATTTGCAACAATCTCTTTAGTCCAAGAAACAATATTAGGTTTGATAAAACTATCTCTTACCTCTTTACCACTCTGTCCTTTAAATCTTGTAAAAACGTCTGCAACACTATTTTGCTTATACTGATATGTATAAGTAAGCTCTAAAGTCATTGACTTACCCTCTGATGAACTTGCTGTGAAGCTATCATCATCTGGCGAATCTCCTTTTTTAGAAGCTGTAAGATATGACTGCTCAAGACCAACTGTATATAATGTTGTCTTTACCATTGGACTCTTCCAATGCCAACCTTGATCAAGTACCTTTTTCTCTACTCCACCGTTCGCATTGTACTGAACGGCTGCATAGCCAGCAGGTACTCTTACTAAAGATTTCATACATATGATTGCTACAATTACAAGTACAATAGCTGCTACAAATCCTCCTAGTTTCTTCATTATTCTTTTGTCTCCTTTTCATCTTTATTTATTTCTTCTGTCACACTATTTTTTATTATCTTATAGACAAATGAGCCTATCTCTGTAAAAAATGGCGACAGCAAAAACCATAGTATTAATAGTCCTATAATGACCAAAATCATCAAAACTGGCATTTAATTATTCTCCTATCTCAATAACAAATATTTTAACCAATCAGGTATATCAGCATTTACAACCATACTAAATATCCCAATGTCTGCTAATATAGCGAGTATCGTAATTACTATAAATATTCCTATAATAAATAACTTATCTTTCATATGTATTTATTCTCTCCTTGCCAACTCATATATCCAAGTATTAACAGTTTCTGTAAATCATTACCATGAAAGCCTGTTACATCGCAAAATGCACCAAGTATTTCTGTATCTTCATGCGTTATTGCATGATAATTTACGCTGTTACATTCCTCTAAGTGATTCATATTTCCATTTCGGAAGAATGTATCATGTAATATTTCAAATTCAGTATTCATCATAATCTATAACCTCTGATTTTTAGCAATTCTTTTAATCTTCATATTCTCTGGAATATCCATTGGTCTGAAATCAGATCTTATAATCCTTGATATAATTACTGGTTTAACACCGCATTTTGTGTAGCACATGACTATATCTCCTACAGATATATTCTCTACAAACATTCTCCATTTTTCAGAAGTCGGAACTCTCCAAACGTATTCTTTATTACTCTGCTGATTTGGATGCCTACCATATATGTATGTAATTATTTTATTTTCTCTTTCATATTCATATCTATATTGTTTGACATCTTCCACATCAAACTCTTTAAGCACTAAATATCTTATGTATCCATCTACTAATTCTTTTTTATGGTTAATAATAATTGGCTTGTCCAGCTCCCCATGTTCTATAAAATATCTCTTTACTCTATTCATCTTTGTCTCATTTGGTACAGACTCTTCTAGGTAATCTGGGATTATAATATTCGTTAGTTTCATATTTTATTTTTGTTCTCCTTTATGTATTATGCATTTGCCATCTTATCGAAAGATTTCTTCATGAAATCATAATTTACTTTCTGAGATGGACTAAACTTTTTTGTATTCTTATATTTATTAATCCATTCCTCAAACTTATCCTCATTTTCATTCTCACAAGCATATGCCATTAATGCGATTAGAGCTGTTTGACACTGCTGATATATTGGAGCATTGACTTCAATTCCATTGTGGTCAAAGCAATAATCAACAAGGTCAGAGTAAGTATCAATGTCCTCATCTGTCGCTTCTGGATTTGCATTTTCCTGTACGAATGAGAGTGTTGATTTCTCGACATTATCAATTGTGCTCTCACTTGTATTATTCTCTGTTTCCGTATCATCAATATGTAAAAAATCATTCATAAGAGTTTCCAAAATATGTAATTTATCAGCAATAACTGATTTATCTTTTGTACTTGCATTCTCATCAACAGTATCAAACAATTTACCATCAACAGAAGTCTTTCTTAAAGAATTAATGAATGCCGTTAAAAAATCATTAAACATTTCATCATCTAATCCTTTTTCTGAAAACTTATTAAATAATGTAATCCAGATAAAAGAATCTTTAACGGTAAATAACTGTTTAGTATTTGCATCAACTATTTTTCCTAATCGACTAATATTTTTATCCAATATATTAAATTGCTCTTCTGTTGCATTGTCATTTAAATATATTGCTAATTTCTTTCCATTTTTGTTCCATTTATTAAAATGAAACATAGTCATAACAGACTCACTAATTATTCTTTCGAGGATTCCATTCTCTCTGTCTGTTTCTTTAACATTGCAGCAATTAATAAAGAAATTTCTTTTCATAATTGACCTAATCCGATCTGCAAAATTTGGTAAATACAAAAATTGCTTTTGACTTGTCGTAAAGTTTTTTCGCTCATTATAACGTTTCATATACTTTGCAGTTTCTTTTTTATTGCAATGTTCATGAATGACTGTCTCAACCTGATATTCATCGAATTTCTTCTGAAGTTCTTTTGGAAACTGACTGTATGTTTTGTTGCGTATATCAAACTCGGCATCGTCCCATGATATATTTCCTTCATTGTCTTTTATCATCTTTTTATATTTAATGATAGAATCTTCTACAGACGATTTGATTTTATAATTGCCTAATTTAATCATTTGAAAAGCTGCTGTACGACTTCCACCATCGACAATTTTAGTTTGTCCACTATCTTCTTCTGAAAGGATAATAGGAGGAATATAGTCATCAGTTAGAATTGTAACTGATAGTCCATCTATAATTGCTTTCCATGCAGGATTTCTCTGAGTGTCAGCATCATTTTTTATATATCCTTCGCTAACATTATCCAAGTATTGACTCATTGTATATGTTTGTTTTCTAGGTCTTGCCATGTTTATTCCTCCTATTATTCAATGTGTTTTATAATAAAATCGAAATATTTCTATACGATTTCATTCCGTTCATACGATTATTAAATTCAGTTTGTGTTATATGTAAAATATCTTTTATATCATTTGCATGGTAGCCCTCCATAAATAAATTTGCTACCTCTAACTGCTCATCCGACAAATTATTTAGATATTCTTTTATTATTTCTTTTAAATCTGGCTTAAAGAAATCATCCTCTAATGTAGGAGATATAGAAATTCTTTCTAATGTATCAACACAATCTTTTGTAGGTGCATCAAGTGATACATCTGGCAGAAATACTCTATTACCATCTTTGTCTATTCTTGTATTACTTCGACATTGACGATTTTTATCTCGTAAATATGTAGCATATAATCTTCGATTAAGTATTCCTCTATAAAAAGTTTTGAAAGAAGCACCTTTTTTATTGTTCGCATCATATTTTTTTACGCATTTAAACAAAAGAAATTGTGCCAAACTATATATGCCATCATATTCTTTTCCACTAATTCCACCTGCATTCATAATAATTAAATTGCACATCTTTTTTATTTCTGCCATTTCATTGTCGCAGTATTCATGAAGAATTTTCATTTGATCTTCATTCCATTCTTCGTTTTTCATTGTTACCACTCCTTATGTTTGATATTTAATTATTCTCCGTTTCCTATCTCAACTATTCGAGATTTCTATCACCCTTTCTTCTTATTTATAATAAGAGGCATCAAGGAGTTGAACCTTACATGATTTGGCTTTCCTGCAAAGCTGATGCCTCATCCGTTAGTGGATTAAACTATGGTAGAACTATAGCAGCTACACATTCTGCTCTTACAAGGTAAAATTTATGTACGAAGAAACAAGTACCTTGTGTTCTGCACTTACATCGGGTGTGATTCAGTGCATAACGGGGCTAGTTGGATTCGAACCAACGAATACAGCAGTCAAAGTGCTGTGCCTTACCGCTTGGCGATAGCCCTATAATTTATTAAATTTTGATTAAATATGTGAAAATTATGCTGAATTGCTTGAAATTAATTGACATTCCGTCAATTTATATGTATTATAATTATGAGCGTATTCCAGTACGTTCATGGTACAACAATTCAATTAAACAATATTTTTAGGGAAAGTCGAGCGAGTGTTCCAGCACGTTATGCTCGGCTTTCTCTTTTTGTATCTCACATTTAATATAATAGAACGTTCGTTCGGTTTTGCCAATACTTTTGCCGAACATTTATTCTATTTTTTATATGATATCACGTTGCGAGTCCCAAATTCTGCCCTCGCAACTATTTTCTTGAAAGAATTGTATGTAAATATCCCCTTGGTGTTTCTTCTTGGATTTCTGAGAAAACTCTAAGTCCGTTGGAAAATTCATCACATACCTTTGCGATGCTCGCAGCTTCTTCCAAGATATTTGTGCAGTCGCAAAACTTCTTTTTACAAAATCCAACATTTACATCAGGCTTTGCTAAATCTTGCTTTGCTACTAACACAACTGCATCTTTTTTCGCAAACTTCTTTGCCTCTTCTAATGTCATTTTAATATATTCCATGTTAAGCCTCCTCTAATTGTCCGAAATTAGCGTCATACACTGCTTTAATCTTTTTCTTCTCTTGTAATTTAGTGATAGTACCTAACTTCTTAATTATTCTCTTTTTTGAAACCTGTCTGACACACTCGCCAAGAATCATTGAGTCTTTGGTTAATCCTTTATTTATATCTTTATAGAAGAAGGAATGTGTTGGCTGCTGAAGGTGTTTTATCTTGCTTGTAAACGGCATCACAATAGTTGTATCAGAGTAGATATTTCCGTATGCGTTCTGAATAACAACTGCTGGTCTTATACCGCCTTGCTCACCTGCGAATTCAACTTCTCCAAAATCAATCATTAATATATCAAAAGTGTTGATTTCCATATATCACTTTCCTCCCTTCTAAAAGTTCTTTACCTCTTGATAGTTTATATTATAGCGTATACGCTAATTATTGTCAACACTAATTATTGCAGAGACTATAAAAATTTGGTAAAATGTATATATCAAGGAGGTTTTTATGCAAATAACACTTAATGAAACCCTTAAAAAGATGAATAAATCACAATATAAATTAGCACAAGAGACAGGAATAGCTTCCTCTACAATAAATAAACTTTGCAATGGTAAAACAGATAGTATCAAATTTGAAACACTTGAAAAAATCTGCCAGAATCTTAATTGCAATATAGAAGATGTGATTCATCTCAACTAAATATAAACGCCGTCTTTTCCTTATTTTCTCTTATGTGTTCATCTTCAAGGCAAGCATAACGCTCTGTTATTCTTAAATCGCTATGTCCAAACATACTTGATACTTCCATTAACGCTTGTGCTTTGTCGTCAGAACACTTAATATATCTATTTGCCATAGTCTTTCTAAGCCCATGAGTTCCTATTTTCTGCGTTATTCCAGCTTCTCTACGAGTCTTTTCCATTATTGAATACCATGCCTTTTCAGTCATTTTTACACCTTTCTGTGATGTAAATATATAATCATTTAGATTAATATGAGAAGAGTATATTTTCCACTCATACCACTGATTAATAGCAAAGATGAAATCTGCATTCCAATACAAATCTATATGTTTATGGCATTTTTTTGTCTTTTCAGGTACATATTCTCCTTTTTCTTTTATATTCCATGATTCGTCATAAATATCAGACCATTTTAAATTACAAAAATCTCCACCACGTAGTCCAATATTAATTGCACACACAAACATTGTTAAATTTCTCAGATTTATTGTATACTTGTTTTCTGTAGCAGAATTATCAGCCCTATGCTTAAATACATTATATACTTTCATAATTTCATCTTCTGATTTAAGACACCACATTTTTGTTGATTTTCCAATGCTTGTTTCTTTTTTATCCTGGTTAATAGGGAAATTAATAATTCTTCCTTCATAACTAATTTGTCTTTCAGCTAACATATTAATCGACTACCTTTCCTACATACATATTCTCTGTTTGCCATTCTGGTAGCAGCTCATTATTCTCATCATAATATTTTGACTTAATTTTCTTTGCATATTCCATTCGCTCATCAAAATCATCGCACCACCTAACTTCAAGATTTTTAGTTCTCATTTGCAACTTTGTGCATAGGCAACACAAATTTTTTACATGATCCTTCTCTCTCATATTCGGTCTACGTATTTTATCACCAACTTGATTTTTGCTAAGACATCTTAAGCAGATAAACTCACTTGCTCTGCTCGTATTGTCGTGTCGTTTACTCATATTCATTACCTCATTTTCTGTACTAAAAAAGAAGCAGATGTTTCTGCTTCTAATACTTATTTCTGTATTTGATTTGCTTTTAATAAGAAAGCAATTTTTCTTTTCTTTTGGTTTAGTTACCTTCTAACTAAATTACCAAATAAATTCATCGCCTGTTCTCTTGTATATATTTCTTTATTATAAGTGACTCTTGTATCAAAATGATACTCTTTTAATTTTGTTTCATCTAATTTCAATACACCATAAGCAATCATATCGTTTAATTCATCTATTTTGATAAAACACCCATTAGGATTGCTTTCAGATACATTAAAATCTGAAGGATACATTCTATACATAACTATCGCCGCCTTTAAATTCACAAAAGAAATCGTCATTTACTTATAGAAATCTATTACATACTTCTTCAAAAAAATCTAATTTTGCCAGTCTAATTGCTTCAGCTAAAGTAAAGTCTCCACCTATATTTTCTTTGATTTCTTTTGCATAAGGCACAAAACTTTCACATCTTATTCCTTCATTTTTTGAAACAACATAATCTTTATAAATCAGTGATAATTCTTCGTTTGTCTTATCGCTATATGGAATTTTCATTTTATATCACCTCTTCCAATTTTCCAACAAATTCTTAGTACCCATTACACATACAATAATACTTAACAGCAGGTTCTCCACTAACATGGCGATACCCTATTTCTCTTATTAGTCTTAAACCTGAATTATACCGCTCGTCATTTGTAAAATTATCTTTTCTTGCCAATTCATTTATAATTGATTCCATTTGTATTCTCACTTCCTGCTTCATTATACTAATTTCCGACAAATCATACTGCTCAGCTATTCTCTTAAATTCATCAGATAATCCAGTCATTTGTGATAAATCCTCAATGGCTCTTTCCATATGTCCATAAGCAAGATCCAAATTATTCCATACTGACTGCAAGTTATTTTGCGTTTTATTAATTCGACTCATTGCACACCTCACTTCTTCTGCTCGTCAATTAAATCCAATACTTCGCATAAAGTTTTATATCTGCCTTCTTCTAAGTCATCCATATTGCGATTTGCTGTTTCATTTTCTAAATCCTCAATAAGCTGCTCTATTTTAATTCTTAATTCGTCCACTGTTATACCTCGCAATTCTCTTTCCAATCTCTTTATCACTTGGGCGTTTCTGTAACTGATTTATTGAAACATGTCGCTGTTCAATATAACCATCTTCCATTTCAAAATCAACATCTGCTTCCTCATTTGTTTCCCATGCATAATCTACAAATGTTCCAAATAATTTTAAATTTTTATGAAATACTCTATCACCTTTCTTAAATTCCATTTATATTATATCACCTCTTATCTCTCAGTTTCAGTTACAATTAGATTCTCTATATCGTACCTGCAATCAATCCAATGTTCATATAATCCAATGTTTTCATCTGTTGGTTTCCTTGTTGCTGATGAAATATAATTATCAAACTTAACGATTGTATTATATATTTTCTCAAAGTCTTCTTTTGTGATCTCGTCAGTATTTCTAAATTCTTTCATTATATCACTTCTTCCAATCTTCCAAGTAAATCATATTTTTATTCTCCAATCTTCTAATAAATTTATTCTAATCCAATCATTTTCTCAAAATACATTGCTGCTTTACCATTTCCACCCTCATGTTTATATCCAATACATCCAATCAATGCAGAATCAAGAGATAAATATGAATGGTTTGTATCACTGTAGTTAATGTATCCATGATAATATGTTTTCTTATCTCTTTTATCAATATACTCTACAATCTGATATTCTCCAATGCAATGTATTTTAATCACATTGCCCCATGTAAATTCTTTTTCTATAAGTTCTAACTTTTCTTCATGTGTTGCTTCTCTTACATCCTCGTCTGTAATGGTATTTAACTCGCTAAAATAGCAACTTCCATAATTACACGGATGGAACTTAAAATCATTTTCGCTTTTTACTACTGTTCCAATCTGATTTTTGTATACAACAATGTCTCCGTATTTCATGTGCATCACTCTCTTTCTTTATTATACACTACTTTCTTTGAACTGGAAAGTATAAGACAGTTTCCATCACATATATAGCGTGGAAGTTATGTAATTATGCTTTAATTTCTGGTGTAGTCTGCTGAAACATTTCTGTTGGTGACTGGTTATATGCTTCACACATAGCACAAAATGTTTTAATAACATTATCCCATTACTTTCCTCTACCCACTGAATGAATGGTTTTCCACCTCTCTGTTTTAGACAGATTCCATATTTGTACTGAAGGTTTTTGTAAAGTTCATTCCAAACATTTCCAAACGGAATACCTGTCACAGCAGATAATTGTCTAACACCTGCATTTAGTTTACTTCTATCAGACCATGCAAGAATCCCACCTGCCAATGCTTTGTTGTCATTTTGTAGCTTCTCAATATGTCTATTCTTAAACGCTACAAGATTTGCTGATGCTATTGCAACTGCATTTGCATCTCCACTTGCTACAGCCATTCCAACACTGAGCATTAACTTCTGTTCTTCTTCAATATCTTCTATTTTAGTTTCCGTTGAAGTCTTTTCTTCTATATTAAGAAGCTGATTTCTAACCTCTCTTGCAACCTCTGAATCCCTAAGTAACATTCCAACTCTAAGAATCGCTCTACGAGGGAATACTTTTTGCCCTCTTGTTGGAAAATCAAGAATGTTTCCATCTTTAAATATAAATGTTACTTTTCCTTTTGATGTTTTCAAACTTTCATATTGCAAGTTTGAAAGATCCTTGTATTTTACAACTTTCATACCATCAGTTTCTAATTCGTCAGAATGTCTGCTGTATACTGCCACTATTGCTTCTTCTCCAACTTCATAAAATTCAGCAACTTGTTTTACTGTTGCAAGTTCTGTTCCTGGTAAAAGAAGTAATTCCTTTACCTTGTCCAATACTTCATATCTTCCAACGCACTTATCTCTAAGCTGTCTGTCATCGAGTAATGGATTTTCCTTTTTCCTCTGTTCCTTTGTTAATCGCATATCGTATTTTCCTTCCTATATATAAAATTATTAATTATTACCTAATGTGTTATTCTCTTTTTCCCAATAAAAAACCACTAACATTAATTAAATGCTAGTGGTTAGTGTGTTGTATACTGTCTTATTCATCCTTTACAGTATACTTTCCTCTGTTATATTGTTTCATTGCATATGATTTTCCATGTAGTGTTATGTCTTTACTAAACTCGCCCCAATCTGTATGATAACCATCTGGTGTCGTATTATGATTGACTCCCCATTCATCTAAGTGTGACATTCCATATACTATAAGCAAAAATACTATAAAACAAACTGCATTTACCATCTCTTTACCTCCGTTTATCTGTTAATCATCAACTATTACTATATTACTATTATATCACTATTAATAGTATCAAATATCTCATAGAAGTTCTCTGTATAAATTCCTTCCAATTTATCGGCTTCCTCATACTCATTAAGGGCATATGTTGCAGCTTCCAACGAATCGAAACTATCTATGAAATTTCCACCTTGTCTGTCTCTAATTTGAAACATATAATCACCTCCATTATATTATTATCTTCGAGAAGAATGTCCATATCATCAGGAATGACCTCTATTCCATCTTCAACTCTCATTCCATCCGCTTTGTACTCTAAATACTCTCTAAGATCATCGACATCGTCAGCATTTTCCCATTTGTCATGCATCTCTTCACCAAATATTTCAATGTCTGGTTCAAAAAAATCTTTAAGTTCATCAAAACTCATTTCCTTAGTATATTCAGCCTTATTGTCTATGTCAAACACTCTATACTTCATAATACATACCTCCAATCATAAATCCATTATATCAATTCCAAATTCTGATTTCAAGACATTCTCAAAATCTGGATCAATCTCACAGTATCTCTTAATAAATTCATTGTTATTGCATGGTGCAAGTTCTCGATGCACCTGTTCTCTTACATCGCCGTTCATAAATATTGCAATTGCTGGCATCGCATATTTACTTATTTCCATTTCATCAACCTCTTCTCTAAGGAAATTTCCGTTTCTTCCTAATCGCTAATCGGTAGCCAATTTACAACCGCTGGCATTTGAATTAAGCTTTCTGTTTTCTGTATATCTTTTTGCATTTCTTTTATGTCTTCTATAGTTGGTGGAATATTTTTAAAATTATATACCGCACTATATATTCCGTTTTCCGTACAAAATATTACTAAATGTTTCATACTTGTTTTCCTCACTTTCCGCAGTAAATCATCGTTTCCTTGGATTTTTCCAACCCATTCGTCTCTTTTCATTCAAATCTTTATTATATGGACATTCTGGAATTTTGCATTTACCACACCATCCAATATCACTTGCAGATTCACGATCATATGCTTCATCATAATCACAAAGTTCGTGATCTATATTTTTTGTTTTTCTGCTCATAATAACAACCTCTCTTTTTTTAAGAAATCCTCATTTCATTGTTTATGCAACACATAAGGTAGCTGCAATTTCAAATTCCTGTCTTGATAGTTTAAATGGAATTTGTTCATCTTTTTCCTGTAACACAACATAATCTTCAGTTTCTTTGAGCAATTCACAAGTTTCTCCATCCATACAGGGAGTACCATTATCGGTTTTCAAATCAAACCACTCCTTATCTCCATCTGTTTCCTTTTGAATATATCCACCATATTCCAGTGGTACATATTCCTCTTCATTGTCAAAACCTGTTAATGTATTAAATAACATTGCTGTACTTACTGTATACTCTTTCATAATTTTTCCTCCATTCTACTTATAACAACCTATTTTTTCATAAACACCAATGCAAAGTTCCTTGTCAGAATATCCAATATCCTGAAATTCCAAATATCCATCAATCATTTCCCACGGATAAGGATAACTTCTACCTATAAGCTCTTTTTCAGGAATTTCTTTCATAATTCTGATGTCAAGTTTATAATCGTCATCTAAGTCGTTTAAAATTTTTCGTAGTTCTCCAACAGTTTTAATCATTTTTCCTCCATTCTTCTAAAGAAACTCTTGTTTACTGTGCTATTTAATAACTATTATTTTGTAAAATATTCAACACTCTATCCTGTAATTCTCTCGATGTATCAACTGGACTATCAATAATAGCCTGACACACTTTATCAATTTCTTCTTGTCTAAAACAGGAAGCATTATCGCTTTTACATAATTCACTATAAGCTAAATCAAAAGCTTTTCTTAAAGGTGTTTTTGTTCTTGCTTTCTGCGTTTTATCACAATCTTCTAAAAACTCTTTTAAAATTTCTCTTGCTTCTTCCTTATACATATATCATCACTCCATTTCTTTTAAAATTCTTGCAAACTCTGTATGCATTTCAAGTTCTTTTTGTTCACAATAAATAAGTCTTTTCCAACCTTCGGATTTCCTTTTCTCTTTTGAGAGTTCTTTCTGATATTTCTGTATATGTTCTTTATTGACTTCTATCATTCGCAAACAATTTTCCAAAACTTCTTCTTTAGTTCCACATTGATTTACTGGAAGTCCCCATGCACTTTTATGATCCATTTCTGTTCCATAACCATAGAAAGTATCGCTATACTTTGCTAAAATAAATTTACTACCCATTCCAGTAAGCATTTCAGATAATACCGTCATATAATCACTCTCCCTTACCACTCAGGTTCTTTATTAATCAACCCTAAATAAAATTCATGCTTTGCTCCATCGTCAAAATGTTCTCGTAGATCAGTCAATGTTTTTATTCCATTTTTTAACGATTCATAATCAGTAAGTACCATATCATCTGTATATTTTGTATACTCGTTCCTACCAATGCTCAATCTAAAAGTTTCACCTGTTCTAACCCAACCCCATTTCCCTGTGTTTTTTGCTATCGGATAAGCACCTATCATATACCCATATAAGTTTGGGAATGCTTTTGTATTTTCACTATGCCAATCTTCAAGCTGTATTTTCGTTCCATCTGGTAAAATTGCTTTGTCAATTATTTTCTGCATATCAGTCACCAATCCTTTCTCTCCATTTCTTAATTCTTACGAGATAACTTACATTCTCTCTGTATGTTTTCAACTGCGCTTTTGCATCTGCATAGTCTTCACAATTACATTCAATATCCCATCCATAACCACAATTTCCTTCAATTGCATAACAATCTTTTGTTTTTCTCTTATATGCCATAATCACTCAATCTCCTTAAATTTCAATATATCCTACATATCTATCTTCTTCTGTATCATATACTTCCGCATATACATTTCCATTTTCCATTCCCCATAAGAATGTAATTTGATAATATCCATCTTCTGTTAAGTCGTAATTTTCGTGAATATTAAGACGATTTCCATCTCTTAGGCAAGAAGTATTATTATATACATCTTCTGCACTGTCATAACTAAGATCATTTTCGTTTAAGAAACGTGCAAGCTTCATACACATTCCTTCTGCAAACGTGCCTGTTAATCTATACTTTCCTTTGTATTTGTCGTAATCATCATTCCAAACTGTAAAATCGTTAATTGTTATGTATTCTGCCATACTAATCAACCTGCCTTTCCATTTTAATTTCTTTTAACATATTTGCTTTGCACATTATTAAGTTCTCTTTCATATTCTCAATTCGTATATCCATAAACTCTTTGAGTGCCTTGTCAAATTGTTTCTCTGTAATGTCATGTCCGTAGTTTGCAATCACAACATCCATAACTTCTCTATATGAGAAGCCATTAAACAATGTGTCATTTTCATGTATTGGTGAGTTATAAGTAAACTCTTTTCCATTCCGTGAATCCGTTTCAGGATCATATAACCATCTGCTCATATTAAACTTCCTCTACAATTCCGTTTTCTGCATTGCTCCAATAATATTTCTTTCCATTCTTCACGTTCTCAAAAATTACTGAATATGAAAATGTTTCAAACGGTGTAAATACTTTACCATTACATGTAGTTGGTGATTTCTCTGTATTCCAATCAATACCAAGTTTTCCGTTTACTTCTTTCACTGTAAATACAGTTCCATAATTCCGTGTTTTAATCTCTCTGTTGTATGTGTCATACATATGTACTTTTACTTTGTCATTTACCTTTAACATTTTGTGTTCCTCCTTGTAATAAAATAGGCAGCTAGATATTTATTCCCCTAACTGCCTTTGATTAGTTACTAGATAATGAATTGCACAGTTTCCGTACTGGACAATTCTCACATACACTATTATCATTAAGTGTATCTTCTACACAATTTAAGCATACAACGTCTACTGCATCCAATATTGCATTTTCTTTTTCTTTATCCATTCTGTATTACTCCTTATCTTGAAATATCCATTTACTTGTTAAAAACCTCATCCATGAACATTGTGTCTAAATAATGAGCAAGGATGTTAAATTCATTTGAGTTCTGTAATTTTTCAAATAACTCTGCTACATACTCTTTTTCGTTTTGGATATCTTTTGTGTCGTCTGAAAAATCTCTGTTAAATTCAAGCAGTTTTTCAGCCATTTGCATTGGCGTGTGTTCATACTTTTGTATTTTTCCCATTTATTTTTCTCGCTTCTGCTTATATTCCTTGTATTCATTAGGATAGAATAATGATATTACTGTTATAAGGTTGCAATGCAGCGCATCAGCCCATCTAAACATCGTTGTAATATCAGGATTGCATTTTCCTTCTACTCTTACCCATATATGCTGTTTTTCCATTCCGACAGCCTCACCAAAACTCTCCAATGTGGGATAGCCTTTATACATTAGATAGTCTCTGATTTTCTGCTTCTGTTCCAATGTCCTATTACTTTTTATCATATATTTCCCTCCTTTAACCAAGGCTTATATGTATCAAAAACAAAATAAAAATGTTCTCCATAATCTTCTATAGCATCTTTTGAACGTTCTAAATCATTAGCTTTTGCCACATTTATAATATTATTAATGATCTCTTTTCTGGTCTGGTAATATGTTTTATTTTCCATCATTGGTACTCTGTATTTTACCAATATAATTATTTGATAATCCCCATCGTAAAATCCGCTCAAATCAAAATCCACATCTACTATACCATTGATTTTTAACAAGCTATTTTCAAGCTTTTTACAATTATCATAGATATTGAATTTCCTAGCATTGTAAATTGTTCTATTTTTCATATTATCACTTCATTTCCGTTTTGTTTTCCATCTGCTTATATGCCTCTACTAATTGGTCTAATGTATCATAGATTTTGTTGTAGCCTTTATCCTCTAACATATTATCTTTACTTAGCATATAATCATTAATTGCATAGCCTATTAGTTGTCCATTCATCCGTACTCTTCCAGGTCTTAATATATGCATATATCCTCTGTTATTAATATACCAGTATATTTTATATACCTTATTTAGATATACTTTATTAGGGATATAAGCTTTTATATCACCCATTACACGTTCCATTGTATCAAGGGCTTTCCCACTATATACACCATTCATTTAATGCCTCCATTCCGCCTTTTATCCTGCTATCAATAATTCATTAATGTTTTCCATCATTCCATTATTAGTAGTTATATTTATCGGCAAAACTAAAAATAGATAATCATCTGCTTCGATTTCCATTGGTGATTTTGAAGTAATGAATTTACAATTAGCTGCATCTGCTCCAATAGAATGTAAAATTGTAAAGCATTCTACAAGATATGATGGGTTTATACCAATGTAAAAATCATTGCTCATTGTGTTATTTTCCGATTGTATCAATTCCAATGATTCACACTTTGAACTAATAAAATATGTATATAAATTTTCATTTTCAGTATGTAATATTAGTGGGCTATGCTCCTTTTTTAACATTGGCTCTGCATATTTAACACTTTCCAGAATGTCCTTACAATTAATATCTATGCTGTAATTATAATCTGTATATATCATTGGTTTAATTTTGAAATAAGCTCCCTCTATAGCATTTACCATATAAATAAAATCTGTTCCACTAACTTTTATATAATCTTTGTTCTGGTAAAAATCGACTTCTGCCTCTGATTTAAAATCTAAAATTTTCTTAAATACCGGCAAGCATACATTTTTTAACATGAGATTTTCTGCTCCGTCAATCGTGCGTACTCTATTATTGAAATATCTAATACCAATTTTGTATCCGTCCACTGCTTCAACCTGCTTGTCCTTAATATTAAAATTAAATGCTTGTTGGAGCTTGTTTAGATCATTTGTTGTAGTAAACTTTGATAAATTGGTTACTGTTTCCAATAGCCAAGCTTCATCCGTAACTAAAACCTTCTGTAAATTTTTCAATTCTGGAATATCTAAAAATTCATCCGTCCACATATAATTATTAATTTTTAGCTTCTTTTTATCGGTCTGAACTAACAATTTTTCAGTGTCAATATCTGATATAGTTAATTCACCTTTTAGCTTCTCTAATAGTTTTAAGTCGGTTCTATCTATCACTGCCTTTCCAGACTCTAAATTATAACAATCTGATATATACACTTTGATATATTCATCTATGTTAGTTGCTAATAGCTCTGCTTTTCCTGCCTCTGCATTAACTGTTATATATACTCTTTGCAGTGACGACAATATACCGTCTTTAAGCTGTAATACCTTTGTTATTGCTGTTTTAAAATCCTTTGAGTCAATAGTAAATTTCATTTTGTCCATCCTCCTATTTCTAATATATTGATCTTCTAATAATAGATACGCTTCTACAGTGGTTTAAATTAATTTTGTTACACTCTGTGCGTATTTCTATTGGTTTATTCGCTCCGCAAGGATTGAATGAACCCTCTGCGATTGTAATAGGCTCGTCTAATATACAGCCCTTTGATTTTATATACCTTTTCCATTCTTTATACGCTCTTAGTGCATCGTATATATCATCAGGATTATATAAAAGCTGTTGTGTATAAAAGTACTTGTTGCTATTCTCAGCAAAAAAGCAAATACATTTGCCCTTAATAATTGGCTTCTTTTCTTCTGCTCTTACTATACGTTTTAATTCTTCAATAACTTCTTTATTTCTGCCGCAAATAGCAAGATATGCAAGATTTGAGCGTGTCTCTTCTGGTAAATTTAGATGTTTACCATTAAGAGAAAAGCCTATTGTTTCTGGCGCATACTTGTAACCACTCCATTTAAAATTATATTTTCTTTTCATTTTATGCCTCCTAGCAATAACAAAAATCGCCTTGTACTCCCTCATTAATAATCATTTTTCCATCTGATCTTCTATATACTATAATGCATTTTTCCATATTGGAAATAATTAACCATCCCTTCGGTGTAATTGGTTTTTGGGTTTTATAGTCATACCATGCATAATGTGGTTTTATTCCGTTCTGTTCCTGGTGTAGTGCATTGTTTATTAGGTCTGCATCCGTAAATAACAAGGTTTTCCCTTGCGAATTGTGACCGCAGATTCTAAGTAAATTACTCATTTTATACCTCCTTTTTGTGCCTCCATAAAGAAAAACCGACTGTATAAAGCTAATAACTATACAGTCGGTACAATGTATTATTTAATTGATATATTGAGCACTTTTAACATTCTGGCTACATCGTAATGTGATATATGAACATTGCAAGCATTGGTCATTAGGTCTGCTATTTTCTCACGCTCTACTCTGCTATCATCTTTTTCGGAACGTGTATAATAATCGCTTTCAATTTCTGCTGTTGTTATCTGGTCATAAGTCAACCATTTTTTCATCACTCCAGAACCTTTTGCCCTGATCTTTTCAAATTTGCTATTTGTATAATCAAAACGGTTATATGTATTTTTGCCTTTAATATATCCATCTGATACAACACCATTAGAATCATAATCGGCTATTTTTGTGCCTTCTGGAAAATCTACTATTTCAGAATGTCGGGTTGTTTTGTAGGCTTTACAACCAATAAACTCAATAGCATATACTTGTTTGTAATCTTTGCATCCGTTCGCTTCAAGAGCCAATTTTTCTTCCTGCGATACTATTTTTATGATTGCATCTGGTATATATAAATCTTTTCCATTATTCATAAAAGTATCTTTTGTTGTTGTTTTCACCTCAAAGATATCATTCTTTTTTAAGTTCAACTTCCTTGCACTGCGGATGTTGCTATCAATGTACAAATCAAAATCAAGACTTGTTGATCCTGTCAATCTGCAAGTTGTATATAACACTTTTTCGGTGTCTGCATTGTAAATGTTTAAAGATGCATAGTTGCAAGCTATTTCAGAATAGTTATTATTATCAGTATTTTTTATATATAATTTCATCGTGTTGTCCTCCGTTTATTTCGTGCATTTAAAATCAATTAGTTTTGTATTCATGCCTTGAACAGAATGCAGAATATTTTTAATATGCTTCTTTGCGCTTTTGTAGTCTGTCGGTGCTTCTATGTATGTATAATTGGTTGATCCGCCTAAGTTATAAGCAACTTTATATATTGCACTTTATGTTTTTTTATGTACTTTTTTATTTTTTTCATTTTCTGCGTCTCCTTAATACCAGATTAAAAAAATTGTGCCGTATGCAATAGCAAGCGACACGAAAAGAGTTGTAAAACCTTTTAGAATTTCAATAATATCTTTCATTTTCTGCGTCTCCTTATATAAACTCAATTGGTAACAAGTCTGTTAGGTTGTTGAGCTTTTCGGCTCTTGCATCCTCTACAGCTTGCGTTTTTTCGGCTTGTGTCAGGTGTAAAGCGTTCACAGCTTTTATTATTGCCTGAATAATTGTTATTTCTATATCAGGCGGTAAACATGGGATATAGGTCTCGGATAATTCGGATGGGATATATAAAGTATCTGGACTATAGATTATTTCTTCATAGTCCTTTAAAAGATCCATAAGTGCCTTTTTCTTCATCCTGTAACATGGGTTTATAACTATGTGTTTGCCGTTCTTGCTAATAAATTGCTTTACGCTGTTGTGATAATGTCCGTCATTGTGTAGCTCGATAAACTTGTACGGGTTTTCTTTATTTTGATAATATATAACTGTTGTCATGGTGTTTGACCTCCTTATACTCTTTTATTCTCTTTTATTGCATATTTAAGCGAATAAATTTATAAAGCGTGTCTAAGACAGTGAGCGCATACTTCAGAAATACTTACTATTCGGTTTTTTAAGGCTTTCGTGTTCTTCCTGCCCTTTGCGGTATACTTAGCAAGTGCAAAAATTTATTCGCTTCTTATATGAAATAAAAGCTTGTTTCAAGCTTCTTTTTCGTTGTATTGTCATGTCCGTTTGGTGGTGTGTGTTCTCTCTAACACGTGTGCTTACTATGTCATACGCTGTTGTATGATGTATCTTTATGATTTACGGATACACTGGAAAGCATTGCCAGAGCGCCATATTGATAATGCAGGCGGTGCGCCATCCTGCGATGTCAAATTAAATTGTCAAGGTTCAAGTTTTGCCGTACTATTTGTATATGTAAAAACTATAACTTTATAGCTCGATGGGCTTGTTTACGTTGAGGTTACGACTAAATCGGCAAGCCCCTTGCGTTGATTGTTAATCAGCTATTTAATAAAGTTAATTTGAAGAATAACCTCGTTAGAATGAAAAGCTAACTTGTACTCATTGAGTAGATACAGTGCTTCGGTCTGGTCTTCGGTGCTGTCGATTAACTCGTTGTTGTACCAGATTTCATAAGTTTTTCTTTTTGCTGTTTTGCTCATGGTGTTTACCTCCTTATGTGGTAACTTGTTATCTCTTTTGTTGATATTATAATACTATAAAGTACGTACTTTGTAAAGTACGTACCATTGTAACATTTGCACAATAGAATCGAGTGTGTACGTGCAGTACGTACTTTATTGGTTATATTGTATAAATAGTACGTACTTTGTTGGTGTTTAGTACGTACTTATTAGACATATTGCACAATAGACAAAAAACAAAAAACATGATAAAATTTATGAATAGATGAATTTTAAATATAATTTTGTGCAATTTGTATAATATGAGGTGTTAATATATGAATGATAAAAAATATAATAGTGGTTTAGAATATAAAAATAAGATGTACAGACCGAATATATTTATTAATGCAGAATATAAAGATATGATTAATGCATGGTTAAAAGATCACGAGTTTAAAAGCGTGAATGAATACTTGATAGCATGTATGATTAAAGATGGGATCATACCAGATTGTAAAGAGTAATTTTTGGGTGTTTAGTATATGTATACTTTTGTTTACTGTTGATATATTTTTTTATTATATGATTGTAATATGATTATGATATGATTAAGGGTTTTGTTATAACATTGTGATATAATTCCATTTTTATAAGGGATAAAAATATTTTTTAATCCTCGAACCGATAAACAAAAATATAAAGACCTGATATATTATTTTACTGCTCAAAAAACTTGGATCATACATTGGATTATGCAGACATGATATAATATATTGATATGATAACATATAGTATTTAGTACTATGTGTTGTGTAGGTTCATTTAGAAAATACGTAAAAATAACAAAACTACGTATTTTTAGTGTGTAGATTATCACTGGTGGCATTGGTGGGGGTGGTTTTCATTTTCAGGACAGCCCGAAGCGCAGCCGTGTACGCTATCTATCCAACCTACACCCAACTTAAAAAATCCATCCAAGCCATAAAATTCTCCCTTTTGACTTCGATACTCATTTCGATAAACCTCCCTTATATCAAGCAAAAATCAAACTTCAAATTTTAACAATTTCTAAGTATTCCCACTTATCCACCCTAACCATCCCACTAAAACCCTTATAAAATAAGAAGTTTCTCGAACAGCCCTCAATTTTTCAAAATTTCAACCTTTTTATCTCTTTCTATAAATCACAAAATACCCTTAATATCCTTTAAATTTTAACCTTATAATAATTTGTCATCGACTCCATCTATAGGGGGATATATTTACATTTCAAATATAACCACCCTTGTATATGTCCGGCATACTCACATAAGGCAGATTGATTACTCAGTCTGTCTTATTTTTATACCCAAATATACACCCACGCTCTCTAATGCTCATATTAGCCCAAATAAGCCATTCTAATTCTTAGGCAACAATCTCTCCACGCACTTTCTTTTACACACCTTAAAAGACAAAATACAAGGTTATATTTATTAACTTCAAGTCTCAAACTATACAATATAACTAAATATGTCATCAATAATGCAACGCATTTTATACAAAATGTATAACATTCATTCTCATAATACCCTCTACAAGCTGAAAATCCATCGTCCAGACAGTGTGTAGAAAATTCTAACCTACTACCCTTACACTTTATTGGCTAAACAATACATTCTTCAAATTTACTATTCCAATAAGAAAAAATAACAATATACGTCATATATGCGTCATGTGCGCAAGCACAAGATATAGTCCCTTGATAGGGACGGTCTTTTCGCAGCGTTAGCAAGAAAAGAATATCTCTAGGGTAGATAACTGATAACAAGCCAATACCAAAAGAGAGAATAATATATCAAGGAGGAATCAAAGAAGATAAACATTTTCGTGTAATAAGTATATCAGGCGAGGAATTGTATGAAAAATATCATGACAAATTACCAGTATTCTTCGTAGAGGATATTTGGAAAGATGGATATGTGAATTTAAAACAAAAATGATGAATGAAGAGAGAATATATCTATATAAGAAACTCTTCTATTGCCTACGGCGTTGTTGGTCAATCGCTTCTTACGAAGCTCATGCCCTTGTGTCCTGCTTACGCAGTCCACAAATATAAGAATTTCAATTTTAGAACTTTTAATACCTATTTTATAAGGGTAATAGCTCAAAACCCTTGATTTATAAGGCTTTTTTCCAATTTTTAGAACTTTTATAAAATTGACATATTTTTGATAGGAAACGATAAAAGCGTTGATTTATAAGTGAAAAACCTTAGAACTTTTTTTAGGAAAGTGGTGTTAAAATTTTTCAAGCCAAACGGCAGTTGAAGGGATTTTTATCTTCAAGCCGAGAATATAAGTATATAACAAACATTTAGAAAGGAGATTATATATTGGAATTTAATTGTAAAGTAAATATTGTAGATGCAATTATGGGTGCTGGCAAAACCCAATCCATAATGAATTATATCAATCAATCAGATGAAGATGAAAAATTTTTAGTAATTACACCTTTTCTTGATGAGATTGATAGATATAGGAAGTATTGTAGTTGTAAAAATTTTAAAGCTCCAACCTTTTTAAAAGATGATAAAGATGAAAAAGGCAGTAAACTTAACGATCTTAAACGACTTATTGGGAAAGGTGATAACATTGTATCAACTCATGCTCTATTTCAAAAATTTGATAATGAACTAATAGATTTATGCAGAGCGCAAAATTACACACTGATAATGGACGAGGTTGCAAATGTAATAGAGGAATATACAATTACTAAGCAAGACTTTGAAATATTGAAGAATACTTATGTAGAAATTAATCCTGAAACAAAACAACTTATATGGAAAGAAAAATATTCAGATTATAAAGGTAAATTTGATAATGAAAAACGTTTATGTGAATTAGGTAGCCTAGTATGTTATGGAGATAATTTAATGGTATGGCTTTTCCCAATAGAGACATTTAATTCATTTAGAAATATTTATATTCTTACATACTATTTTGATATGCAAATGCAAAAATATTATTACGATTATTATGGAGTTCAATATATTTATTGGTCTGTTCAAGGCGATTCAATGGAAAATTATCATCTAATACCATATAACTCAAATATTAAATATACATCTTATGATTATAGTAAATTAATCCATATTTGTGAAAATGAAAAATTAAATATGATTGGTGATAGAGATTCTGATTTATCCTTTTCATGGTATTCTCGAAACAAAGATAATGCCTCAATGAAAATATTAAAAAAGAATATATATAACTTTTTTCATAATGTAAGGAATACAAAATCTACTGATTATATTTGGACTACATTCAAAGAATATCAAACAATATTAAAAGGCAAAGGTTATACAAAAGGATATCTACCTTGTAATTGTAGAGCTACCAATGAATATCGAGACAGAACTTCTGTAGCATATCTTATAAATCGTTACCTCAATCCATTTATTAAAAACTTTTTTACAATGAATCATATTAGCGTAGACGAAAATGGTTATGCCCTTTCAGAAATGCTTCAGTTTATATGGAGATCTGCCATTCGTGATGGTAAAGAAATTTGGGTTTATATACCAAGTATTCGTATGCGTAATCTTCTAAAACAATGGATTAAACAAAATTCACCACAAATTACAACTAAATAAGAGAATAAACATATGTAACAAATTAACGCAGCACTCAAAGGAGCTGATTGCAATGAACAACAATTTTAAAACAAAAGGAGAATTATTAAATGAACAGAACTGTAACTATCGAGTCAAAGAACCATAAATATGCAAATACATATGGGGGAAATATTTGTATATCAGATTTTTGCACTAATTATGAAGGCAGTCGAAATATTGCAGAACGTATTGAATCTGCATGGCGATTTGATAGGTCATGTGTAAGAAACAGAGTTGTATTAGATGATTATAAGGAGAGACAAAAATAATGGCAGATATAAATATGAGCATATCAATTGAGGAGCAGGAAATTTGTATTAATGCAATGCGTGATGAAAAGTTTGCAACAATATATGCTTCCGATTCTACATATATTACGAAATTAGACAAGCTTTGCAAAGAAAGTCCTGACATGTACTCTCTCATTGAGGATACGGGCAGAGGTAAGAAATATTTATTAAAGGATAAAACGCTTATCAGCTTTAGGGCAAAGAAAACAACAAGAGTTATGACAGATGAACAAAAGAAAGCTTCTGCTGAAAGACTCCGCAAGGCTCGTGAGAATAAAAGTGTCTGAGATACCCTTTCTAGCAGAAATTTACTATTCTGACAATACACAGAAAATTCTACCATTACTCTTGAAGAAATGCTCGTCTAAGAATTACATTTTTCAAATTACAATAAACAACAATAAATAGAAAGAAGGATTACATTATGCTGAGAAATTATTATCAAGGAACAATGATAACTGTCGAGTTACCAAAGAATCAATATAAAGGTTATGTGGTTGATTGCATATACAGATATGTCAAGGATATGAACAAGTATGCACTGAGCATGTGGCTTCGTAATACTGAAATTGACGACAGAATGCAGATTTGCTCACAGGAAATTAATACTCAATATATTACAAGCACAAGAGAGACAATAAAGAAGGATGTGTGTGCAATCGTTGAACAAGCTGCCAATAGTTCATACTTTGACAAGTCGATTGAGACTTATGAGTATACACAGAAATGTTTTGAGCGTGGCAATGCTGAATTTGAGAATGAGGAGAACAGATCATGAGCTGTCCATACTGTAGAGGAATAGGTGAGCATGATTACAGATGTCCTCTTTGGCAGCCAAGTAAAAAGGCAAGAGTTAAGTGCGGTTATTGTGATGAGTATATTCTTGAAGGTGACGATTACGTTGAGATTAATGGATGGGCTTATCACAAAGACTGCTTAACTGTTAATAGGTTACTTGATTTAATTGGAGTTATTACAAAGGAGATGTCGTATGAATTGGATTAAAAGAAAGATAAAATGGATTATTTATAAACTTAATGGACTTATACCTAAGATACATGACTTGCCTGACGTTGTGTATATTAAGTGGATGGGCGAGGAATTCATTATTAAGAAGTAAATAGAAAAAGGCGGTGATGTAATAATAAATGAGTGAATATGGAATTAAAATAAAAAATATTAGTGCTGGTATGTTGTATGATGTTAATCTTGGTACGAGAGATTATTTTACATATACAGATGCAATGTTTAATAATAGTTTATTTAGTTTTTTCTTACAAAAGAATGGATTAAATATTTATAAAGGGAAATCTGGTAAGAAAAATGAAAGTACACGAGACATAATTTGTCTTGATTATGAATTCGGAAGTCGCTCTTATGATAATGAGCATACTCGATTAGAAAAGTTATTTAATGATACTGATGGTGATTCTAAGGAACGTATTAAACAGGCATTACAAAAAGTTGAAGATAGAAAAGACTTATATGATGAAAAATCACGAGATGAAATTCGAGAGTATTTTTACGAGAATGGTGTTGATGTTACATATAAACGCAAACGCAGAGACGGAACAACTAAAGAAGAAACAATTCATTATGAGATGCTTTTTCGTACAAGTGCCAAAGCTAAACTTGGACAAGTTATTTTTATAAATAGCAAATTATATGACATTGCATATGATTGGTTAACAATTGGACTTGGAAAAAAAATGAGTCATGACAATGCAAAAATCGTTGAAATGTCAGCTTATGCTCCACTTACCACATCTACCATTATTGGTACACTTCATATACCTGTTGAGGATATTCTAATTCTCAAAGATCAGGATTCCTTTTTTGAAACAATGGCAAAAGTTGTTAAAGCAGAAGAATACGAAGTAGAAGTTAAAAAGAAAAATAAAGAAACTAATAGAAATGAAAAGGTAATTGAAAAACGTAAAAAATGTGTTGTATCCGAAGAAAAACGTCAAGTTAAAAATACAATTTGGGATGGTATGGCACTAATCGAAGCTGACTATAATTATCTTCGTCTCCCATCGTATATTAACGGAATGGCATTACTCAGAAATCACCTTTTTAAAGCATGTGCTTTTAAGAGTTATCTTCAAAAATTCTTTAAAGATTGGTGTGAGAAAAATGAATATGATTATAATACATACCAGATCCAAGATATGTTTGGTAAATGGCATTATTTAAAAGATATTAAGATGATAACCACTGATAATGCGATTAAATGGAAGAAATTTCAAGACTTAATGGGTAATAATATTACTGAAGCATATAATTATTGGTGCGAAAGAATTCATTCTGATGGTGATATATGGGGCATTGTAAAAACAGACCACCCAAGTAAATTAGGACAATATCAACAGTTGAGTTATCAGATGATTAATACTCTTCCATGTACGAAGGATGATGTAAAAGATATTGCTCAGATTAGCATTGATTATATTGAATTACTTAAACGTGACAATGATGAATTTGAAAAATTTCTTAGAAAAAATGCAAATGAAGTAAACCATTATGAAATGCTTGCTGATTTGTATGCTCAAAATCATGAGTTTGGAAATAGTAAATTTTTTAGATATGAAAAGAAAGAGATAATTAAACAATATGTTTTTAGAATGAGAAAAGGAAAAATTATGGTCAATGGTGATAATTTGACTGTATGTGGTAATCCTTATGCACTTCTGCTCTATTCTGTTGGTGAGGATTTTGAAAGAGATCCAACGCTTTCTCAAGAATCTAATTGTATCCAGTGTTATACTAAACGTTTTGATGATAATGAATATCTTGCAGCGTTTAGAAATCCACATAATTCCCCGAACAATATATGTTATTTACATAATGTCTATTCTAAAGAAATGGATAAGTATTTTGCATTTAGTAAAAATATAATAGCAGTTAATTGTATTCATACAGATATTCAAGACAGGGCAAATGGGATGGATGAAGATTCGGATTTTATGCTTGTCACAAATCAATTAACAATGGTCAAATGTGCAGAAAGATGTTATAGAGATTTTTACACCATTGTAAATGCATTACAAGAATCTGGTATTACCTACAATAATACAAAAAAAGATTATGCTGCTATGGATAATAAGTTTTCAAAGTCACGTATGGGAATCGGATATTCAAGTAATTTGGCTCAGTTGGCAATGACTTATTATTGGACAGAATTACAAAAAGATAATCCCGATGAGAAAAAACTTAAAGAACTCTATGACAATTTTATTATCTTATCTGTTCTTGCACAGGTTATTATTGATGGATGTAAAAGGGAATATGAAATTGATGGTAATAAAGAAATTGATAGAATTAGCAAACTCCCTTGTATGAGCATTAAAAGAATCGTTGGGTATACGGATTCAGGTAAGCCAAAGTATAAAAAATACGATTTTCCTGAGTTTATGAAATATACCAGAGAAATTAAATATACAAAAGATGGCAAAGAACTTCCACAAGACGAAATTGACGAATCAAAGAATAAACTTAAAAGTCGTATCAATAGAGAATTGTTGTGTCCTATGAATTGGCTTGAAGATTGGATAAATAAGATTCAGAACGCTTCTACCGTTAAAACAATCCCAACAGAACATTTTTTTATTAAAATGAAGGGAAAGCCCAACAATAGGCAAATGACAAAAATACGTTCTATTATCGAAGAGTATGATAATTATGTGAAACAATGTTATATATCGAATTTAGATTCAGAAGTGTTAAAGGAATGTATTATGGAAAGAACGAAAATTTTAATTCATGATATGAGTAGTATAAAGATAGGCAATATAATAACAATAAACAGATTAATTGAGATGGCATTGGGATTAGAGACATCCATAGGAATGAGCAAAAATACTAAAGGGAAGGGTACAAAATACACAAGAAAAATTCTAAATATTTTGTACAAAACTAATAAATATAAATTTCTCTTAAACTTTTCATAGGTATTTTTGCATAAATTTTACCGAATTAAGTTGTATATTTTTCACAAAAAGCAAGCAAAATCAATGGTTTCAGAGATTTTAACAATGGGTGTAATATGGAGGGAAGAAACCGCAGAGTTGCGTTAGTAAACTCCCACGCTATTGCCAATGCGTGTAATAAGTAAGGGCTTGCAAGTTTAAAAAGTATACTAGGGGCAGACGTATCATTATCTGCCCCGAATACAAAACAATGAAATCAGCTTTTCTTGGCTGATAAAACAGAGAATAATAAAATGTAAACATCAAGTACATATTCATTGTACCTTACCTTCTATAATCGGTGACTGTACTACAGTTCTTGTAGTATGGTCACTGATAATTCTTAAATATTATAGCGGAATGACGAGCAATGGAAGCTCACTTGGCTCATAACCAAGAGTATGCAGGTTCGAGTCCTGTTTCCGCAACTCTCCTACTTTTTGTAGGACGGTCGGTTTCGGATCGTGAGTTGTTGAAACTCAAAATAAACTTAGTAATAAGGATAAAGCAGGAATGTCTTTAGTTCGCATAAGACACTGCGACTGCGCATAGTAGTTTGACGGAAAACACAGATAATCTATACCAAACCTAAAATCAGAGGGCTACTGCTAATGATATGGCTTGGTAGGGGCGATGAAAAACGCTCTGTATTAACATGGAAACATGGGTATGATTACTGTCTTATTGGTGCGATTTCCGCAAGAAAAAGTGCTGATATTGATTGTTGTAATGCTTCTTAATGCGAAAGCAAGGAACAGAATAATAAAGCAAGTCGATAGCAAGACGAACAGAATGGTGATGATTGGGCTGTACTCAAAAGGTACAGATGGTCAAATGTACACCTCATCATTCATATTATGCGAAATATTAATTACAACATACTTTTGATAAAGAAAATATAATGCATATTTATATTAAAGATAAAAAATTAATAGAAAAACAAGCAAAAGTGTGTATGACCGCAAAGAGATAAACAACTTATTCATCTGCAATATGATGACATATAGCACTCGCAAGGTACTATATGAGAAAATACAAGTAGACGCAACCGTAAGAGATTTGCACTCTCTGAACCTCGCAAGGGACGATGTATCGAAAGGAAATCTATAATGCTTTGTGGTAAGAGTTTGCCAATTTTCGCAAAATTGGTGTTGTTGTTACCTACAGTCTAATCGACTGTGTGATAAATTGTGTCCAACCACAATAGATGGTAATATATTAGGTCAAATATCTCAGCCTAAAGAAATAAAGTCTCATACTTCGGTATGGGATTTTTTATTTTGAGTGTGTAGCTCAGTTTGGCAGAGCACGTGACTTTTAATCACGGTGTCGATGGGTTCAAATCCCTCCACGCTCACTACTATCCTACTTTGTAGGAAATAAATTAAAGGATGTGAAAATTATTAAGTACATTTCAAAAAATGAAATTGAAAAATTATTATCCGAAGGTGTAATTAGAAACACAAGACGAGGATATGTAGATCGCAGAGGCGAACATATTGGATATTACAAGACTTGTGGTGGAAAGCGTTACATTGAAGATAAATACGTTAAGTAGGTTCTGCCTATGAAAAATAGAATTGAGTATAGAGGTTTTTATATAGACAAGACCGAAAATGGCTTTCGTATCTGTAGAAAAGAAGATACAGAAAAGCATACCCATCTCTCGAATCTTAATCCATCGTACAGGCTCATAGACAATGTATTATCAAATAAAATTCCTACTCGTTGTGGATGCTATTATTTGGAGTCACATGCTAGATTAAGCTATGATGAAAATTATATTAGGAAGATTCGTGAGTATATCAAAGTGAAACAGAATAAAAGTAAACAAATGTATTACAATCCTGGCAGAAAATGTTCTGGTGGGAATTTTTAATTTTATGGAGAAAAAGGAGATTGAAAAATGGCAGCTAGTAAATTAAAGTTCACAAGAACAACTACAGACAAATTAACAGTAAAGGCAGGTACACTCTCAGAGGATTGTACTACTATTACATACACAGATGAGAATGATATGGAGCAGGAAGTAAAGGTAGCTGATCTGCTTACTTCATTTAAGAATCAGGTAATTGATTTTACTGTTGCATTAAAGACAGATGAAGAGCTGGATGTTCCGTCCGATGAAGAGTAATAGAGAGTTGGTGAATGATTGTTTAATATTGAAAAATTCAAAGAAGAACTTTCAAAATATGGACTAACTCTTGAAATATATGACAAGATTATCACAGATATTGATTCAAAAATTGATGGTGAAAATGACTACGATTGGTCAGAAATCAAGGATAAATATGGAATTAATTGTAACTCAGACACTATTCGCAAGTCCTCTTCTACTCCATTTGGAGGTAAGATGAGAAGTGAGTATGAGAAATATAAGACTAGATTAAATCAGAATGTGTCTGAGAATAGTGAATTGGATGTAAAAATTCAGGAATTAAGACGAGAGAAAATAAAACTATCTGATGCTAGAGTTGAATATAATAAACTCATTAGGCAGGAGGCTCGTAAAGAATCGTATGCTGATATGGTTAAAAGAATTATCTGTGAAAATGTTGAACCAATAAATATTCCAATACATTATACGTTATTTAACAGTTCAACAGATTTACTTGTGCATTTAACAGATATTCATACTGGAATTGAGATACATAATTGGAAGAATGATTTTGATGAAGATATTTTAAAGAAACGAATTGAAAAATTCACCTCTGATATTTTAGATATTCGAGGTATGCATGAATCAGAAAATTGTTATCTTGTAATTGGCGAGATTCTTAGTGGAATTATTCATAATAATCTTCGATTGCAGAACAATATGGACTTAATGGAACAGTTCAAATATGTTTCAGAGTTGATTTCTGCTATGCTAATTAGATTAGCAAATCATTTTAACCATATCTATGTATATACAACACCTGGTAACCATTCTAGGATTTCCCCTAAGAAGGAAGAAGCTTTAGATGGCGAAAATATGGACATACTGCTACCTTTTTATTTAAAGGCAAGAATGCAGAATGTAAAAAATATCACTATTTGTGATAATACAATTGAGTCAGAAATTGCAATGTTTAATATTCGTGGCAACAATGTATTTGCTGCTCATGGTCATAAAGATTCACCAAGTAATGTTGTACAGAATTTTACAATGATGTTCAATATTAAGCCAGACATTGTATTGCTTGGACATAGACATACTAATGCTATGGAAACAGTATATGATACAAAAGTAATACAGTCAGGGTGTGTATCAGGTGCGGATGCATATGCGATGTCAATTCGCAAGACAAATAAACCAGAACAAACAGTATCGGTTATAGATGATAATGGACTGATTTGCTTATATGACATACAACTTGACTAAATTAAATGACAATTGTAGTCCACTGTTCGGCTCAGTTTGGAGCAATTGTGAAAGCAGATATTCACAGCTACAATTAATATACGACTAATATATTATTCATTTTTGCTTATTTTTGCACTTTTAGATAATATATTAGTCTTTTTGATTAATGAAACCACTATCAGAGGGAGTGTACCTTATATGGACGCTACCCTCTTTTATATTACAAAATAAAATTAAGGAAAATAAAGGAGAAATTGAACAATGAATAAGACAGATTTAATAAAAAATGTAAGTACACAGATTGACGGAGCTACACAGAAAGATGTTGCTGTTATTGTAGATACGGTACTTGAGACAATTATTAATACAGTTGCATCTGGTGAGAAAGTATCTCTTGCAGGATTCGGTACTTTCGAGGTATCTGAGAGAGCTGCAAGAACAGGCAGAAATCCAAGAACAGGTGAGCCATTAGAGATAGCAGCTTCTAAGAGTCCAAAGTTCCATGCATTGACAGGTTTCAAGAATGCAGTTAAGAATGTATAATCTGAAAGGTCGTGAAATATTTGAAGAAAAATAAATATGAAGACATTCAGATGATTGATCTTGAGGATAAAGTTGATGACATTATCTCTATTTATATCAATAGATTATATCATACTGATAAAACAGTTGGTGTGGTTGTAAATAAAGAGATTGCTGAATATATTTTGGATATTCTTATTAGACTTGACGAGACAAGTATTAAAGAGATTGACCTTGTTGATTATATGGAAGTTGACGAATATCTCGTATCTGTCGATGATGATGGATATATCACATGTGTACCTATTGAGGATTATGTTGTCCTTGATAATACAGACATTTTTTATATTGATATGGATGGTGATATTAAACAGGATGTCATTGATTATTGTGTAAATGAAGATAAGGAAGTTATTCTGTTTAGTCAGGAAGATGATTGCGACTGCGATGGTAATTGCGAAAACTGTCCTGCACATGATGAGACTTATTTACATACTTCTGAAGATGGAAATGCTCACGGATTTACTGCTAGTAGGTCAGATGGCAACTCTTATATGAGTTATTCTTACTACTCTAGCGATGAGTTAAGTCATGAAGATATTCAGAAGATGTTAAAGGCTTTTGGATTTTAGATTATTTAGAGTGTGTGGTGTATGCTGCACACTCTTTTTGTATGACTTTATAGCTTAATGGTTAAAGCATCTAAGGTAAAACCGCAGACACCAGTGTGAAAGCCACTGACGGAATGGATATAGGTTCGAATCCTATTAAAGTCACTATTGCCAGAAAGAGAAATCTTTCTCCTATTAAGGACATCCATATAAGGAGCATATGGCGGTGAGTTGACATCGTTAATAACTTGCGTGAATCTCAAGAGTGGTCAAGAGTGATAAAACTCTCATAAAAGTGTAAGGCTTTTGTATAATGGGCAAGCATTTAAAATCAATTACATAGTAAATAAATTAGAGAAGCGATTTAGTTCACTACTATCTCGCTTCTTTTTGTATACGAAAGGAAGTGAGATTTAATGGGTAGAAAAATACAACATAACAATATTGTTACTGATGAGTTATTGGCTCAGTGCAATAAAGAGAATATAGAGTTAGGAAATGACTTTTTGGATTATCTTCGTTCAGTTGATAGATCCCCAAATACAATCAATGCGTATAGACGTGACCTTTACATTTTCTGGGTTTATCTACTTCAGCATTGTGGCAACAAATTTTTTATTGATTTATCTAAAAGAGACATTGCTCGTTATCAGAGTTTTTGTCTTACCGAATATAAATGGTCGCCAGCTAGAATGCGTAGAGTAAAATCTACTCTTTCATCACTTTCAAATTATGTAGAAGCTATATTGGACGATGAGTATGAGAACTTTAAACCAATTATACGCAAAATTGAAAATCCTGCAAATGAGAAAGTATTTACTAAAACTGTGTTATCTGATGAACAAGTACAGGGAATGCTTGATTATTGGGTTGAAAAAGGTAAATATGACAAGGCTTGTATTTTAGCATTAGCTGCATTTAGTGGCAGACGTAAGAGTGAGTTACCACGATTTAAAGTATCTTATTTCGATGATGAAAATATCATATACGGTTCTTTATATAAGACTCCTGAAAAGATTCAAACAAAAGGAAGAGGATCTAGGGGTAAAATGTTGACGGTATATACACTTGCAAAACCGTTTAAGCCATATTTTGATTTATGGATGAATTATAGAAAAGAACACGGAATTGAATCAGAATGGTTATTTCCCAAAAAGGTAAATGGAGAATATATAGATGAACCTATGGATTCAAGTACTCTTGATAGCTGGGCTGATACATTTAGTAAGCATTTAGGAGAAGATTTTTATTTCCACAGTCTTCGTCACTTCTTTACAACTTCTTGTTCCCGAAGCGGTCTTCCTGATGATGTAATTCAAATGCTAGTCGGTTGGAGTTCACTAGATATGGTATCCGTGTACAAGGATATTGATGCAGATGAACAATTTGCAAAATATTTTGCTGATGGAGAAATAAAACAAGTAGAACAAAAATCACTTTCTGATTTGTAGAAGATGCTGATGAAGCTTTTGTCTAGCACTTCGTCTAATTCAGAGAATAATAAAATATATACAAAGATTAGGTTGCGTCTTTACAGACATATTGAATGGTGGCATTCAATAGCGTAAAACCTATGTCAACGTAAACTGACACTAATTCCCTAATCGCTATTAGTCTTTACTCCAAAGACTGAAAATATGTGGAGAATAATCAGTAAGCATGAATGGATTGTCTAACTTTCTATTCTAAATAACTGGATGTGTACAGTCCAATATCAGCTAGTTAGTGCTTTATGCTGATTTTTTAATGACTCGTAGCTCAATGGTAGAGCACTCGACTGTTAATCGAGAAGTTGTGGGTTCAAGCCCCACCGAGTCAGTTATGGCTCTATAGTATAAAGGTAATTATACCTGACTGTCTATCAGAAGATTTGGGTTCGATTCCCAATAGAGTCGTTTATGGGACGTTGGACAAATGGTGAAGTTACAGCCCTTTCACGGCTGCGATGCGAGTTCGATCCTCGCACGTCCTACTATGCGGTAAACCTGATGCCAAAACCTATTTTTTGGATGCATACGAAACTTAGGTGTGTAAGCTCAACACTTACTACCGCCCTAACAAATTATCCGTAGGCAACAACTACGCAGATTATTCTGATAAAGTCGTAATGAAAATAGTTTCATTTAGCTTAGAGAAAGATAATTTTTTGAATGAAGAGTCGCTTCATGAGAAGTGGCTCTTTTTTATGTTGGAAAGAAATTGACATTAAAGGAGGTGTGGTTTCGTGCCAAAACCAAGTAACTCAAAAAAAGAAAAAATAATTGAAAACATGAATGCTACTCCAATTATTGATACAAATGTTGAATTTAATATTCCACGTTCACCTACTCCTTTTGATGAAAAAAAGCATAATTTTAAATGTACTTGTTGTGGAAAAGGCTATTCAAAACAAAATGGCTATTTTCAAAAAAGTAATGACGTTTTATTTCAAGCTAATAATGGTTATTTGCCGTGGTGCAAAGAATGTACTGATAGATATACAGAGCAAATGACAGCATTATATTCAAATAATGAAGAATTAGCTATGAAAGATTTTTGTCAAAGAGCTGGATGGAATTATGATTTTAATGCTCTTGCTGCTTCTATGGAAACATATAGTGGACATAGAGATAGAAGTAGAATATCTCATTATGCAGCAAAAAAGAATCTAAATTGTGATGGTAGAAAAACCTATATAGATACAATTAAACATGATTATGAAACTCAACAAAACAAAGTTATTACATCAAAAACACAAACTAAATCAGATGATATATCTGTTACTAATACTGCTATTGATAGATGGGGTGTTGGATTTACTGAATTAGATTATAAATTAATGGATGACCATTATAAAATGTTGAAGCGTCAAAACCCTAATTGTGATGCCAATCAGGAAATATTTATAAAAAGCTTGTGTTCATTAGCGATGTTACAGACAAACGCTTTAAAAGATAGTGACTCTGATAAATATGTAAAACTTACCGAGCAATACAGTAAAACCTTTAAACAAGCTGGATTAAAAACTATTGAGGAAAAGGATAACAGCAATAATGAAACTGTTGGTGTCACTCTTGCTACTATCTCACAGTATACGCCAGAAGAATTTTATAAAGATAAAACTCTTTTTGAAGATTGGGATGAAATTGGTGACTATTTTGAACGTCATGTATGTAGACCAATGGAAAATATAATGACAGGAAGCGAAACCAGAGATAAGGAATTTTTCGTACCTGAAAATAGTGGTGGTGAAGAAGATGAATAACCAATACCCTGCTGATAAAAACCAATTAAGTTTATACAAAAAGTTCCCTTCTACTCATTATTTAAGTAATCCAAACAATGTTTTGCATATGATTGCATGGTGTACTTTTTGGCGTAGAAATATGCACAGATTTGTTAAAGATTATCTGAAACTTAATCTGTATTTATATCAGCAATTAACAATATATCTTATGGGTGTATCTAACTTCATATGTATTATAGCGAGTCGTAATGATGCAAAATCATTTATTATAGCTTTATATGCTTGTTGTAGATGTATTCTTTATCCTGGTACAAAATTTCGTATAGGTAGTTCTACGAAAAAGCAGGCGAAACTTATCGTATCGGACAAAATCATAGATGAGTTGCGTGAATGGAGCAAACCATTAAAAGCTGAAATAAAAGAATGGAGTACAAGTGATAATAATATCTTTGTAAAATTTAAAAATGGTTCTAAAATCACAGTATTTGTAGCGAATGAAAACGCTCGTGGTCTTAGAAGTACTGCAATTTGCCGAGAAGAGTTTAGACAGATTGATAAAAAAATCGAAGACTCTGTTATTTCACCATTCCAGACGGTCAGAAATCAGCCTTATATGCTTGATAAGTTTTATGGTGAGAACAAGATTTTACAAGAAGATCCAGTAGATATATATATCAGTTCGTCTTGGGTAGATGATGGACATTGGATGTGGGATATTGTAGACCAAGCCTATAAAGGTATGCAGAAACATAATGGTTCAATATTATTAACATTTGATGAAAGTATTACTCTTAAACATCATTTAAAAACCATGAAACAGATGTTAAAAGAAAAGCAAAAACAAGATCCTATTACATGGAAAATTGAATTTCTTAATTTAAGGGTAAGAGATTCTGTATCATCATATTTTACATATGCAATGTTGTTGAATAGGCAAAAGTTAAAGCATTTATTCTATCCACGTACAACTCTTGATTTTAAGAATAACAAAAAAAATAAATATGCTATTCCTAAATTAGATAATGAAGTAAGAGTTGTTTCAAATGATATTGCTTTCGTTGCTGGCGATAAAAATGATAATTCAGTTTATAGCTGCATTAGAGCTATACCTGAAATAACAACATATAATGATGAGAATAATACGGTTGAGATTAGGCAAGGTTATAGAAGACAATACCCATATCTTGAATCTAATCAGATTGGAGATACTACCCTTCAAGCAATCCGAATTAGACAGTTATATGAAGATTTTAATAGTGATTACATTGTAATAGATGCAAGAAATGGTGGATTACAAATAGTATATGCACTTCAAAAGGTGTTATACGATGAGGAACGTGGCATTGAATACTCTCCATTAAAATGTATGAATAATAAGGATTATGCAAAAGTTTGTCAAGATCCGAATGCCAAAGAATGTATATATGTTATTAACGCCACACAAACATTAAATAGTGACATTGCTATAGCATTCCGTAAGAATCTTATGGAAAATAAAATTGATTTTCTAGTAAATCTAAGTACTGCAAAAGAAGAAATATTATCTTCTAATCAAGAGTACACTTCTACAAATGAAGTTAGCACACAAATTCAATTTGAAATGCCATTTATCCAAACACAGCTTATGATAAGTGAATGTGCAGAATTACAATATGAAAGACTCCCACAAACAGGTGTTATTAAAGTACATGAGCAAGGAAATAATCGAAAGGATAGATATACTAGCTGTTCATATGGTTCATATTTTATAGACCAATTGGAACATGATTTATTGTCAAAACCTACAAGTGATTATTCTTATGCGCCAATATGTGCTTCACCATTAGAATATTAAAAGAAAGGACGGTGAAATATGTCAGAAAATAAAGAAGATTATGAAGTATTTATTCATTCAAAAATTGATGATACAGAAATAGTTACTTCTTCTTCAGAAATAAGTAAAGAGTGGTTACTAAATTCTATCGCAAGTTATGATGCTTCTAATCAAAAGTATTCAGCATATTTAAAAGATGGTAATTCATCGTCTGAGAAATTAACGCCTGAATATATACATGAATTAGCAGATGGTGCGCAAAGTGATTTAAAGAAGATTTTAATAATCAATAATGCGGTACGTCAAGAAATAAATGAAGATGGTATTGTTGGAAAAACAGTTGAATGTATTACTACAAATATTAATACCGATTATAAATTATCATATGATAAGGAAATATCTGGCAGGAATAAAGTAAAACAGTTAGATACTGTAAAGAATTTTATTAATCAGTTCAATGAAACAATTAATATTAGGCGATTAATTAGAAATTCTATACCAACTACTTTCACAGAAGGAACTTTTATTTGTTATTTAAGACATGAAAATAATAAATATAAAGTTGATTTCTACCCTCTTGGAGTATGTGAAATCTCGCCATATGATGTAAATGGTGATCCTGTAATATTATTCAATATTAGAGAACTTCGTTCACGTCTGCAAAAAGTATATCGAAAAAACAAAAAGAATAAAGCACTATTTTTCAAAAATATAGAAGAAGAAGTAAAAGCAAATTATCCACAAGAAGTTTATGAAGCTTTTATAAATAAAGAAGAATATGCAAAATTAGATATTAGATATACTGGTGTTATGCGTATTAATAATCTCAATAGACAATATGGATTGACACCTATATTTAGGGCTTTTAAAGACTTAAATATGTTAAGTACTTTTGATAACGCTGACCGAGTTAACAGTAAAGCAAAAGCGAAAAAGATTATACATCAGGTTCTTAGGAAAGAAGTTATGGGACAAGACTATAATAAAAAAGGATTTGATGATATGAGTTTTGCTCATGAGAATTTTATGAGCGCATGGAAACAACCAACTGTAGTTGTTACTACTCCCCCAACTGTTGAAAAAATAGTTTATATAGAACCTAAAATTGAACTTACTGATATAAATACAGTAAATAATTATCGTACTCGTGTTTTAGCAGCACTTGGTATTGGATTTTTAATGGATTCAGGTAGTCAATCTGTAAATACGGCAAGTATTTCTGTTACTCAGTTGCTCAGAACAATAAATACTATTTCTGAACAATTAGAAGATATATTACTCAAATGGTATAAACAAGTTCTTGCGGATAATGGATTATCTTATGAATACTGTCCAAAAGTTAGGGTAATAGATAGCGAAGCTCTTGATTTTGATATGAAGAAAGATTTGGCAACTACATTATATACTATTTTTGGTGGTTCTATGGAATCTTCTCTTAATCTCCTTGGTATGGACGTTAATGATGAGAAGGAAAAACGTATCAGAGAAAATGAGCAAAATTTTGATACAAAAGTATTTTATCCAAGAGCTTCAACGTATACTACTTCTTCATCGGATTCTGATGAAATTGATAATAAAGTAGATAATAAAGGTGGTAGACCTGCCAATTCAAAAAATGAAGCGAAACAAAGTTATGACAAAGAACGAGGTAAGACAAAATGATAAAAGATGTTATTATTAAATGTCCTTGTTGTAACAAAATGAATAAGGTTCAACTCTCCTTTTCTAAAGACACTGATGATGTAAAAGTTATCGGTGTCTTTAATATTAAAGAAGACGAAAATATAAAAGAACAAAAAAAATTACAAGAAGAATTATTTGAAAAACAAAATATTCTACTTGGGGAAGGAGTTACTTTGTGAATACAGAGAATATATGTCTCGCAAGTGAAGTTGTAGAAATCTCTGAAGCTAAGACGTATTTAGAGCTGACATCACGAATTTGTTATTATGATGATACTAACGCAAATGGTGTACTACTTCCTTCCGAGGGCGCAGAAGAAAAAGCGCAAACATTAATCAATATGCCAGTACAAGCTTTGTACAGAACTAATTTACTTGGCGAGCCAACTTTCAGTGGTCATGAAATGTATAAAGATGAAAATGGAGATATACAATTTGGTACTCAATCTATTGGTACACATACAGAAGTCTATATTAAAAATACTGATGTAGATGTACGTGGGGAAATAAAAAATCTTCCTTGTCTTTATGCGAAATATCGTATATGGAAAAGATATGAAAATTGTGTTTCTGCTGTTAGAAGATTGTTTTCTTTAGGAAAATTATATGGTTCATGGGAAATACTTATATCATCATATGAGTTTAAAGATGGTGTAAAAAATGTTACAGATTATGAATTTTTAGCAAATACCCTACTTGGGTATGAGTATGCGTCACCTTCATATGGAGTTGATGCAAAAGCAATTTCATTATCTAGTACAAATACCGATAGTTTATTAGTTGCAGAGGCACTATCCCAAGACATAATTAGTCATGGTTTAGATAAAAATAAGGCAAAGGAGGAAAATATTTTGCAGAATGAGAAAGAGACTCAGATAGCAGAGGAAACAGTAGAAACACCTGTTGTCGATACTCCTGTTGATAATACGGCAACAGAGAAGGATACAGAAACTTCTACTGAGACTAATACTAATTCTGAGAAATCAAATGAGACAGAAATTTCACAGCTTACAGAAGATGATTTAAGACGTAAGATTCGTGAAGCTGCTAAACAGAAATTAGGAACATGGTGTTGGATAGCTTTTAATTTCCCAATTGAAAAAGAAGTATGGATTGAAACAGATAATCGTGAATCTGAACTTGATTTAGTAAAATTTACTTACACAGTTGAGAATGATACTGTTACCCTTTCAGAGCCAGAAAATGTAAGACTTTCAGTTGGTATTTCTGAGGTAAATACAAAGATTGCTGAAATGGAATCAACCATTGCTTCAAAGGATGAGGCAATTATCAAAGCTGGCGAGGAAATTACAAATTTAAAAACTTCTATCAGTGAACTTACACCATTTAAGGAAAAATTTGAGCAGGCAGAACAGGAAAGAATTGCCAATGAGTTAAATGATAAAAAGGAAAAACTCGTATCATCAATTACAAAATCAGGACTTATCACAAAAGAAGAAATTGAAAGTTCTGAGGAGTTAAAGGGATATGTAGACAACCTTGATGATAAATCTCTTAAAGCAGTTCTTGCAGATAGATATATCGCTTCTCTTAGTGAAGTATCTACGGAAGTATCAGAAACAGAGACAAAGACTGATACAACAGAAACAGCATCTACAAATCTTAATGGTTTAGAAGATGAAGAAATTGATGTAAAGTCAATTATGAATAGCTATTTAGGCAGAAATTAAAGGAGGAAAATTTAACTATGTTAAGAGAATTACAGACAAAGACAGGTAAAGTTTATGACGCTATGAACACTGCTGCTTCTGCAATGGTAGTTGGTATGGGTGTTGTAAAAGATTATACAAAGAATGAAGTAAAATTCCCTGGTGAAGCTACTGATAAGGGTGTGTTCTTTGTAACAAAAGAAAAAAGAGCTGAAGGAATCTACGCAGGACTTGGCGAGTTTTCAGATTATGAGGATATGTTCATGAATATCAAGGCTGGTGAGGGTGTTAAGCTTGTATCACCTGAGAAGGCTGAGAGATATGCAACAGATCAGATTACAGAGGGTGCTGCTGTTGGCGATTATCTTGCAGTTGGTACAGATGGTAAGTTTGCTAAGTCTGAGACAGCTACACGTTTTGTATATCGTGGAAAGAAAAAGATTGATAGACATCAGTTAGATGTTATTGAGGTCGTAGAGTAAATCTAATTAACTAAATATATTGGCATTTTAACAGTCTATATAAGGCTGTTATTTTTATGCCTAAAAATAATTACGGAGGAAATAAAATGTTAAAGACAGAAATTGCTGAATTAATGAACAAAGATGGTCAGATGTTTGACATCGCTCAGAAAATTACATACAATAGAAATCTTTCTGCTGAGGAGAAAGAGGTATCAGATGTTTGCGATGCTTGGGTAAAAGAGATCGCAACTAATGGAAATGACAAGGATTGTGAAATCGCCTCATTCATTAGACGTACAGTAACAGATGAAGTATACAATGCGCCTGATGAATTACTTGATTCTATTTTCGATAGAGGTACAGTTGGCGAGTTTGATGACTATATGGTAGATAAGACACCAAAGAATACTATTGAAGCATATGATGCAGTTATCGGTGGTAATGTTGATAAGTCTTACATCGACTTTGAGTCACTGAAGCCAACATGGAAACATGCACAGGCTGAGTTTGAGCTTCCGTACATTGAGATGAGAAGAAATGGATTCAAGTCAGTGGCATTACTTACAAACTATGCTGTTGAGGCACTTAGAAATAAGCAGTTCTATGATATTTTCACAGCAGTAGATAATGCAATTACTGGTGGTGAGCAGGATATTAAAGAGACAGGTGCAGCTCCTACTCTTACTTCATGGGATGCTTTTAGTCTCTATCTTCTTGACAGAGATTCTTCACCAGTTGCAGTATCTCTTTCAAAGTATGCACAGGCTCTTGGTAGAATGTCTGGTGCTACACAGTATCTCTCAGAGAATATGAAGAATGACTTCAACCGTTATGGTCTTGTTAAGTTTAACGATGGAATTAATATTGCATCTATTTCTGGTGCAAAGAAGCTTGTTTCTGGTGAGAAACTTCTTCCAGACAAGAAGATTTTCGGAATTGCTGGTAAGATTGGTACTCTTGATCAGAAAGGTGATATTCGTGTATATGAGACACTGGATAACAATGAGGAGAAAGTAAGTGTTAAGCTTACAGGCTTCGAGTATGGTTATTGCATTACCGATATTGATAAACTTGCTAAGATTACAATGGCAAAATAAAACAAATATTTTTAGGAGAGGTGCTATCCTCTCCTATTTTTAAGAAAAGGATGATTGAACATGATTAAAGATATGAAAACGATTAATGTATTAAATTATAACTCAAGTACCGTTGTAATATCAACAAAACATGATAGTTATGCTATTGAACCTGCAATTGATAGTGATAATCCAACAATATTACCTCTTACTTTAGATGAGATTTTATATGCAAATGCTAATTCTATGGCTTTCAAGTCAGGCATATTGAGATTTCCAGAAGATATAGAGAAAGAAATGTATGAGGACTATTTAAGAATCCCTAATTGGGAAAGTCTACTTACTATCAAACAGATTGAAAATATCATTTTACATCCAACAATGGAAGGACTCACAAAACTTGTAAGTGTTAAAGATAGTGGTATTTTCGATAGGATTCGTGGTGTATTTATTAGGTTAAAGAATACAACTAATGACGACATCTCTCTTAGAGTAGAAAAGATAATTGAGGCTCGTGGTAATGAGTTAAGAAATGGTATTAGAAATACACAGATTGTTATAAAGGCAAGAGATGCAGTATCTAGTGTCTCTACTGATGAAGTAGATGGATTAAAGAAACAAAATGAAGTTTTACAGAATCAGTTAAATGAAATGCAGGCGATGATGGCTGAGTTTTTAGCTTCACAGAAGAAAGTAAATGAAAATGCTGTAGAGTCTGAAAAATCAGTTGTTAAAAAGAAACCTGGTAGACCTGCCAAGACAACTAAATAAAATATATGGAGGCTTATTATGACATCTTATGAACAATTATATGTACCGTTCTTTAATAGAATTGAAGAAGATGCCAATTTTTTCAGTTATTATAAAATAACTGCCGATGAAGCATTGGAAATTGCAAAGAAACGTGCAAAAAATTATCTCAATGAAGCTGTCTCTATTTTAAAAAGAAATTGCACATTAGATTTTGACCTTGAATTGGATGATGAGGTGGAAATGATAAGCGAAGATCTTACGAATGAGGAAATTAATTTACTCGCTGATTTAATGTATGAAGTATATATATCAAGAGATATTGCTACATTAAAATCAATGATTAATATTCTCAGTTCTACAGATATTAAAGCATTATATGCTCCATCAAATGAAAGAAAAACATTCATGGATATGTATAATACTTTGAAGTATAACAATGAAGTTGCAATGTCTCAATACAATAGTAGAGATAGAAAAACTGGCAAACGAAAAATGATAAATTATGCACAGTATGAAGAATAGAGGTGATAATTATGATAGATATAGATTATTACCGAAAAATTCAGAATGCATATGGCACAAAATCCTATCAAGAAGTCCAAAGGAATATTGTAAAAAATGACTTAAATAGAGATTTTACCAAACCATTAGATGCTTATACTGTTTTAATAGATGATGTAAGACAGGATTTAACTATCATAGAAACTAATGATGAATATACAAAAAAAATAAAATCACGTCCTGATGAAAGTTTCAAGATCGGACAAATTGTGTTCTGGCAGAATTCATACTGGATTATTAAAGAAGTTGATACAAATAAAAGTATTAGAACTCAAGGAACGATGACTGAATGTAATCAGATATTATATTGGCAAAATGCAGAAGGCAAAATTGTTAGTAAACATGTTTATATAGAAGATTTTACTAAATATTCAAATGGTGAATCAAGTAATAATACAGTAACATTTGGTGATAACCAATATGGCGTATATATTTCTATTGATGAAGATACCAAAAAACTAACAAGAGGAATGCGATTTGTATGTGATTTTCAGGACTCAGTATCGCCCGATGTATATGAACTAACTAATCGAAAAGTTTCGTTATATGATTATCAAGATATTGGTAAAGGTGGTTTAATATTGCTTACATTTTCATTTAATGTTTTCAATCCAAGTACTGATAAAAAAGTTCAATTGGATGATGGAAATGAAGTATGGATTTGTAATTATGTATCTAAATTTACTAATAATAATGATGATTCCGAAAATGATATACAAGCTCAAATTATTGGTGATGATTTTATACATATTAATCAAGAAAATATTTGGAACGTAACATTCAAAGATAAGAATGATGAATCTATTGATTATTTAGATTATACGTGGAATATTGAAGCAGATTTTAATTTGAATAAAGTCATTAAAAATAATAGTATTCAGCTATTAATAACTGACGATTCCTTAATAGATGAAACCTTTATTTTAAAGATTCTTGATAAAGATAATTCTGTATTGGCTGATAAAATAATCAATATTATGGAGGGATATTAATGGCACAAATATTAAAAGATATTGGAAAATGCAAATCTACAATTACTAATGCCCTTCTTAAAAATTCTGACATTATGGAATTATTACTAGGTAAAAATTATACTCTGCAACAAAAAAATCATGTAGTTTATCAACAGATATTTCCTTATCTTTATGTAGATGAAACACAGATTGAGACAAAATCATATATATGTTATGAGGTAAATATACCGAGAATACCAACGGCAACAATTAAGGATGTAACTATTTGTATATGGTGTTTTTGTCATAAAGATATTATGCAAGTATCAGGCTATACTAAAAAGGGTTATCATGGCAGCGATGATAGAGTTGATATATTAGCTGATATGGTAGAAGAAACATTACGTGATTCAGATGATTTTGGAATTGGTAAGTTGCATTTAGACTCAGTGAGTTACGTTTACCCAAATAAAATAACTTATGGTAGACAACTAATTTATACAATAGCTGATTTCAAATATGGAAAGTAGGTGTACTATTTGAAATTAAAATATTTTGAACTTATATCACCTTTTCCAATTAAAACAAATATAGGCAATATTCAATCGCCAACATTAAAAAAAATATGGGATTTAGGTTATCAAACGTATCAATCCTACTTGAACTTTTTATTGATTTCGCCAGAAATGTATTGTAATGTTATAAACCCTTCGCTTAAACAATGGTATGAAACGAGGTTACATTTAAATAATAATATTACTTTATTTGATATATGTCAGGTAGATAATAACTTAATTAAAACATTAGAAGAAATCTTTAATTTTTACTTTGTAGAAGATGTATCGTGGAATGAAGATAAAAAAATGTTTTTTATATCAGTTACAAAAGATGACGAAATTTCGTTAATCGGTGCTATTAATCAAACTACATGGAGTGATGTTATTGATATAATTCTTCAATTAAGTAATATACATATCGAAGAAGACACTGATAATATTAAAAGTAATAAAGCAAAAGCTATTATGGAAAAAATTAAAGCTGGTCGAAAGAAAATGGCAGAAAAAGATAAGTCAAGGAAAGACTTTGAACTTGATAATCTTGTATCTGTTGTGGCAAACAGACACTCAAATTTAAATATATTAAATATATGGGGACTAACAGTCAATCAATTATGGGACACTTTTACCAGATTGATGAATGATAATATATATGGTATGACCTCAAGAAGTGTTTCTGTTTGGGGTGATGAACAAAAACAGTTTAATGCAAATGATTGGATAAAAAGAATTGATAGTGAAAATTAAGACCTTTTATAAGGTCTTTTTTGTTACATAAAAACCAAAAATAATTAGGAGGAAAAACAAATGGCAAATAAGAATATGGCAAACAGAGAGGTTTGTGACCTTATTTTTGTAGATTATTCTACAAAGAAACCTTTCTTAAATTTAGACTTTGCGAATGTTACCACTACTGAGCTTACAGGTGAGAATACTTATGCGTATGGTGGTAAAGGACATCCAAAGAGAGTTTCTTTCAGTGGAGAGAAAGGTGGTACTCTTACAATTGAAACACAGATTCAGACTGTTAAGTTATGGCAGTTAGTTACTGGTGGTGAGGTATCTAAGACAGCTAAGTTTATGGGTAGAGAGGAACTTACAGTATCAGGCGATACTGCTACTACTGTTACTCTTTCTGCAATACCAGTAACAGGTTCAGTAGTTGCATTTAAGGTAGACGATGATTGCGGTACACCACTTACAACTACTGTATCAGATAAGACAGTTACTATCACAGCTGCTAAGACAGGTGATAAAGTAATTGTTTACTATATGAAGGAACTCACAGATAAGGTTGAGAGAATTAATATCAAGTCTACTACCTTCCCTAAGAACTTTATTGTTTATGGTGATACTATTATGAAGACTGAGGATGATGAGGTACTTCCATATCATCTTGTTGCATATAAGGTTGCTCCACAGTCTAATATTAGCTTATCATACTCTAATAATGGAGATCCAGCTAGTATTACAATTACATGTGATATGATGGCTGATCAGGATGATAATATCCTTGACCTGATTCTTATTGAGGAGTAATTAAATTTTGGAAGAGTGTTATTAAATTAGCACTCTTCTATTTTTTGGAGGAAATAAAAATGATACAGAAATGTAACGTTATATATCACAATAAGTTCCTCAATATTGTTGTATTTAACTTTAGTGGAAAAGAAATACAGATGACTTTAAATATTCCTGATGGAACAAAAGTTGTGTATATCAAATATGCAGATAATAAATATTTTGCTGTTTCTGAAAAGGAATATAAAGATTCACTTAAAATAACAGTAAAAGCTAAAAATGAAAAAATAGTGAAATCTGCTATTAATTCAAAATAGTAATAATATATTGTAGTTAATTTTAATCATTATACCTTTAGGGATAGCGTAACTACAATATTAGTTTGCTATCCCTATTTTTTACGCTATAAGGTGGTGATTAAGATTAACAAAATTTTTTCTTCATTAGAAGAAGTATATGAGTGCTATGGAAAAGATAATATCATTCCTATTACTCAACTATCACAAATAATATATTATACATCAAAATGGCATGTTCAGCCTAAATGGACACAAGAAAGTGAACACAATCCAGGTCATATATGTTGTTTCTTTCATAAAGGTGAAACTAAAAAATGTTATGAGGAATGGATGAAAAATAGACCAATGAAGGAGGATTAACTGATGAAGGAGTTTTTAGGAAGCTTAGATTGGATGACACTGCTCTCTGCTATTTGGACAGTAATTTTAGTTCCGATCGGGACACAGATTTATAAATATCTGAAAACAAAGAAACTTGATAAGTATGCCTTGATTCTTTATAGAGAAGTTAAAAATGCTGTCAAGTCAGTATATGAAACAGAGGTCAAAGACATAAAGGGCACTGACGCATGGACTAAGGATAAAATGAATGAAGTAAAAGAAATTGCAAAACAGAAAGCAATTCAGGCACTTAATCAGTCAGTATATAAATGTCTCAAAGAGGCTAATAGTGATTTCGAGGATTATTTAGATTCACTCATTACAACCTCATTGTATGATCTTAAACATGAAAAATAAAATATGATAAATGATTTAGAGACTTAAAGAGTCTCTTTTTTATTGTAGAAAATTAGGAAGGAGGAATCACTATGATTTCAAATTGTGGAAAGGATGAACGAGGTCGTTATTCTGGTGGAAAAGCTGGCGACCAGAGTGGTACTGAATGGTATATTCGTTCTTGGTATAATCATAATTGGAAATGTGTAATCAGATTTCCTGCGAATGTGCGTGAGCAGTTAGCTCTTAATGCAGAAAAGGCAGCTAAGAACAATTTAATTGGATATGACCAGAATGCGCGTCTCTCATATTACAATCATCTTAAAGCTAGTAACTGGGACGCAAGTAAAATTACAATAGCTTGTGAAGCTGATTGTTCAGCAGGTGTTTCAGCAAATATTATAGCGGCTGGTTATAAACTTGGAATTTCAACATTAAAGAATTTCAATAAATCCAATACTACTTCTACTCTTCGTGCAGCTTGTAAAGCAGTTGGCGCAACGATACTTACAGATTCAAAATATTTAACAAGTGATGCATATTTACTTAGAGGAGATTTAATTCTTAAGGATGGAAGTCATGTATGTACTAATATTACAAATGGTTCGAAGGCTTCTACTTCTACTCCAAAGCCATCTACTTCTACTCAGTCAAAGCCAAGTGGAAATTCACTCGTAAGATTAGGACAGCAACACGCTATTAATTTTACAGGACATACAATTGCTGTTGATGGACTTGTCGGAAAAGAAACCAACAGAATGAAAGCTAGAGTTTTACAACATGCTATCAACCTTGATTATAAAAAGGGCATCGGGGAAGATGGAATATTTGGTCGCAAGTCTAAGGCAGCTCTTGGCTCTCATTATGTTAAAAAGGGAGAAAGACAGTATATGGTAACTGCGGCTGAGATACTTATGTATCTTAATGGTATTAATCCAAATGGTGTAGAATGTCCTGGCAAATATGGTAATGGTCTTGTAAGAGCTTCAAGACAGAAGTTTGGAGATGATGGTCTTAAAATTACAGCATCTGAATTTCTTAAGTTAATATAGGAAAGGCTCAGATGGTGTAATATGAAATGGACGAAATAAAAGCATTAATGAATTTAGATTTTCCAACTGTTATCTTGGACGTGTTTATTATAATCTTAGGAGTTGATAAAATTATTTTTTTATTCGGAAAGATAAAAAAGACTTTTAGGATAAAATTTGGATTTGAAGAAGATAAAAAAACAATTGAAGACAGAATAACCACTTTAGAAAAACATGATAATTGGCAATACAAAGAAATATCTAAAATGTCAAATGGTATAGATGATATAAAATGTCAATTAACTGAAAAAGAAAGAGCTGATAAAGAGCGGACAGTTGCGACATTAAGAAATCAGTTATATGGATTACATGCTAAATTTTCTGAAAAAGGTTATGTTGACAATTCTGGATTAAAAACTTTTACGGAGTTAGGGAAAATTTACGAAGCCGCTGGGGGCGATGATATCTATCATGATAAATTAAAGCCAGAAGTAATGTCGTTACCAATTAAGGATGAACCCTAATACTTTTATTATACCATAAAATTCAGTAATTCAACTTATAAATTTCTTCCTTATTATATATGTATAGAAAAACAGATTATACACAGACTAAATACATGAAGAATGAAATAGGCAGATATAGGTATCAACAGAATATGTCAATATCAGAACTTGCGAGACGTACAGGATTGTCAGCAACTGCTATATCTAATCTTGAAAACGGATATACTTCTGACATACTACTCTCTCATGCAGTATCTTTATCTCATGCATTACATGTTGATTTGTACGATTTGTTTTGTATTAAAAGATAAGGAGAATTGATTGGTATGGAGAAAACATTTTACAACGTAATCTGTGAAGAATTTGAATTATTAGGAGGTAAAGTAATTCATATTGATAAGAACTTTGGAAATATGAATGAAGTACATAATTTCGTGATAAGTAATATATGTCAATATCCTAATGCACATTGGGAATTACGACCTATCACATTTAAAATTTAATATTAAAGGAAAGAGCAGTTTCTTCGGAGACTGCTCTTTTGTTATGTAAAGGAGTGAAATAAACGAAAACTATAAAATTAGTGATTGATAATTCAATACTTGAGGAATATGAAAAGTTTTATTTTAAGCAACATCCACGAGCAAATAAGAAACCTATAGAGAATCCATATCATCCAACTATAAACCAGTGGATGATAATGAAAAGACCTATGATGAACGCACTTAAACAACGATGGAAAAATTTCATATGTTGGTTTATTGATAATCAAGGTTATTCTAACCTACACATTGAAAAATGTGAAATGAAATTTGTTACATATTATAAAACTAATCGTAGACATGATATTGATAATGGAACTCCTAAGTTTCTCTTGGATGGACTTTCAGAGAGTGGATTTATCATTGATGATGATAGTAAACATATTACAAGACTTACTATGGAATGTTATGTTGATAAGGAAAATCCAAGAACGGAGATATATGTGCGCTATGAATAAAATTAAGAAAGCAAAATCATGACAGATGATGAGATACATGAGTATTTAATAAAACATAACTGGGTTGTTAATTCACATGAGTTTATATCAATTATGAATGAAAGCCCTCAGATAGAACGGACTGAATATAATAGCCAAAATGATATATTAACTGTTTACACTTATGATCATGTGTTTTTATGCAAATGGGTGCTAAACGAGATAAAGGAGAATTGAGCATGAACTACCCTTTTGTATGTAATTATTGCAATAATAAAGAAACTATAAGTATGCCAATTAAGGAATATGTTGTGACAGGTCACAAATGTCCTAAGTGTGGCAATGAAATGGTAAGAGAAATTAGTTCACTTGTTTGTGGAGTAGGAATAGACAAAACAGGTGGATTTTATAAACATACTACTATATAAGGAGAATTTATAATGATTAAAAAGATTACAAATTATTTACAGTACAAAAAGAGACTTAAATTATTAAAACAGATTGGTGTTGCCAAATTATCTGATTTAGTAATTAACAAGAGTGATTATATTAATGGATTTGGCAAGTTATTACTTACTTTATCACATACAGATGACGCAAAGGAGTTACAGAAATCAGTTGATGAATTTCTTACTATTTTGAAGTCAACTACTATTGCTAATAATTCATTAAAAAAGATAAATAAATGATAAGGAATATTGACGATTTAGAAAAAGTACTTTCTTCTCGTATCATACAAGCGATGAAATTAACAGAGGATAAAATTTTCAAAGTAATTTCAGAAAAGATTATAGAGTATTATAACGAGCCTGTTTTTAATAATGAACTAGATCCTACTGAACCAGTATACTATCAAAGAACAGGGCAGCTTCTTGAAGAATTAACTGCTTCTCATATAGAAAAAAATGGTAACGATTATTCATTTACTGTTGGATACCCTGATTCGTATTTATCTTTCAAATATCGTGGAGGATATGTTAGGGGACATCGTAATAATTCATATAATAAAGCTACTGGATTACAAGTATTAAAATGGATGAATGACCATAGTCACGGTGGGTTAGTTCCTGGTGAACATGATTATTGGGATGAAGCTTTATCCGAGTTAGGTAGAGAAGAAGGTATTATTGAGCTTTTCAAACAAAATTGTATAAAAGTCGGAATACCGATTATAAAATGAGGATTGTAAGTATCAAAGCTTACTCTCCTATTCTTAGACACTCCTTTAGGGGTGTTATTTTTTTAGTGAAATAAACCCAGAAAGGAGAATATGAAAATGGGAACAAATGATTTCCAGATAGGTTTAGTTGGTAAATTAGATGCGAATCAGTCTAAGCAGCAATTAAATTCAGACATTGATGCATTAAAAAAGCAATTAAATACTGTTGAAGTTCAAGCAAAATTGGGTAAAGATGTCATTACAAATCTTACTCAACAACTTAATGCGGTTCAGATAAATCTAAACAATGTCAAAGTAGATCAGACCGCAATCAACAATATGATTTCTCAGTTTAATACGGCATTTAGCAAAGTAAATATTAATCTGGGAAATATCAATACAAACGGAGCCACACAATCTGCACAGAAAACAGGTCAGCAGATAGGTAATCAGCTCGGCAATTCTATCAATCAGAGTCTACAGGCAAATCTTAATCATGTCAAACAAGATATTCAGAATATATTTTCTTCATTTTCAGTACAAAAATTAAACAACGCTGATATATTCAAGAACTTTAATCTCAATAGAGCAAAGATTGATCCGTCAGTAACAAAGGACGTACAGTCTCTAACAGCAGAAATTAACAAACTAGCTCGTGAAGCATTAAAAACTAACTCTGACAGTGCATGGGAAGGCATTACACAGAAGATAAGTAATCTTTCTGATGTACTTAATAAGTTTGGAGCTACAAGAGATTTAAGTAGCTTTAAAGAGCAGATGGACTTACTTGATTATTTTCAAGGAAAGAAAATCTTTGTAGGTGACAAAGCCGAAGCAATACAAAACACTGGAATGTCAATACGTGAGCTTAATAATCAGTTCAGAAACCTAGGTGTTACATTTACAACAGTAGAGAATGGCTCAACAAAACTCGATGAGATTTGGAGTGAGTTATTTAATATCAAGCCTAGTTTTCAAGGTATTGATTCGTTTGGCGGTCAGATAAATGCGGTTGTAAATGAACTTAAAATAGCCAAAGAAGCTATGTATGGTGATAGTAATTTAATGCCTGCTCAAAGAACAGGTGCGACTACCACATACTTAAACGCATGGCTTGAGATGTTGGAAAAGCTCTCTCAAAGGATTGAAATACTTAAGACAGAACAAGCTAATCTACAAAATCAGATGGCACAAGCATCTAATAATGCCACTAACGCTGTCGTTGCTAATCAACAGAAACAACAGCAGGCATATCAACAGACAGGCAGTGTAATTCAAGCAGTTACTTCTAATACATCAGTTATTGGTAATATGCCAAAAGAAGCAAGTGATATTGGAGACGCAAAAAATCAACTTAGTCAGTTATTGCAAAATGAAAAAGCTGTAATTGCCACAACTCAACATTTTGACAATGATGGTATGATGCGAACTTTTACACTGAATGTAAAACGTGCGACTGGTGAAGTAGAGTCTCTTAACTATGCTTTTAGACAAGTAACAGATAACAATGGAAATGTTACTGATACATATTTTGAGAACACAGGCTCACATCTTAATGATTCAGGAGCTATTGAGCAGATAGACGCTATTGAAGAAGCATTCTCTGATTATACAACAAAGATTGCTAAATTCAAGTCAACAAATGCTGAAATACTTAGTGGTCTTGATACACCATTAAAGGATTTTGAAACAAAACTTGCAGGATTGAAAACAGGCGCAACTACAGTCAATGAAGTCAAGAGTGCATTTAATTCACTTAATACGGAAGCTGCTAAAATTACACAGAATTTTAGTAAACAACTTAGTCCTATTGACCGAGCAGTATCTAAAATTGCAAATGGTTCAGAAACTATTAAGGGATTACGTGCGGAGCTTAAAGGACTTGACAATGCACCAAAGGATTTATCAAAAGAACTTAATCAGTGTGTAACAGCATTACAGAAAGTCAAGGATATTGAAGCTAATGAAGGACGTACTGAAAATTGGTCAAAGGCTTATAAACAGTGGGCAGAATCAATTGATACAGTAACATCAAAGATTAAGACTCTTAAAAAGGAACAGTCTAATGTTGCTTCTACACAAGTATTTAATACAAGTGACTTAAAAGCCAATAATATAGCTTATATGAGTAAGGTTCATAATACAATTGAAAAGCAGATGGTAGAGATAAACCGACTCGCTAATGCTAATGGTTGGTCTGATGTAAAGGTTACTGGTGTTGAAGAAGCAAGCGGTAAGATACAAAAACTCACTCTTACAGTGCGTGACGCCGAAGGTGCTTTAAAGCAATTCAACATGCAACGTGAGAAGATACAAGGAAACGGCAAGACACAAGCAGGACTTGTACAGACTGGTGATGTAAGGGTACTTGAAACTGCGGTACAGTATGCAGAAAAACTCAAATCTATTGAGAGTTCTATGGGACAGTTTGGAAACACTACTACTTCTATTACAAATCTTGAAAATTCCTTTACAAAATTAGGACTTTCTACTAATGAAGTAGATTCTAAAATGAGTGCTGTTAAAAAAGCACTTAATGAATTAAATTCTGTTAGTGATGATCAATTGGTTGAAAAAGAAAAGACATTTAATTTAGAACTAAAAAAATCTCAGAATGAGGTAGCTCAATTAAAAACACAGTTGGATCAAATATATAATCCCAATAAACAATTAAGATTATCGAATAATATCCAAGAGTGGTTACAAAAGAATACAAAAGCCGCAAGAGATGCAAAAGAACAGCTTGAAAAGTATTATCAAGAATTAAATTCTGGTGAGATACCTATTAATAGATTAAATCAAATAAGTGACGAATTTGAGAAAATCAAGATTACTCAACGTGGACTTGGTAAATTGGGAAAAAACCTTAAAGATCAAATAGCACAAGCGGTAACGAGTTTTTCTCAGTGGATTTCTATTAGTTCAGCAGTTATGTTAGGTGTGGGCAAGTTCAAAGACGCAATTAGCGAATTAAAAGAACTTGATGATATCCTAACTGAAATCAGTAAAACATCTAATTTAACGTCTTCTCAATTAAAAGAACTTGGCAATTCAGCCTTTGATTCTGCCAGTGAATACGGAAAAAGTGCATCTGATTATTTAACAGGTGTTCAAGAAATGTATCGTGCTGGTTTTGATAATGCATCAGAGATGTCGGAGTTATCAATACTTGCACAGTCTGCCGGTGATATGACTGCTGAAATGTCAAATGACTATTTGATTGCAACAAGTGCAGCATATGATTTAAAGGGAAATGTCAAAGATTTAAATGATGTACTTGATGGACAAAACTATATCACTAATAATGCAGCAGTATCAATGTCTGATATGGCATCTGCTACTTCTGAGGCAGCCTCTATTGCTTCGCAATACGGTGTAAAAATTAATGAACTATCTTCTCTCATTGCTGTTGCAACCGCAAAAACAAGAGAGTCTGGTTCTGAAACTGGTAATGCTTTAAAGTCTTTATTCATTAATTTGCAAGATACTACAAGTGATCCGATTAGAAAAGCATTTGAAGCAGTTGGAATTTCAATGACCAAAATGGTTAATGGTGCAGAGAAATTAAAAACACCAATTGAATTATTGAAAGAATTATCTAAAGCGTTTAACGAACTTCCAGAAGGAGATACTCGTAGAGCAAATATTCTTAGTGATATTGGTGGAAAATGGCACGCTAATACACTTTCCGCAATTCTGAGCGACTGGTCATCCTTCGAGAAAATGGAGTCTTTATATTCTCAAGGTTCAGGTTCAGCACTTCAAGAGGCAGAGAAATCAGCAAACAATCTTTCAGGTTCACTTGAAAAATTGAGTAACGATTGGACTTCATTCGTACAAAATATCGTAAATTCAGACGGATTAAAAACAGGAGTTAATTTATTAGATGGACTCTTAAAAGTAGTTACAAGTCTTAGTGATGGATTAAACTCACTTGGTTCATTTGGTACAATTGGAACACTTGTAGGATTAGTCCAGTCAATAACAGGTCATGGTGAAAATGTACTGCGCCCATCGTTTTAAGATTGAAAATAATGTCTTTCAATTAACGAAGCGATAGCAAAGACCTTTTGTGTTTAAAGCACAATAAATAAAATCCCGAATAATGCTGGGAAACCCTAAAGCCAACAAGCCACAATTATCAAGGAAACAAAGATAATATGGTGTTAATAGCAAAACAAATTGTTGGATGTTGTACCCATGAAAAATTGGTTAGAACAACATAGTATGTTAAGTCGTACAGTATGAATATTGAAATATATTCCTCTACTACAATGGGCGGTCAATAGGTAGGTTAAAAATAACCGAAAGCAATCGTTGGCTAAATCGTATGTTACGATAGTTGTCTTGTAGTGACGCACAAGAATGTTAACGGTTCAGAGGCTGGCAAGGGTAGGCAGATTTGTAGACTAATACTCTTCTGCTTAGATATACAGTCCCGATTTGTGAAAACAAACAAAATGCGTTAAAATTATATTATGATGACTTCTGAAAACATGTAATATAATTTTCAAAAAAATGTCGATTGTAACGAATTATGTATAATATATATTGCAATATTACTTGTCTAATGTTATGATTTTCTTATAAAACATAGGAGGTCAATCATTATGGCAAGAGGTAAAAAGAAACTTACATTAGACGAGCAGTTGACAAAAGTAACAGCAGAAATTGAAGCAACAGAAGCTACTCTTACAGAATTAAAGGCAACAAAGAAAGAGCTTGAATTGCAGATTCATCAGCAGAGACTTTCTGAGTTAGACGAGCTGATTCAGGAAAAAGGGCTGAGCTTTGATGAATTAAAAACAATGTTGAATAAAGCAGAGTAAAAGATAAAGAGTAGTCGGTGGCTACTCTTCTTTCATGTTCGTTTGTAAACATACGTTCTGAATAGTATTTCGTCGATTATTGGTATATAATGGTAATATTAAATACTAATGATTGGTGGAATGTATGTATTATGGATAAAGAAAAATTTAATTTATCTGTTTTTGTTGATGAATCTGGAAGTATAACTAAAACTGATATATCTCATAATAAATATTTTATTATTGCTGTACTATTCACAAGAAATTCAAAGAAACTAAAGACGCAATTTAGACGCGGTATTTCTGACTTAATTAAGAAAAAGAAATATGCTAATATATTATCGAAAAATGGTGAAATAAAAGGTTCTGAAGTAAGTGAAAAGAAAAAGAAACCTATATATGATTTAATTTTAAATAAATGCAATGGTGATTTTGAATTAGGCATTATAGTTTTGGATAACACATATACTACTGATAAATTTATAGAAAATCATCCAAGAACCTTTAACTATATTTTACAGTTGTTTTTTGATAATTTATATAGAACATCTAGTAAATATGCAAATGACACGCGAGATATGTATATTATTTTAGATGAACAAAATATTGCAACAGATGCTAAATATACATTAGACGAATACTTAGAGCAACATTTTACGATTT